CTTGCCTGTAATTCTGGAATACTGGGCTAGATTTACATATGTATGATCATCAAGTTTGTCTGCTCTCTTCTCTCTGGTTGTATATGATCGTAGATATTTCAGACCGTAAATGTCTTCCAGATACTTCGCTGAGACACTTTTGCCTGCTCCAGATCGTCCAACCAGAGCGATTAAAACATTACTTTTATCTCCTGTCATCTCTATAAGTCCTTTTCTAATTTCTTAATTCTTCTGTTGATTTTTGTTACGATTTTGCCGTTATCTTTGCCTCTAGCGATTAAGACGGCTTTTCTATCCTTTAATAAATTTAACTGCTCTAATTTTGTCATATACTCATTTTCTCCTTAGGCTATATTTTAGTTTTACAAGTCATCAATCCATGAACGATGTCACCACATAGAAGGCAATCGCCATTAATACAATTGTTACAATTACTACTAATCCAATTGGTATTACAATATTTGTTATCATCCAAAACGCAAATGCAAATACACCAACAGATATGAATGTTGCAAGAAACCAGACGATTGTCAGTACGATCATCGACAAGAAAAATTTTAAGATTTTCTTTATGATATTTAATCACCTACCTTATGGCATTTCATTGTAGATTTTACTCACATCATCTAATAATTCTTTCGGAAGATATCTTTCTAAAAGATCATTTGAATTATCAAGTGTTTTTCTATAGAAATCCTCTGCAATGCCACCGCCAATAGCAGCAATTGTGTCTGTGTCACATGGCAAAGATAATACATTTCTTAAGAATGATTCATAATCTTCGCTTTCCAAGAAACATCTGATTGCCACAGGCACACTATCCTGAACTGTCGCAGACCAAACATAATTCTTTCTATAATCATCAAGTGGTCGATCAACGCCATATGTATACCGACTAGATGGATAATGTTTTAATACATAGTCATATATCACATCTTTAGATCTATTATTTAATGCCATTAAAGAACAATTAGTAACAACAGATACGCCCTTGTAAGATTCTATACTGTTATGTGTTTTTTCACATGTTTTTTGTGCGATCTCAATATAGTCGTTATATTCTGCAAGCATTGTAAATGCATCTCGAAAATACATCGTAATTGGCGAAATTCTCATGGCGCACCCATTGCCAAAACTTTCGTTTACACGGTTTCCACCATCAAATAACCAGTCTTCAAACATTTCACCATATCCCGTACCAGGATATTTCTTGCCATATTCTAAGTAGAACTCCCAAGGCTCTTTATTGGTTTCATCTAACAACCACATACCTGTTGCAATACTGAGAACTGTATCATCTGTGTATTTACATTTATCTGTAAACAATTCACAGTTCTTCCAATCTAAATTGTGAGGTCTGCGGAACTCATATTGAGAACCACAAATATCTCCTAGAATCGCTCCAATCAAAGCCATTTAACCACCTCTTTCTATTTAAACATCCATTCTACGATTGTAAGAATAACTGCAATGATCCATTTTGTCTTCACTGGAACAATTAGCGGATTTGCCAAAATAAAATGTAATAACCAAATAAACAGATTTACAATTGCAAAGTTGACAGCAATTACAACCATTAATCCTAAGATTGTTCCTAAGATGGTTCCTGCATGATATTTGTCTTCAACAAATAACGAAGTTAATAATTTCTTCATCTGTTATAATCTATTCCCCTTTCAATCCCATTTCCATATACAATTCATCTACTGCGTTTCCTTTTCTCTGAAGACAACTATAAATTTTCTCATCAATCGTATGTTTACCCTGTAGAATAATATATGTACACTTATTTTTTTGCCCAATTCTATGTATTCGATCTTGGCTCTGACGATACTCTTCGTAACTGAAACTTAACGAATAGTAAATATTGTAAGTACAATTTACAAATGTCAAACCTTTACCAAGAAGTTTTGGGTGAACAAATAATTTTTGAATTTTGCCAGCTTTGAATTTCCGAATAATATCATCACGATCTTTATTCTTAGATGTAAGGGCAACGCCATTATATTTTTTAGCAAGACGTTCAATCTCATGCTGGAATTGACACCATATAATGATCGGCTTGTCTCCAATTTCTTCAAATGATTGCTCTAACACCTTATTTTTGTTTGTTTCGAAATCGTCAATATTACCTTCTTTATTGATAACAAATCCACTAACAATCTCTCGCAATTTCATAAGCTTCGCAGTAAATTCAAATTTAGACCATTCATTGATATTGTCTTTGATATTTTTAACCATATTGTTATAATGTCGTTTTTGTTCACTACCAAGATCAAACTCTTTAATTTGAAATACTTTTGGCGGTAGATCTACACAGTCTTCTTTCTTTAAGAATACAGATTTCTCTCTTAAACGATTAAAATATGCTTCTTTATTCTCTTGTGTCTGATACCACCTATGAGGATTCTGCATATCCTGCGTGAAGTAGCGAGCCTGAAATCCAAAGAAGTTATTGCCAAATATATCTGCATCAACAAATTTCATCTGAGGAAATATCTCTGAATTATGATTAGGCGTTGGTGTTCCACTTAAAACGAATCTATGAGGGATCACATCAATCAATTGCAATAATTCATTTGTAATCTGAGCACCCATGTTTTTCATTACTTGACTTTCGTCAACAATCACGCATTGAAAATCAATTGCTAAAATCTTCTTTTTCAGAATCTTAAAGCTCTCATAATTCATCACATAAACATCTGAATCAATATCTATCGCATCAAATCTCTTTTTGCTTGACGTAGCCCAACAATTTGTGATTTCTAATTCTGGATAAAATTTCTTGCAATCATCTACCCATGCAGTTTCAATAACGGATAACGGGCAAAGAATTAATGTTTTACCATAATGTTTTGCGATTTCAAGACCCATCAAGGTCTTTCCTGTACCAGTATCGGCAAAAATACCATAACTGCCTTCATTCAATGCTTTATTTACAATATCTTTTTGATATTTCCTCAGATGTGGAGAAAGTTCATAATGAACAATCTCCTTCTTTGGAATTTCAATATTGGCATCAATTAAACCATATTGCTGTAATTTAGTGATTGCAGAGTCAGGGAATTCCCATTTTCCTGCTCTAAATTTGCGTCCTTCAATCGTTCTAATATATGGAATTTTTTCTACTGGAACTTCTAAAGCTACCAACTACTCACCTACTTCTGCTTTTGCAGCATCTTTAAGTTTTTTAATTTCTGATTTCTTCATACCTAAAGCATTTAACTGTGCTTCTAATTCTTTGATTTCTGCACGAATATCTTTCTTTTTCTTTGTCAGTGCTTTCTTTTCTTCTTTGGCTGCCTTCGCTTTTGCGCTCTGTTCTTTACCAATCAGCAGCTGTTCATTAAATCGTTCTTTCATTGCATCGACAGAATCATCTGTTTCGAACATTGAATCATCCCATAAATCAAAGCGTTTTTCATTTGCTAAATCATAGAATTCTTTATTGAGTTCAATACCAATGGCATTTCTACCATTTTCAATAGCAACTTTGTTAACAGTTCCTGCACCAGCAAATGGATCTAAAATTGTGTCTCCTGGACAAGACCAAAGTTTAATACAACGCTTAACTAATTCTTCAGCGAATGGGGTTGTATGTCCGATCCCCGAATTACTAATATTCCATACACCATCTGCCCAATCAGCCCATTCTGCTAAAGTAATATCAGATGCTTTGATCAATTCACAATCGCCTGCTTTTTTATATACATAAACAAATCCAACATTGGCTGCGAGAATTGTATCTCTTGCTTTCATATTTCTATAATACAGATTTCCCTGTGCTAACATGGCTCTCTGTGCAGAATATTTTCTCCAAAATGCTTTTGTCCAAAGTGAGAAATTGTTATCTAAAAAAATCTGGTTAATAGCACCAGTTAGACTTTCCTGTCCCATTTTGTTATCTCTACCAATTGTGTAATTGTAGTCTTCAAACTGCATAATGAATTTGCCGCCTGGCTTTAAAACTCTTTCACATTCTGCAATAACAAGTCCTAACAGATAATAATACTCTTCGTAACTCTCACAATTGGATAAATCACTTGGATCGTTGCTGTAAACTCTAAGGTTGTGATATGGCGGAGATGTGATCACCATATCTACTGTTTCAGCATCCATCTTCTTTAATTCTTTTAAACAATCACCATTAATCCAGTTATTAAATAATTTCATATATAACTCCTTAATATATTTTTTATGTTTCATCAAAGATTAATTTTATCTATTCTACGATCATCCAATCTCCAGCCAACATATCTGTCTGACTTGCAAGCCAAGGAACTACATTCCCCTGTGCTGTTTTCATTGCAATATAAGCACCATATTCGACTAATCCGTCTTTGTTTACAATGCTTTTAGCAATATCTGTGCATGGCGCATAAGCTCCTGCTGGAACATAATATAAAAACATACCTTTCCCATTCCAACCTTTTCTTGCTACTTTTCTGTTATCTTTCATTGCATCAATTGCTGTTCCAAAATCCATAATAAATTCTCCTATCTTCTAAACTGTCGCACTAAACATTCTGCCACATCCATAATCCATGCATCTCTTTTGACTATTGCAGCCGAAATTTGTTCAGTTTCCCTTTTCTTTTTCTGCTGTATTCGTTCCCAATGTTTCTGTGCTTTGTCCATTCAGCTCTCCTTTATTCTTCTGTATGACATGTATTTGTTAATTTCTTATACACATCTTCATATAACTCCTGCTTATCGCCATTGTATGTATACTCTGCGTAAATACCATCACCGCTTACTGTCGTAGATGCAAGACATTTGTAATTCTGTAAGGTCTTGCAAGACCAAACTACAAATACATTACTGAGATCAATTTTCATTGCCAAATGATTTTCTTCGCAATGTTTGTTATACCAATCTACTAATTTTCTCTTACATACACTCTGAAAGTGATCCATTCCTGTAATAATCATCTTATTTTCTCCTTTGCTCTTTCTTCCAAATTTTTCTAAAAGATAATCCACTTTGTCATTGCATATTTCGGCATCAGCACCATTGCAAAAATAGTAAATATTACAATCCGTACATCTCGTTCTTATAAACTCAACCGCCTCTTGCCGATTGAAATTTGTAACGTCAATAAGTTTACCTATCATGCCATAGCACCTTATTTGCTCTCTGTAACTTTAAATGGAACAATTGATTCTGGAATATAATTAACTTCATATTTATATTTGTTAACTTTAGCCCCACCTAAATCTTCGATTACATACATACTATCTCGGTTCATGTGAATAATATGTTTCTTATATGAACCATTTGCCGTTTCAACAATAAGTTTTACTTTCTTACTACCTTCATCTTCTAAAGAAAATGCTCCGACAATTTCAAACTCTACCTTGTCTGTCCTTGTATTAATTACAGCAAATCGTCTCAAGACGTTAAAATTGTCAGCTTCTTTAGATACATTAGTAGATACTTTATCTGCCTCTGTGCATCCTGTCACGATACCACCAATACTGAGACATCCAATTGCAGCAATAATCGCCATTCGTTTTTTAATGTTTAATTTCATATATTCAATTTTCTCCTTTTAAATCTTATGGTGTTTAATTTCTTTCTGTTTTGACCAATCAATTTCTGAAGGTTCTACACCTGTCTGTTGTTTGTAAAATTCATAATCTTCTGTCCAAAACTCTGCATCTTCATCTTTAATGAAGTATCTTTCGTCAAAAACTAAATCTAGCTCATCTGGTGTAGTGAGATATTTTACTTTACAACGTCTACCATATTTGTATGTTTCTCCGTTATAACTGATTGAACACGGTTCCCAGATGCGATATTCTACATAATTGTCTTTTACAACAAACCTTTCGATTTTGCTTTCTGGGATTCCCAGTCTAACAAAACATTCGTAAATAGTTAATTTAGTCATTCGCATCACCATTCAGAATTTTGATTAATCCATCTTCATCGATGATCGGAATGCCTAACTGCTGTGCCTTTTTATTCTTACTGCTTGTAGAATTCACATCATTGTTCACAAGATAATTCGTATTCTTGGATACAGACCCTGCGACCTTGCCACCTCTTGACTCAATTTCATCCTTGATCGCATTACGATTGGCAAACTTATTTACCTTGCCAGTTACAACAAAAGTCATTCCTGTGAGATCAAAAGCAGAGTCTTTCTTACTTTCTGGCATCTCAAATTCCAGTTCTTCGGCTAATTTCTCAACCATTTCAAGGTTTTCTTTGAAATAAGCATCCATTGATAATGAGGTTGTAATACCGATACCATCAATATGCCCAAAATATTTTCTCTTTTTGATCCTTTCGATAAACACATCATATGGATTCTCATTTTTTGATAAAGAAATCTTATCAATAAGCTTGCAAATATCCTTTGCCGTTGACTTCCCGACAAGCTCAATACCAAGTGCTGTTACGAAATTAACCAGTTTGCACTTACGACTTTCCTCAATACTATTTAACAAGGAAGAAACACTTTTTGCACCAAATCCATCAAGGTTCTTCATCTCAGATTTATGCTCTGCTAAATTATAAATATCTGTATAATCTTTCAGCCATCCAAGACCAATAAATCTTTTCAGTGTTGCCTCAGATAAACCTTGAATATTCATTGCATCTCTGGAAACAAAGTTCACAAATTTGCTTAATAGCTTTGCCTTGCAGTCAGGATTCATGCATTTTAAAACTTTACTACCATTTTCGTTGATAATTTTTGCTTCGCCACCGCAGGTTGGACAAGTATCTGGAATCTTGAATGTATTACTTCTTGTTAAATTATCGTGTACTTTTGGAATTACCATGTTGCTTCGATAAACCTGAATCGTATCACCTACACCAAGTTCTAGTCCCTCAATGTAACTTACATTATGTAATGTAGCTCTTGTGGTTTCTGCACCATCAAGATCAACTGGATCAAATACTGCAACTGGATTAATCAACCCTGTACGAGATGTATTCCATTCAATATCTCTGATTGTTGTTTCGTAGAGGTCATCTTTATATTTGTAGGCGATCAACGATAAGGGGTGATGACCAGTCATTCCTAACGATTTACCATATTGATAATCGTTGTAGGAAATAATTAAACCATCAACAGGATATTTGTATTCTTCTGGCTGAAATGTTGCCATATACTCTTCAACATTATCTCGGTTAACGACCTGATGCTCTACTACGTCAAACCCTTGTTCTGCAAGATATTTAAAACTATCTGCAATGCTTGGCATTTCTGATTCAGGTGTGTCTCCAAGTTTGACTAATTCAAATACTTTGTAAGCCAACTTCCTTTCTTTTGCCACATTGGAGTCTAACTGTCTAACAGTACCTGCTGCTAAATTTCTTGCATTTTTGTATTTGCCATGTAATTTTTCATTAATCTTAGCAAAATCATCATATCCAATAACTGCTTCACCACGAATTTCAAGATAACGCTTTTCAGGGATTGACTGTGGAACATTCCGTACCATTTTCATCGTGTGAGTGACATCCTCACCGATTTCGCCATTTCCCCTTGTAATTGCTTGTTTTAAGCGTCCGTTTTCGTATCTGAGAACAATACTGAGACCGTCTTCCTTCCACGATAAAACACCAATTTTATCCGCAAGAAATTTTTTGACCTCATTGACATCCTTCGTCTTCTGAGCTGATAACATTGGGCGTGTATGCTTTACTTTAGCCAAAGAATCAATTATAAATCCTTGAACGTGGTGGATGGGTGAATTATTCAAAACAACGCCAGAATCTCTCTCAAGTCGTTCTAAAGCAGCGCATAAATCGTCAAATTCTTTATCTGAAATGAGCGGATTATCCTCTGCGTAGTACGCATATGAAGCATCATTGATTCTGTCGATCAAGACATTCATTTCTTTCACATATTCAGTTTTCATAATTTTTGGATTTTCCTTTTCTTGTTTATATTGTTTAGTTAATTATTTTAATTTGTGTTTTCTATGTCTTTCAGTAACTGCCAATTACTTCACTACATATATTTTTCTGTGCTGTTGCACATTTATTGTTTCGGAATGTGTTGATTTGAACACGTCTACATGCATTCCTTTTACTTTGCCTCCGCAATCTTCTGCCACAAAGATTGTGTCACCGTATCCCTCAATCTTAACTCTTGTTCCATAAGGGATAATGTTTTTATCAACCGCAATCGTATGATATGGTCGAGCAAATTTATGCCCTGCATGATTCCAAGCAATCTTAGATCCATATCCTTCAGAACATTCATAACATGGACAATATGCCGTGATCAAAAATGTTCCAAGTGAACTCTTTTCAAGTTCTCGCTTTCGCTTCAGCCGCTGTCGTTTAATTCGCAATCGTTTCTTTCGAAGTTTTTCTAATCGAATCTGTCTTGCTTGCTCTTCATCAGCTTTCTTACATTTCTGATAATGCTCATGAACATCTTTTAATGCAACGCTTTGGCTGATTGGATTGTCTGAAATCACATTGCCTTGCTTATTTTCTGCAACAGTTGTCTCTGTTGATAAGGTTGAAGCCTCTACCGAGGGTCGCTCCTCTGCTTTAACCGTGTGAGTCATAAAGCCCGAACACATTGCTAAAAAACTAAACGAGACAACTTTCATTAAAAATCTTTTTCTCATTTTCACATTTCCTTTCCTTAGCATATTGGTATCTTATCATACTTCTTGCACCCTGTCAATAGGTGCAAAGAATAAAGTTAATTTTTTAGGCTTAACCAAGTGCGCCTCTTATTATGATTTGTCATAATACATCTCTTAAACGCTTCTGGCTCTGCAAGGAGTGCAAATCTTTTCTTAGCTCGTGTCAACATTGTATATAACATACAGTTATCAAGCAATTTGTAATGTGTATTGTCAATAATACCGATCACAGTTTGCGCAGCTGATCCTTGAAGTTTATGCGTGGTTAATGCATATGCTAATTGCAGTTGTCCTAACTGAGCGAAAGAATATTCAATCAGCTTTTCTTCAATATTTGCATTCATAGACACCAAACATATTTCTTTTTCTTTGTCAATCTCTGTAATGTATCCAATATCACCATTGAATACATCTCGCTCGTAATCATTTGAAGTCTGTAATACCTTATCTCCTAAATAGTATTTACGATCTTTGAATTCAACAAATGGTTTGTTACTACTAGCAAATAATTCTTTCTGTACTGCTTTGTTCAATTCATCTGTGCTGTTCGTACAATTACTTCTTCGTGGAGAAATAATCACAACATTGTCAAGCCCTTCCTCTTTGACAGATTTGATATACTGCTTTACTGCCATATTGAACAATGATTCTCTATTCTTCCTGAACAAATAAAACATATCATTTAGTTCACCATGAACAATTTTTAATTGTGGGCTATCCAATGGATTAATCCCTCTGCGAATCTTTCTTGCATCCGTTAAAATACCAGATTTTTCTGCTTGTCTCATCGGTTTGGTAAGCTGTACACTATTTAAACCTTTCTTTTTCAACAGATCCGAGAAAATATTACCAAATCCAATCGGTGGCAACTGCATATAGTCACCACAAAAAATTAATCGTGTTCCTGGTCGAATTGCCAATAAAAAATTATAGAAAAGGCTCGCATTTGTCATGCTACTTTCATCCATGATTACTACATCAGCAGGTAATGGGTTATCTTGGTTATAACAAAAACTATCAATACCTTCTGCTACAAGTAACCTATGAATAGTCCGTGAGTCTAAGCCTGTTGCTTCTTTAATTCTTTGGGCTGCTTTTGCAGATAAAGCACACGCAACAATGCTATTATTTCTTTTTTGGTAGCATTTAATAATTGGTTTCAGAATTGTTGTTTTACCAGTTCCAGCTTCTCCAGAAATAAACACAACTTGGCAATTTAATGCTTTGTTAACTCCTGTAATTTGTTCTTCTGAAAACATAAACCCTTCTTCATCTTCAACTTCAGAAATCGTCTGACTAATCTCACTATCTGTTATTGGTTCGTAATCTGTTGTATTTCCAAATGAATATTTCTCCATATCTTTAATAAATTCGTAAATATCCATTTCAATTTTATAATACGATTTCAGACCAATTTTATCTCCAGATGTATATAAATAATTTGGTAATTTTTTATCTGATTCTTCATCAAACCATTCGTCAAATATAGGTAAGCATTCAGACGCTGCATTACTAATATTGCTTCTTAAATTTTTGATATACACATATGTATGTCCATCATTATCACCAACTTGATGCAAGTCGTAAGAAATAAATGCGTTTAACCGTTGATTTGAGCATCGCAATTCTGGTTTTAATTTGAGCGCAATATCATCAACTCGTTTAAAGCCCATGCCCTTTACCCTAGTTAGTATATATGGATTTTGTTCAATCTGTTTTTTTAAAACACTTGGATTAGGTTCGGATTTCAATAATCTTTCAATCGTTGGTAACGTAACCCCATATGGTTGCAACATTACAACAATATCAGAAATCACATAGTTTTTAATAATTTTATCTCTAAGCTTCTTCCAAGTTTTATCTCCTAGTCCTTTGATTTCTGAATGGTCAATCATCTCTAACTGACCATTCATTACATCTTCAACAACATTAGGATATTTCGCAATTAACTGATCTGCGATCACTGCGTTCGTCTGTGTTTTTAAAAATACCTTTTGTGCTTCAAAAGTTTTAGGAACTTCAGCAACTATAGAAAGTGGTTTATATTGGTATTCATTGTATTTCTTAGAATATGTCATATTGGCTTTAACCTTATATTTCGTTCCTAAATACAACTCCTGCATATTACCAACCAATTTGCCACATTTATTCATTTTTTTATCGGATAAGTCATCAAAATCATTATTATTATATGGTTTACATTCTGGTAAATCTTCTGCTGTACAGAATGTGTAAATCCCAAATAAAGATTCTTCATTATAATAAATCTGATATAATGGGACAATCTCAAACTCATATTCTTTTGTACTATCCACCACTTTAGGCGACAACCCCCTTCACTTTCTTAATATCTTCTAGCCATTGTTTATATGGTTTAATTTTCTTTGCGATAACCTTCTCTTCTGAATCTTTTCTGCATAACATCGCAATCTGATTTCCTTTGGTAATCATATCTTCATATTCTTTTAATTGCGAATGCCAGACGATTGCCTCAGTCAATCCAAAACTAGAATATAAATTCACATACGCAAATGTCTTTTTATTTTTGTCTTTCTTTTTATCAACTTTAGCGATCACTGCAACCACAGTACAATCATCTCCATTTTCAACATCTTGAAATTGTTTTGACATATACTTGTATGCCTGATCAAATGGGTTATCGTTGATAAAGATTTGCAATGCTTCAAATTCCCAAAAATCTTCATTCTCAAGATATTTTTGATTCTGTGCGATAAATTTCTGAAATCGTTCTTTTTCCTTATCTTTGTACAATTCATACTTTTTATCGTTATAAACTTTCAATATTGCATCTTTGTCGTAATCATATTTCTTCTCACCTATACGGTAATCTTCAGCGTCAATATCCCATTTAATAAGTAATTGTTTGTAACTCGGTGCTTTTGCAACTGGCTTGAATGTTGTTGGCTGATACATAGATTTCAAATACTGAATTAAAGTTTTACGCTTATTCTTTGTTGGAATTGCACCTGCTTTGATCAACTGAATAACCTGTGATTTACTTGGATTAATACGTTCGCAAAAGTTTTCAAATCCTATGAATTTACCATTTTTATCACGGTCTTCAAGAATTACCTTTGCAATTTTTTCTCCAATGCCACTGATAGCCGATAATCCAAACAATATATACACATCGTCAATACTGAAATTCATCATTGATTTGTTTAAGTTTGGTGGTAACACTTGAATCTTAAACGCCTTAGCATCAAGAATATATTTATTTACCATTCCTGCCTTATCTTTATTGCGATTCAATAATGCCTTAAAAAAACACAACGCATAATGTTTCTTTAAAAACGCTGTTTGTAAGCATAATACAGCGTAGGAGTACGCATGACTTTTGTTGAATAAGTATCCCCCTTTTTGGGATAATGTCTCGCTAATCTGTTTTGCAATTTCTTCGGGGTATCCATTCTCAATAATCTCGTAATAAAGCTTTTTAGATTCAGACTTTACAAGTTCAATATTCTTCTTACCAATCGCCTTACGGAATAAGTCAGCTCCTCCATAACTTCGACCACCAAATTTACGAACAATATCAAGTAATTGCTCCTGATAAATCATACATCCATACGTTTCCTTTAAGATTGGCTCCATATCTGGATGGATATATGCAATTTTCTCTGGATGATGTTTATACTCAATGAATTCTTCTAAAACATCCATTGCATCTGGTCTATACAGTGCTAATACAGCTGCCAACTCTTCCATGTTTGAGACTTGTAACCTAACCAGCAAATCCTTCATACCAGCACTTTCGACCTGGAAAACACCATTCGTCATTGCACTACGCAATAATTCATATGATCCTTTATCCATTTCAAACTTTGGATTGTTAATATTTACATCAAACTCAGTTAACCCTGCGTCAATTTCGGCTTCTTTTACAGTGTTCAATGTAGCAACACCCAAAATATCAAATTTAATAATCCCAATCTCTTCAACGATACGTTTATCTACTTGGATGACGTGTTCTCCATCAGTTCCAAGTTTCATTGCCATATAATCGCTAATATCTGTATCTACAATTCCAACACCACCTGCATGAGAAGATACTGTTTTTACTCTACCTGCAAGATGAGATGCAACGTCAAAAAGCTCTTCATATCTTGGATTCTCTGCTAAATCTCTGTTATTCCATAAAGATTCTTCAATCGTGTCATATACAAATTTTTTACTTAGTTTGTCCATCTCGTGATAATTGAACCCTAAAACCTTGCCAACATCTTTGATTGCCACAATTGGAGTAATAAAACTGAAATTGATAATCTGGCATACTCTGTTTTCGCCATACTTATCGATCAAATATTGGATAATCTCATCTCGTGTACCAACATCTGTATCTGTATCTGGCATTGAAATTCGTTCTGGATTTAAAAATCTTTCAAAAATCAGTCCATATTTGATAGGATCTAAGTCTGTAATTGTAATCGTGTAACACACCAAACTACCTGCACAACTACCTCGACCAGCACCAATTGGAATACCATTTTCTCTTGCAAAATTGATAAAATCCCAAACAATCAAGAAGTATCCATCGAATCCCATTGAATGAATAATATCTAACTCATAATCAATTCTTTCTTTTCTGAGTTTCTGCTCATCTTCTGGTAATTTATCGAATCCTCGTTTTACCCACCCTGTATCAATCAGATACTTTAAATAAGAATAATTATCTTCAAATCCTTCTGGTAATGGGAAAGATGGTAACTGAGGTGCCTGAAATGGCATGTGAATTTCATCAATTAAATCTGCAATCCTATCAGTTTCTTCAAGTCCTTTAGTTACTGCGTCTTCTCCAATTTGGTTATCCATAATTGCATGAATTTCATCGTCAGATTGTAAATAACATCCTTCATAAATTTCTGCTGCGGTTTCAGTATCGTGAGCAAGCTTTACATGCCAGTTCTGATAATACAGATCTTCTTTTCTAGCAGCGTGACTATCAGTTGTGATAATGTATGGTGTATTAGTGTCTACTGAAAGCTGTAAGATTTTCTGATTATATACCATTTGATCCTGATGTGAATGTGACTGCATTTCTAAATAAAAATGTGGAAAAATCTCTTTGTATTCACGAACATATTTAACACATTTCTGATAATCTGGCTCTCTGGCAAGTTTAGATGCTAAACAAGCACTACTCACAACCAGATCCTTAGCATATGGTTTCAACGCATTCAGATCAATTCGTGGCTTATAGTAAAATCCATGAAAATTTGAATCAGTTACCAATTGATTAATTGCTTTTCTACCATTCTCATTCTTTGCTAATACAATTAAATGGAAATATTTGCTATCCTTATTCTGTTCTGTCATATCAAAGCATTCATAAAATTCAACTCCAAAAATCAATTTAACACTTGGATATTTCTCATGAAGCTTATCATAATAGCACCAACTATACTCATTGCCATGTTCTGTGATAGCCAGGGCTTTTAGTCCTATCTCTTCTGCTCTTTGTAAGTTTTCTTCAGGTAATGCATATCCATCTAACAATGAATAATGCGAATGTGTATGTAATGAACTGCTCACTAACTTTCACCTCAATCCCAAATATCTTCGTCTAATTCTTCATCTGTTGTGATGCTCAGAACATTAATATCATCAACCGCAATTTGATATTGTCTAATTCCGTTAAAGATATTAGTCTGTGCAGTTCCTACTAATTCAAATGTAACTGTGCCTTCGTCAGAAAAATCATTCATAATCCAATCATAAATCTTATTTTTTTCATTACATCTAAACATCACGCATGGAATATCATTAATCTTGAATTGCATTGTATCCATTTTCTTACCAACAACATTAATTTCTTCCTTATTTAATGTGATATTCTCGACAGCAATCATCGGATCATCAATGCCCTGCCCGCGAATATCATCCAATTTAGACATTTCCTGTAGTAGTTCAAAATCTAATCTACAAGCATCTACAATGAAATCAACTCTATAAGTTGAATCATATTTAATATCTTTCAGCTTGTCGTTTAATTCTGTGAGTGCTCCAGAGATATTATCTGTCGAACATCCAAATGCATTGGCGTGACCTTTTGCCCATAAAAATGAATTTGTTTCGGATATCACATCTTTCAAACTATCAATCGGGCTATGGTCTACATTTCTTGCACTACCACTCATTTCTACTAATCCTGTTTCTGGATTAATATGTTTTCGTAATAACAAACATGGTCTGTTCATATCTTCAGCAATCTTAATAGCAACCAATCCTGTCAAACTGCTATCTAATGTTTCTGTAACATCAAGAATAGTAATCTTACTATCTTTATCTTTTTCTGCCTCTTTCATAATAATCGGAACCATCTTTTTCTTTTGACGATCCTGTTTGCCTTTAGCATTTTTGCATAATCGAGCGGCACGATCGTAAATATTCTCTTTGATTACTTCCGCAGGGTTGTTTTTTGTTGCTCTTTTCTTATAGTCAAATACCTCATAGTCTTCAATAAATGCTCTAAAAACTAATTCTTTATCTTTCAAAGAACCAAATCGTACCATACCATTGATAATTGGAACGATATACCACTGAACATTATGGATATTAACAATACTATGCATTGAATAATCTTGTGCCTGAATTAGTGCTTTAAAGCATTTATTCTGAATATTCTGAAGCCCTTTATCCACTAATCGACGTGTCTCAAATGATCTCATATCCATGACATCACCGATATTCGCTAATGCACATAAATCTAAATAATCATCAGCATAATTGATCCATAATTCGTCATCCATTGCTTGCAAAAATCTATAAACAACGCCTGCCCCACATAAGTCTTTGTTCTTATAGCGTGGACTGCACTGGTTATTTACAATTACAACTTCCTCTGGCATTTTAATTTCAGATTCTTCTTTTTCATGGTGATCAAGAATTACAATCTGTACGCCACGATTTACAAGTTCTGTACATTGTGCTACATCATTGGTGCCTGCATCTGGAATTATTAGAAGTTTCACGTCTTCAGGTATAGTAATATCTTCACTTAATCCATGAGCTTTTGCTTTTTTATGTAATAAGTAACAAATGTTACTCTTACCATCATAAAGTTCATTATTAATGCGATTTAAGTACATATATGCCATCGAAGCCGAGCAAAATCCGTCTACGTCCTCGTCAATTAAAATACCGATTTTATGTCCATTTTCAAGTGCAAAAATCGTTGTATTTACTGCATTTTTGATACCCTCTAAATCAGCATAATCTTGAATTACGCTATCATCGAGGTTCAAATACGTTTCATAATCATCAATCCCTCTATTTCTTAAAATTTCTGGCACAACATTAGAGGTATCATTTGTGCCACCTTCATATAATTTGTATTTTATATGTATAACCTGCCTGTTCTTATTTAAGTGTATACAAATAGTTATTTAACAATAGTTCCCATTTTTTAGGATCATCAGTAGGTGATTCTTTTTCATCAAGGATTCCTTCTTTTGAGTTATCCATGATGTATGAAATCGGAACTCCATCAATAAAACGATCGCCAAGCTTTTGAATCTCTTCTAACTCAACATCTTTGTCAAAAATAAATACTACTTCAACTCCGAGTCTTGTTAACATATCAATTTGCTGTCTTGAAACTTGCTTGCCGCCAGTTGCTACAACATTTTGATATCCATATGACCATAGCTGCATGACAGCTTTTTCTGCTTCTGCAACATATACTCTTCCAACCCTTTCTATATAAGGTAGAGTTTTATTCAATCCGTATAAGATTCTTTGTCTAGCGCATGGCTCAATATATAAATATTTCAAATCATGTTTATCTAACTCTTTCTTGAACAATCGTCCTTTAACACCTACCAAATCACCAATTTCAGAAAAAATAGGTATTGTAATTCTGTTTGTATCTTCGTCATAGCCAATATTAAATTCTTTCTGTGTTAAATAAGTAATATGATCTTCATAAAACAGATCATTAACATAGTCCTTATAATAAGAAAGAATTCGTTTTGAAATTGGTTTGACTGGTTTATCTTCTTCGGTTTCTATATTTTCTTTCATATCATGAATCAATTGAGTGATCTGCAAACTTTCTGGCAGTTGCTCATTAAAATCATGATAATAATCTATGCCGATCAAATTGGCTAGATATTTTAAACCGTCTGGGAAAGACAGACTTTTTGTAAAGCATACCAAGTCAATTAAATCTGTCTGTCTTTCTTTTGCTGTCATTTTTCTTGTATAATTTGTGCAATTTAGGTTTTCGTTGTTATATGTAATAACTGCGGATTCATTATCCCCATCTTTATTTGCACAGCTCCAATATCCAGACGAATGATATTTAATATGATGACAGCCTATATCTTTCAGAATATTTTCTACATAATTATTGTCGTATATATATTCTTTTAGCTGTGCTACATCCATAACCTACGCTCCGTTTTTCTCTCGTTTTATGACATATCCTATTTCGTCCCAAGTATTTAAATCCAAATTGATTTCAAAAATTGGAATAACATTTTTGTTACCGCCTCGGTTTTTATCAACCTTAATACAGAAATATGTCTTGTCCTTTTTTAGATCGTGCGCCTGTGGCTCTCCCCAATCACTAATTGATATATACTGATATTTGTAATATTCGTCAGGATGTAATCTTTTACCAAGCATTAAGATATCAGCAACGTGCTTAATCTGTTTTGCATTGGCAATATTATTACTACTTAGTTGGAATATATCTGTATACACTGTGTCATCTGTTAACTGGAATACAGAAAAACAAAACATATGGATCTCTTTCATAAGCTCTTTAATTTTTGTGGCTGTCTGTTTCACCGTTTGCCAATCATCAATACGATAACCTTTTAACGTGTCATAACCACAATATTTCACATCATATAACATACGATGTTTTCTAAATTCAAACTCTAATGCCGAATCTGAGTAATCAGAGCCAACATCTTTGAAATATAATTTTCCTTGACGTTTCTGATCTACCCATTTTGCAACTTGCATAACTTTTTGAAACTCATCTGACGTCGTAGCTACTCTATGTCTGTACTCCTCTTCTGTTTCAATAAAGTCGCCATTTTCATTTGTTTTTCTTTCAATCACATTGCCATTGTTGTCTCTGTAAATACCAAGAACTATTTCTTCTTCTGGCTTTTCAATATCAACCCCATGAAGCTCTTTAAAACATTTGTTGTTGATCACTGTAACGACTAAGCAATTTCGCAAATCGTCTTCATCCATTTCGTTACTGAGTAATAAAAATTTCTCATCCATTGCCAATACGATATATGCGATCAACAACATCATATTTCTTGATTTTCCTTCATTACTTAAGAATCCATTAAAAATTACCTTTCCAAGTCGACACCCTCTGAACATCTTATTGAGAATCCCCCAAGGTAACGGAATCCCTAAATCTGGTTTTGATAAAAATGATTCAACCTGTGATTCAACACCACTATTCAATAAGACAGAATCTTCGCCTGCGCTAATAACAGTATTAATTTTGTCTGCCTGAGATCGAATCACTCTATAAATATCTTTTGCTTCCCATTTTTCAAATAACCTATGGTTTAAAATTCGTTGAACAGGATATCCATTTCTGTCATACTCTCTTACAAGAGAATATTTCTTAACGAGATTATAATATTTTTTAAAATCATCACAATCTGCAACCTGCATCCATGATGAAATCGTCTTCCACCCTTTGTATCTTTTGTATGTCCTAAGTCTTTCATCTGATTGACTCATGAACATATTTACCTTATCCTCCTCAATCGTCTGAGTAAATGTTTTATACATAATCTCAAACATATCATAGAAGAATTTACATGCCTCATCGCTGAAATCATACTGACTTCTCATATATCCACCATAAGAAACATATAAATCTGGCTGTTTATACAAAGCACCGATAAACATCATTTCACTCTGAATGTTAGTTACACTTTTACGTTCTACTGCTTCTTCTGTCAATCAAGTCCCTCACCAAAAATATCACTTAAAATGTCGTCCATGTTATCGTCTTGTGTGGCTGTTACTACAGTTTTCTGAGTTGTGATATTATTTGTTTCAACAAAAGATTTTGCAAATTTTTCATTATTCTTTTTGTCTACTTCATTTAATTTCTGTTTCTCTTTCCATCGTAAATAACTATCATACTTTCCTACTAAAACTGCCAAATCATAATTAACCTGGTGCGTTGGATTATCTTTATCCATCGTTCCTTTTTGTATCAAAAATGTTCGATTTTTCTTAAGATATTTCATTTGACGCTTCCACATATCTAAAAGATCACTTGGTGGAATTGGTTTCGCCAGACCACGATATGTACCTTTATAAATACTTTTCAATTTTGTAAAAACATATGCTGGTACAGAACCAATGTAGTTATAATTATCAAGAATAAACCGATATACTTTGTCTTCTAACAATCTTGGTTCAAGTAACACTCGTGCTTTCTGATTATATTCATCAATCTTAGACAATGCAGATAACCATTTGTCATGTTTAGTATTTTTGGATAATAATTTTGCTTTACACATTTTGCGGAAACATTCTTTGTGATAATAACTATTGTCATATTTAACAATCTCTTGCACTTTATCTAAATCAAGTTCAATTACTTCTTTACAATAAGCGCATTTTACTGTTAAAACATCTGCCATGCTACAGTTACTCCTCGTCCAATATCAAAGGATTAGGTAGCCAAAATGGCTACCACATAAACCCTTTTGTAATTTCACCTTATCCTTCCTGATCTTCTTTGATTTTTTTCACTAAGATTTCTTCAATCTTCTTTAGCTGATCAAGATCATTAAGACGACTAAAGGCGGTAGGTAATCCTTCTTTGGCGAGCTTATCTTTCATTTCCTGTCGTTTTGGAGGAGCTAATTTTTTGATTCTGTCAGAAATTCGTTTTTTTACATCCTGAACAGAATCTTTTTTACTAGATGATTCACTGGATGACGCACCAGATTCTTCTTTTTCTGCTTCCTCTTCGGAAACTGGCTTACCTGCTTCTCCAAGAATTTCTCTCTTATAGATTTTCTGTTCAACATCTACTGCTTTTGTAAGAGCATTACCAAGTGTAAACTCTTTGTTTCCAACAGAATTATCAATAACTTTCTGCCAAGCTAACATCTGTGGATCTTCTACAATCTCATTCTTTTTATATGTATGCGTTCTATCTTTTACAATCTGAGCACAAACCATGTCAGTTTCATTATCAACGAATGTACGAATTACTGTTTTTGCGTTATAATCCATACCTTTAAATCCATCAATAATCTTACGACCTGTCGTAACAGTTTCTCTTTTACCGTCAATCATCTTAGATTCTGTTTCATCTTTTTCTCTTGCTGTTACAACACAATGTGCTCCAGAAGCTAATAAATCAAGGATTAAATCCTGACCTTTAAAGTTTACAGTCTGGTAATCTTTTAATTCCATACCTGCACCTTCAATCTTGACAAGTCTGGCTTCACCTGTCATATTTGCAGCATCCGCTTTTACACGATTTCTTTTCTTAGAGAACTCAATCAATCCCTGTTTTGTAGTCAGATTTAAGATTGTTGATCCATCCACAACAATTGCGTCAGCTCTAAATGGAAGACCATCTGCGTCTAAAACTACATCATCAGTTTCTTCTCCATCGTCATCAAGCTCGTAGAAGTCACCGTTTGTTTTAACTGTATCAATATAATGTCTTACTTCTCCTAAGCTCTGAGTGTAAACAATGTAAATGTTTTCGAGATTTACACCATTTTCCTCTAATTCTGGTAAATAATCATCAATACTTCCTGATTCAGAGTCTAGGTATAAGACTCTGAAAGGCTTCCCATCTGGGCGTTTAAAATACGCTAACTGCATTGCCAGTGTACTTTTACCAGTAAAAGGTTCTCCATAAATAATAGTCATCAATTTACTCTGTGTTTTTGCTGCTTTTCTTGCTTTTGCCAAATGTAAAACTCCTTTATGTATATATTGTTTTGTTATTTATTTGTGAAATGATTTAGAATTGTTCTTACCAAACATCGCCTTCAGTATCATCTGAAGAATCATCAAAACCAGATCCCCATTCATCATCTGTAGAAGAGCTACTTGTCTGTTCGTCATCAGACTCACCGAAATCACTTCTTGCTGCTTCTGCCTTTTTAATAGCTTCAATCGCTGCATCAATTGCTTCTCTGGTGTATGTTTCTGAATCAATACTATCTTTGCTTGCGCCAGTGATAATAAGTTCTTTTCTTGCAGAATCTACGACTCTCTTTGTAGGATCTGCTTCTCCCCATCCATCATCTTCTACTTCAACTTCTTCTGTCTGAATTTCTGTCTTAATATGTCCCCAAACTTCGATAGATGAATATGGCTTAACATTCTTCTTAAAAGTTTTTGCTAATTTCTTATTTGTCATATAGAATTCAGCATCATCAACAGATGAATAACCAATAATCTTTCCATAAACGATAAAACGTCCTGTTGGCACATCATCTTCTTTTTCCTGTTCAATATTTGTAAAAACCATTGTCTGTTTAAAATCAGATCTTACCTTATGCTCCTCATTATCAAGATCAATTTCTTTACTTGTTAAACTAATTTGTGTTGGAGACATTCTTGACCACTGGCGTTTAGTTCCGTTTTCCCCAGTAAAACTTCCATATTCAATATCTCCTTTAATGAATACACTCTGGTTATCTGCCATGTGTTCTGAAGCATATTTTGTTAAATCAAATGGATCTAATACCAGTTTTTTGTTAACGACCTGTCCTTTATCATTAGTCTCTTTCTCAAGACCAACCCTTGAACCAATCAATGACCAATCATCTCCAAGCCCAAGCTCCTTAACAGATTTAAAACGGTCAGCCCAAGGAATATCCTTAGTTTTGTATGTAGTTTTTTTACCGTTCTTTTCTCTTTTAAGGAAATAAACTTTTGGTTTTTCAAATGCCTGGATTTTACATCTAACTTTTACGTCAGGTTCTACTTTAACTCCGAAAGATAACGTTCGTTTACCTTTGCCTTTCTGCGTTTTACCTTCCTTATAAAAGTCGTCTTTTGCACAATCAGTGATTAATCCTTCTAACTGAAATGTACCTTTAGTTTCTGGTAAGTTGAAAAGTCTTTTAGATTTTGTGTTTTCTGCCAAATAAATTTACCTCTTTCTGTTATTAAATTTGTTTAGTTAGTTTTTAGTTTGTAAATAAGTCATCAATTTATATCCACTGTCAACTCTGCCAAAGTCAACAGGAACAAAAAATAATTTTATCTGATCGGCTTATATTGTTATAATCGTTCTATTACGTTTATAACAAATGCGTCAAAAAAAATAATAAAAGCAAAAAGCTTTTTTGAAATTATAAGGATGGGATTAATTTATTTTTAATTTTTTTCAATTGATATTGAATTGCTTGATATGTAACACCAAGGGTATTTCCTATTTCTTCGTTCGTATACCCTTTTGCCTTTAAATTAATAATTAACCTGTCCTTATTATTTAGTATTCGCATTTGCTCATCAAAACACAAAAAGAAAATTAATTTTTTTTCATTATTTTTTTTATCAGCTAGCAAAAAAGAATATTCTTTTTCGTCTTCATCTAAATCATTCATTAACTGATTGTACGATAAGGTAAGTCGTTCATCTCTTTTATCTGCAAATCTCCATCGAGTATATGCTATAATTTCTTTTTGCATACATTTATATGCATATGTAGAGAATGATTTAGCTTTGGATTCATCATAATCAATTGCTGCCTTACACAACCCAATAGCAGCGAATCCATAATAGTCATCAAAATCTTGTCTGCGGATACCGCATTTTGTCATAGCAGAGTAAATCAAATTATGATTTTGTTCTACCAATTTTCTCTGTTCGTCATTTAATTTCAACGACATTTTCTCCTTTATTTACTTGTGTTTATGTGTTAATCATGAACAAATGGTTCCCATTCTCTGGGTGGAGCATTTAGCTTCCAATATTTCGGTAATGAAACTCTTACCCTGCAACCTCTAACTACATTATAAAAATCACAATTTAAGCAATTCTCATAATCGACACTTCTACTTCCCATATCATGAACTCTGTTTGCCTTACAGATATTTTGAACTACGCTTAAAGCATCATATATCTCATCAGGTGTATACTCTTTATAATTTTTCTCGCTCACAATATCACCTCCTACTTCTTGAATGCTCGCCATATAGTATCTGGATCATCATCAATTTCCCAATTACAAGGGTCAAGGTCTCTAGGTGTACAAGTCGGGGCTTCGCCCATCATCGTGCATAAAGGACAGGCTTTACAATCTTCGTCTGCTCCATCAAGATGGTATTCGCACGTATCCTGAATCACATGCAGTGCATTTAAAATTTCTTTTGGCGTATGTAATTTACTTTTCTTTTCTTTCTCCATTATATTTCTCCTTAATTGTATCAATTGCAAACTGCAACGCCTCATCTTGAATTGTTGTATAATCATTTATGGAAATCATATCATTTAATACATGGATGTACTGTGCCGCATTGGTTTTAGTAGATAGTAGCTTTTCGGAATCTCGATTCTCTATATCATTCACAGTCAATGTATCGCACGCATTAAGACACGAATCCACCAATTCGTTCCATAACGACAAAACAAAATATCTCGCTGCAATCGGATGACGTTTTAGTTCATCAACTAGCGGTTTCGTCAGTTGAAACGTATCAAGAAAACTACATATATTATAATATTTTCGAAGTATATGATCTTGCTTATTTGATGATTCAACCTCGCCTATTGAAAGTGCTAAACTATTTCTTAATTCTTCTAACTGCCCGTATGTAAATACTTTATTATTTTCTTTTTTCACTCTGTCTTTCCCATTCCTTTCTCCAATAATCATCTTCTTTGATATTGCCAAGTTTCACATATTGATCTGGTTTAATTTCTCCTAAATCAATCATATCAGAACCATAAACAGATAACATCTGCCACGCCAAATCTTCATCATTATAAATAATCAAATATACGTCTTCGTCATCATCAACCAATTGTACAACATCATATTCGAATTCATTTTCTCTGCCAGTTGATTGACAAATGGTATCTTCTTTTACTTGACACCCATACATACCACTATGGTCTGCTGGTTCACATCTTGGGAATAATAACCATCCTTTACCGATGTATGTCCCAGTAATCCACTTATTAGTATCATAATTCTGTGCCTTGCAGTATATACCACAATTTTGATAGGTTTGATTCATTGCTAAATTCCCCTTTCGCTCTTTTGTAATCCGATATACTCTGTCCATAGCTTCCATGTTATGATCATGTACCTCTGGAATAAAAATTTCCCTTCCACAAATCTTACAAATACCATATGTCTCTGCAAACGAAATTCTTTCACCTATCATTGGAACAATTGTAAACCTTGTTTCAAGTTCATAATCAACTAGCTTTCGACAATATGCGCACAAAAGTTTCTTCTCCATCTACATTACTCTCCTAACTCAATCCCACAAATTTCTTTCGCCAGTTCTCTTACCGCAACACGTTCTTCACAAACACAATATCCATCATCTTCATCAATTGTAAGATCATTATTGTACATGAATTTTAGTAACTCTTCTAAGGTATGAATATCTTTTTTGACTTCATTTACCTTGGCATAAAACTCTCGTTTTAGAACCGCTTTTATTTCTGATTCAGTGCGATATATCTCTTCTAAAAGAACCATATATAAACCATGCGTTATACTGTCTTGTATCATTACATATATTAGATCGCCAAGACATTTAATCTCCGTAATGATTCCAGACTTAACAGTATATGGTTCATCGTACCAAGCAAAATACACTTCGTTTCCAACTTTGAAATCGCCCATCTTTATCACCTCTTTCTAACACCAAGCCCACAAAATTACTCCAATTAAGCATGATACATGGAACATAACCCATAAGAAAAATATCCTACATTCAGTTAAATCCCAATTATATGAATCATCACAACCAGTAATTATGAACCAAACCCAAGCAGCTACATACAACAATACGCACACAGCAATTGAAAATATTCTGATTGTTAATTTAACATTATCTATCATTGCATCCTACTATTCATTGACTTCAACTGGCTCTAATGTGTCTTTATTTTTAACAAAATCCAACATGACTTCTTCTTGTATATCTTCATATAATTTGTCATAGTATGTTTTCTTTAATTTAAAAAATGCTACTTTCAAATCTTCACAATAAAACCTACCTCTTTGCCCATTTTTAATTTGCCGATAAGGATTTTCAGGGTGCTCATACACAACAGAAATTGTTCCATCTCCATCATATGTAGTCTCCATCGAAATACTACCATTCTTAAGAGCATGATACATAACCTGATTATCTTCAATAAACCCATATGGATGCCACTCATAATCATCAGGAATAACAGTTGGTTCAATAACATCAAAATATTTCTCTAATTCATCTCCAGACATCACACCAAGATGCACTCCATTCGCACCAAATCTAAAATTGATAACATTTTCATCTGTATCAATCTTAACAATCTCGCATACCTCGCCAAGATTATCGAAGCATCCCATTGGTTTCTTTAATTTAATCTTATGGTCTGTTGTCAATTCATTAATATTAATCATACTGCCACCTTACCTTTCTTGCTAAAATGTTCATTCCATGCATCGACCGCTTCTTGCTGATCAGCGGTTAGAGGATCATTGAATCTTTGCAGTGCTTGTACGATTCGTCCATTTTGTATTTCAATCGTCACTAACGATTTTTCTGGTTCTTTTACTCTTCTCAAGAACATAATATGGCATTCGCCATCAATGACTCGATCTATGTAACTTGCCACACAATTATTCTGCTGTACCGCTTCGTCTTTAATGTCTTGAGTGGAGTCTGGATAAAAGAATCTCAGTCCTTTATATGTAAATTCGTATTCTTTATTAATACGGCTCTTAAAGACTTCTTCCGAAAATTCTTTTTGTAATCTTTTGTAATTTCTTGTGACAATATCCATTGTTGTTTTGAAATGTCTTGGATATCTATCAAATTTATGACTGATTGCGTCCATCATACGGGCATAATCACGCAATTCTCTGAGCAACCAATTTATAGCAACAATTGCTTCAAACGTCATTATCTTATCCATATAAACAAATACATCTGCGAGATTATATCCATAATCCTTATTTAAAGACGTTAATATTTCCATATAATAATCTGTGCTACGATTAGCAAAAAAGAACATTAAGTCGGATTGAGTCACTGTCATATATTGTGTTTGAAGAATTGTTTGAACATAATCTGGATATTTTTTGTAAAAATCAACAAACTTGTTATTTAATAAGCGGTTCATCTTCACACCAATACAATAATTTCTTAACCATTTTGGTACTTCATTAATTGAATATCTGAAATCTTCTGCAATTTGTTTGTGCGTAAACCCTATAGCGAAGAACTGCTCACATACTGAATATTGACTTGCATATTCAAACAAAGTTCCCAAATTATAATCAATGAAGCCACATGTAGTTCTTCCCATTTCACAATTTCTTCGCCAATTTACATATTTTAGAAACTCTGCATAATGTGGATCGGACACAAACAATTTATCCAATTCATCAGCTGAATGTCCAGACAGAATATTATTTAAAGCTTTCACTTTCTTACCACTTTTGCCATAACAATCACCATTTGATAAATCATATTTGCAAGTTTTACCATCATCCAGATGGAAAATAATAAACTTGCCTTGTTTTTCTGCTGTGATAGTGCTTCAACTCCTTTCATTTTGCCTCAAATTCCTATTTTATATCATTGCATTTACACCCATGCTCGAATACTACAATGACCCATCTTAAGATAAAAATCATATATATATGTACATAATTTTTTCTCATCGTCAAATATCTTGTCAGACATTTGCACCCACCAAGCATGTAATCTTTTCTTTTCTGTATTCAAAACCAGTACAGGAATATGACGTTCATATGCAATTGCAATCTCCATAGATGTACCAATGCTTTTCGGATCATTCGCATTTACTACAACAAGATCACTATTTCTAACAAAATTTGTATCAAATCTCATTACTTCTTTTTCTGTATCATGCAACTCTGTTTGAAAATTGTAATAATCAACAGGGTTAATAATATTAACTTCTTTCATATTAACATTAAGAATCCTACGCATAGCAATAATTTGATTGCAAATTCTTTCTCTCCAAGCATTCTGCTCTTCAAACGATAAATCCTGCATACCGCCTGCTAAATAAATCTGAAATACATTACTCACTGTTTCATTTCTCCTTTCACAACATAGGACTCAATCAATCCTTTTCTTAGTCGATCATTCATATCCTGAATCGCTTCCTCAATTGTCTTAAATTTACATGAACAAATATGCTCTTTGGTCAAATTAACAAATGAATATGTGCCATCTGACTTGTTCCTAAAAATAACAACCACTGATTCTTCTCCATCTGGTTTCTTAACAATAAATCTGAGCGCACCTTTTTGTGTTTCCTTTTTATTTTCAAGTAAAATAGTATAATTGATTTTTAACCAGCTACCATATGCCCATACTTGTTTAATTTTTTCTTCAGCATTTTGAAGTACACAATGTCTATAATCAATACTCTCGATATTATAGACAAGTGATTCAATGGCTTCTTTATCATTTTTTATTGTAATTTGACCATGCGTTCCATTTCTTCCATCTGCAATCGCATCAATAAATTCTTCTACAGTATATTCTTTATCAAGCACAACATCATATTTAGTATATTTATCGTTATCAGAACGTGGGCGTTTTATTAATTTAAACATCCCTATCACCTACTTTCTTATCAAATGTTTCTTGCAAATTTAACCAGAACTGCCCATCATCAGCAAACCCATAATGGTCTGCCATTGTTTTCGCAAATTCTTTTGTAACACTTTGTGATCCGTCAATCAACCCTTGAACATAATCAACATCCATGCCAATTTTACTCGCAAGCTGATAAGGAGTCATCCTGCAAGATTCAACAAATTCTTCTAAGCATTCGCCAGGATGAAAAGCAATTTCGTCTCCAATCTTTACATACATTTTTACACCATTCCTCTCACAATTCGTTCATTTGTTGTCATCAAGAAGTTATTGATACGATCCCAGTCTGGTTCGTCTGGCAAATCAGTATTCATATAATCATAATCAAATTGATAAAGTAATCCTTCAATAAAAACATCGTATGACTGATTTGGGAAATATTCTGTATGCTCATTGTGTTTGCTAAATCTATATGTTTTATGCGTACTATTATACCCTTCTTTGATCTTTACAAGATCTTTTCCTATGTCGTCCATAGACCCAAACATTGTTCCGTTATGTAATAATTCAATGCCCTGCAACAATAATCGAACTGCATGCATCATTGATTTATTAGCGTATCGTTCTGCCTTTTGCTTTTCTTTCTCTGAATCTTTATTTTTATAATACTTAAAACTCGTTCGAGTCAGACAATCGCATATATATCCTTTATATGCATGATAAACTCTCTTAGATAAGAACATGTCTCTATTTTTGATCAACTCCATACCAATATCGGATACATACAAATAGCGGTCTGGCGCAAAGTATAGCAACTCTAAAAATGTAGGATTGCCCTTGGCAAGCATATTAATCATCTTAATATGCGAATGTAACACGGTATCAATGTCTTTATGATTATCGGTCTTCTCAAGATTGTTCTGGTTATTATTCAACAAAATCTCTCTTTTATCACTAAGAAAAACACCACGTAAATCAATGTCAGAATCCTCTGTGTTTGTTCCGTAGGCATAACTTCCACCTAACGTGAGAAAAGCGATTTTGTGCGGATAATCTCGCAAAAAGTCATACTCTGTAGACGAGTTTATGTAATTCTTTACTTCTTCAATTGTCATGGTCTCACCTCTTTTATCCACATAATGCTTTCTTAAACTGTACAATATTTTGACTAACCCACTGATGAGTGATTCCAAGCTGACTTGCAATTTGTCTTTGTGTTAAACCTTTCTGCTTTAACGTGATAATCTTTTTATTTCTCGGTGCCAATTTATCAAACTCATTTTGAAAATGTACCTTTGTAAGCACCTCATCTTCTACGTTATCCCCACTCATCAGTGTTGTTCCGATTGTAATATCATCTTCTGGTTCATATCCTGCCAATGGCGTATCTAACGATTCAGCATTCCTATTCATTTTTTCTGTTGGTCTGTGCCATTTTGTATAATATTGATTCACTTCTGAACGTAATACCCAGAAGAGATATGTACCAAAAGTTCCTTTAGACTCGTCCCATTTTAATGCTGCTTTACAAATTGCCATACGACCAAGATCCATATATGTATCAAAATCTGTAAACTTTGTAAAATATTTTTCATGTAAATGCCAAATTAAAGAATAATTATCTTCAATCAGCTTTCGCTGTTCATCATTTAATTTCTTCACATTTTTTATCCTCCTGTTCTTTAATGAATTTTTGTACTTCCTCTACATAGCTTAATTCAAAATATCTTTCAATATACCCGCCCATTGGAACTCCAGTATATTTAAAATTAGGAATAGTTTCTTTTAGTTGACCACAAACCTCGGATCTAAATGTGTTTGTATATTTTTTCAAATCATTCATGGAATATGTTTGTTTAAAATATGGCATATCAAGAGTGTTAAATAGTCTCCATAAAAAACTACTATTTCTATACTTTGTTAACTTACTGTCACGCAATACATCCATAAAATCTCTCATAAATCGGATTATCTTATCAACATCTTTTGATGCTAATTCAAATACTAAATTTTTTGATTCATCATAATATGTATAATCATCATATTTCGTATTTGAATAAATCTTGTATACCTCCTTTTCGCCTGATAGATTTGCTGATATATTATTAACACTCAAAACTTTGCCATTTTTCATAACTATTTCATTGCTACACAATATCGCAGGAGATGTTATAGAGAATTTATCCAATAAAACATATTGTGGGTTATGATTGAAATAGGGATTATGATTGTCAAAATTACCAAACATATCTGACAGCTCAATCCAATCTTTATTTTTCAATGAATCAATTTCCGTCCATTCATCTCCAAGACAAATACCACGAACTGTTTTTAAAACTCTTTTACCATAAATTTCAACATCGGCTTCCCAATCTGGATCTCTGTGTTTACTAAAAGCAAGTTCAATTTCTCTTGTATTTTTCCTTGACATACATCACACTCCTAACACATATTTATCACTTCTGAACCCAGCTGCATTTGGATGACCGCCACCACCATATTTCACAGCAAGCTCATACACATTTACTTTATCCTGTTCTGCGGATCGTAGCTGGTATTCCCACATACTTCCATTGAATGAAAAACCGATGAACATATCGTATTTAGAAGCGTCAATAGATTCGAAGAAATCAGAATTGATTAATGCTCGATTGATTGCATAGACTTTATGCCCTTCAAATATGGTTTCAAAACCATATGCTCTAAGATATTGTTCTGCATTTGCTGCTAAATACTCAATAATTGATAAGCCATCTGCTATCATATCACCAATAATTTTTGCTGCTTCATAAATTCCTTGATCTTTATTTAACGTGTTTAGCAAAGGACTTAACGCATCAAAATCATACGATTCAAATGCATAGTGAAATGCTTTTACGAATTGTTTTGACGTTTCACCAAAATAAAATGTATCCCACATGGCTGTATATTCTACCAGTTTTGGATAATCTGCTTTATATTTATATATATTGAGTAATCTTTTTACATTTTTCTCATCCGTCCTCTCAATTTGCTCCCAATTTTCATCACACATATATTTAAAATATAACCATGTCAAATTCGCTCCTGAAATACCCGCTCCAGTAATTCTGATTCCTTTTACATCACACTTGAAATCTTTATACGCTTCAATCGTAGACTGATGATGGTCGATCCAAAATACATTCTTTGTAATACTGAGCAACTGCCACATCTCTTCTGGCTCAATACTGTAGTCTACAATAAACACAAATTCATCCTGCTCAATGTCATGAAACGGGAATTTCATACCGTAATTAATTTTTCGAAAGTCCTCTGGTTCAAATGCCAAGCCTCGCTGTTCGCAAGCTTTTCTGACGTAGAATCCAGACACGATTCCGTCTTGATCCACATGATAAAAACATTTCATTCTTTAGTCCTCCTTCTCATTTCTCTGTTTATATACAAACATCTACTAATCTATCTTTTTGAAAAGATATAATCCAATTGATTTTTAATATCATTCAAAGACAAAATTTCTTTCTTATATCGTTTAAATTGAATGTCATGCAGTATCTTTTCATATTCTCTCTCTTTCTTATAGTGATCCAAGATCAACTCTTTAAGACGAATAGAATATTTCATATGATATCTGTTTTGAAAAATCATTCCCCTCAAAATATTTAGATCAATATGTGGATTTTCTTCTAATACAATATCTAATGTATTGCTTTCCTTTGCCTTTATATAAAGCTCATCATACCATACGTTTCTTTTTATGTCGTACACTAAAGAATCTAAGTTGAAAAATACAGTAAAAGGTAAATTCTTTAGATAATCTTCTTCAGAACAGTTAATGATATTCTCTCTATATGCCCATGTTTGCTCTATTCTCCATACATCAACAACAATGTCATGGTAGGTAATTTTATATCCATCAAAAAAGTTCTTTCTGGCATGATATTTTTTACAAACTGCATCAAACTTATCTGTTTCTTTTGTATCAATCACAACGTCAATATCTTTTGCATCTTTAATGTTGCCTGTTTCTAAAAATTCTCTTGGGGCTCCGCCTATCAAGTAAAGATCCCCTGTATTATACAGTTCCATAAATAATTGTTGTGCTGATTTATAATGATTTAGACAGTTTTCAATACTGTTGTTTTCATAGCCCTTCTTAGTTTTTATTCTTTTTCCTCCTTTACAAGCTTAACTTTATAACCAAGTTCCTTTTCAATTTCTTCAATCGTCATTTCTTTTGGCGGAGAATAACTCATATTCAAACTATCAATATCAGTTTCCATATTCCAAACACTTCTGTAAATCAATCTTCCTACCAAAATACAAATTGCTTTCTTAACTTCTTGTGCTGTCGGTGGATAATGATCTAATGATGCAATAATATGTTTGTAGTTTTCTTCATTCAATAAAACACGCTTAGAGTCAAGCGATGAATCCTCTTCTTCTCGTGATTCAATATATAAAAAGTGGTTCATGTTATCTCTCCTTTCTCAATTTCTTCTTTAATAATTCTATATGCAAGAGCCTCATCAGACTCTTTGTCATTAATTCCATTTCTTTCTAATAGCCTGTCCAATTCGTCTGGGCTCAACTGATCAAAGAATCGTTTTATTTCCTGTTTACGTTCTTGTCTTGTTTTCATTTTTATTTCAATTCCTTTTGATTTTGTTATTTTTATAGTTACCAAACTATCTTCATAAATCATATAGCCATGTTCAGGTTTTGTACCTATGTAAAATTCAATAGGCATCAAGCCTCAAATTCTTTTGTCCAATTTTCTACTTCGTCAATCAAACCTTGCAGGAACTTTAATGAGTCTTGCTTACTCATGAGTCTTACCTTCCATTTCTTCATAAAGCTCTCTAAATTTTCTAAAATCATCTGCACTGCCACCATTATCTGGATGACTTTTCTTCATTGCATACTTCACTGCGTCCTTAACATCTGAACGAGTTTCTTCCTTATTATATGTACCATTTTCTTTGTCGTTCGCATCAGCCATGAATGACATCTTATCTAAGATCAAACTTACATTTGTCTGCCTCATCCGATCCATCTTTCTTTCGTATCTCAGGAATACAATCGCTCCAACGATACAAAACCCGATCGCATAGCCAATGGCAAACTCAATATTGGCTCCCATATTAATTACCTCACTTTACATTTTTTCTAATAACACAGTAACGGCATCGTCAATAGCCTGATGCATCTTTTCTGCCTGGTATTGTGACTCTGTATACATACGATCATCTCCGTATATTATTGGTCTTTCAGGTAACCAATGGTTTTGAATATCTCTTAATATCCTAATAACCTGATCATCAAACATCATATCTAATTGCTTCATATCATTTTCTGTCCGAGTACGCAGTGATACATCATTATCCTTGTGAAAATCACTAACACGTTTATCTTTTCGACACAAACTATCAAATATTTCGTTACCAATAATGTTACCAACAATCGTTCCCAATATAATCGCAACTATATTTATCATTCCTCATACTCCTTTTCTTTCTTGTATATCTCTGGATAATATTTTTCTACAAGCTTCTCAGGATAACCAACCATTCTATGTGTTCCATAAGGTTTCCACATTAGATATTCGCACCAATTAATGCTATTCTTGTTTATCCAACTAACATCTTCGAGCATTTGAGTATAAATTCCTTTATCATTTCTAATAAGTTTATTTCTGTTCCATGCTTTGACCTCAATCATTACATCTTGGACACTAACTCTTTTAGCAAGCCGACATAGCCATTTTTGTAATTCTCTATATGTTTCTTGAAATTCTCTGTCTCGCAAACTGCCTTCGACTAACAAATAATATGTTCCCTGTGTTTCGAAATTTCCTCTTCTACCATTTCCCAAATAAGTTCGTTGTTCAAATTCATTACATGAATCGCTCATATCATATCCTGCTTTTTGAACTATATGTATATTCATATCGCTTTCAGACCCTGTTACTCTAGGCAAATGATTCAATGCAGTTTCAAGTATGTATCTTTCCTCTGCCTGTGTTCTTCCAAATGGTATAACTTCAACAAATCCCTTTACATATGTCCACCAACTCATTTCTCATCATCCTCTCTTTACATAAAACTCAGATTTTACTCTATTACATATCTTTTCTCACAACCACATTTCTTGCAGCGATAAACTTTTTCACACTTATAAGGCTTAGTTGATTTATTGCTCCAATATATATCTGAATCAAATATCTGTTCCCACTCATGTTTGCAGAAACAAGATCTTATATACCAAATTAATTTTCTCATTCATTATCATCCTCTTCTGGTCTTAACATAATACCAAGACCCGTACACATTCCAGTAAGTTTCTTGTCCATTGCCTTAATTCTTTTGTAATTGTAATAGGTCATATATGGTACTCCAACACCAATTGCTATGATCACCATAAACGCCAATATCCAAATTATGTAAAATAAAACGTCCATTTTATCTTTCTCCTTTTCTTCGATCTCTTTCTATTTTTCTGAGATACCTTCTTTGTTTTTCGACCACATTAAATGCAAAATCATCTATGTGTCCATACGATGCAAAGTTTCGTGCCATTGTCAAATCTCCATAAATCTTATGATATGTTTCGTTTTTGACCATTTCTTTTCTGCAATAATACAATGCGTTACATAATGTTGTTAGCTCTGTTGCATCCAATCTAATGATCGCCTCACTATCTTCTTTGGAAAGATTTAAAATCTGCATATCAACAACTCCTTTCTGTCTACTACTATCTCCTAAAATCAAACCACCATACTGTGTAAAAATTCTTCTGAAAATATGTATCGTCTCCGTCATCAAGTTCTGTGAAATATTTTCTGCCTCGTTCCTTAACATCGTCTTCATTAAAATAACTATATGCCCATGCAGGAATTGTGTAAGATTCCTTATCTTCTAAGCAAAGATTCAACAAATCTTTGACCATCATCTGCAATTCTTCTTCATCATATCCCTGTGTCATTACGTCAAAATATGGGATATATGCCATATATGGAACCGAGTCATTCTCATCTTTTAGAACTACGACAGGAAATGTTAGATTGTAATTCATATCAGCCTTGCTCCCTTGAATTGTAAATATTATTTTTTCTTCATCGGTTGTATCGTCAGTAAGTGCAAATAGCGAAACATCTCTAAGTGCGTATCTGTATCTAATATCGTTTACCCTCTTCCTTCTTATGTTTTTTCTTTTTGTATGGTACACAATAATCAGAAGATACCCATACCCAACTATTTTTTATATAGATTAAGAAATCTGCACCCTTTTCATAGTAATAACCTTGTGTGTATGGGCTAGGGCTTACTCCATACACTTTGTATGGCTTACCTTTATATAAAACTTTCATACTATTCATCCAACTCACAATCAACATCAAATAGATATTTTATGATGCGTTTTGCTCCAACCTTGTTGGCGGCATCCTCAGCGATTTCTTTAGAAGAAAAATATACCTCATTTAGGCGTCTAAGTTGTACGGCAGGGATTTTTGCCAAATCATCCTCAGTCACATCATATCCAATATAATAATGAAAATTCGCTCCATCCCATTCTTCTTGATCAGGATCATTATGTTCATCAGCATATATTTGCAATTCAACCCTAACCTTCTGCTTTTCAATAGCAAACTCTGTATCCTTTTCAGTCTTAAATACATTACCTAAAGCTAATCTTCTAAAATCTGATGCTCTACCTTGCCATTTTGCCATACAGATATGCCCATCATCAGTGATGAAATAATACGTATCCCCATTCTTTAAACCACATGAATTAGCTTTTTCTTCTTTTTCTGATCTTTCACAAAATTGCTCAAATAATGATTTGAATAAATTCTGTTGTGCTTCAGATAATTTTGAAATATCAATTGTCTTTTCTGTACCCATTTTCTTTCACCTCACTTTATGCTCCAAAGATGTATTTAATGATTCTGTCTCTTCCGATTGCTTCAATTGCATCAACTAAAACATCTTTTGATGTAAACATAACTGTACCCTGTATTTTTGTTGTAGCCCATGTATCGCAAAGAAGTCTTTTTCCGTCTTCTTCACATCGAATACAATAACAACGATTGGCAAATTCTGTGCCATTGTGTTCCTTTGCATACCGCTCAAGTTCAACTTCTACTTTTCTTTTCTTTCTTGCAAATACTGCTTCTTCTTGTGTTTTAAATACGTTGCCTAATACCCATCTACCGTTATCGACAATGCTATTAAACCATATTGCACTATAAATAGATCCGCTACCATCAATGTAATGATATCTTTCACCGTATTTTGGTTTCCAAACTTTAGACCCTGAATTAGTTTTTTCTTTTGGTTTCGCTCTTTCACAACATTTATCAAATAATGCTTTTATTAGATCCTGTTCTGCCTCTGGCAGCACTGAAATATCAATTGTTTTTGTTGTACTCATTTATTTCCCCTCACTTTTAAACTCTTCAATCTCTCTCCACGCCAAAACACTTTCGTCGTTATAGTATAAAATGTTACTGTTACGCCTTCTCCATCCATGAGAATCGTGCTATGACCTATGAGTGCATTCACCTTTTATAAAAACCCAAACGTACTTAATATCTTCTGGCAGATCATCAGGATTCTTTCTTAAGTCATGCCATCTATACTTTTCTTTATATTCTTTTAACTCTTTCAATTCTCCCAGCCACTTCGCAAGTTGCTCATGATTTAAGGCACAGTCAATCAATCCATCAAGTTCTTCATCGTCTGGATTCGCATGACACAACATGGCTTCTGTGTATTTCTTTGTTGCCATATCATTTGCGCATTTGATAGTTTCTTCTAAATTCATTTGTTTCTCTCCTCTCTAATCAATATCTGCGATACTCTCTACAAAACAGTTATAATAAATATATCTCTTACCTTTGTAGTCAAACTTGACATATCCACCATCATTTGTATCAATATCAATTTTTCCTTTATATTCAGCAATCTTCTTACCGTCTGCCGTGTATACTGTAATGACTCTATTCATACCACCATTCCAATTGCTTTTCATATCAACAACTCCTCTTTTGAATCCTGCGGTACATCCTGTCATTGATCCTAAGCAAATCGTTGTTCCTAGAACCGTTGCCAAAATTTTCTTTCTCATTTATTTCTCTCCTTCTTCCTTATAGTAATATCCATACAAGCAACAATCTCCAGAATCCCATGTGTCGTAATAACAACCGTCTGAAATTGCAACTACATGATTCGCAACATTTACCAAGTAATTGCCTTGTTTATGATCTTTTGCAAAACTTTCAACTGTTGGTCGTTTAGATCCTTTTCGGTTGCTAATACCTTGATAAGCAAACCCATTATCGAATAAATATTCTTCGTAACATTTTCGCTCTGATGGCATACACTGCATATCCCTTGCGTATGGTAACAAATCATCAAATGTTGTTAACCATTCTTTATCAAGCACTTTTGTTAATGCTCTGATCACGCAATCTGAATGATTGTCTTTTGTATCTTTATCGTTTGGTTGATAATATCTGTAAATTTTATTTGACATTTTCTCACTCCTTCATATTTCATTTTCTTGAAGTTTACCTTTCATTTGTTGAATATAATATACCACTTCTTGCACATAGTGTCAATGCAAAATCTTCAACTTCTTGAATATTTTATTTTACATCCTGTATATAATATGTTACAATATAGATGTGGAGGTATATCATATGATAAGTTATAAACCGCTTTTCGTAACTTTAGCGAAAAAGGGTATGACAAAATCTGATTTACGAACCGCTTTAAATATGGGGTCTGGTACAATTGCCAAGATGGCAAAGAATCAGTATATCAGTCTCGAAAACATTGACAAAATTTGCTTATATCTTGATTGCAAAGTTGAAGATGTTATCGAGGTCATACCAAACGATTAACCAAAAAGACTTTAACCATTTAGGTTGAGGTCTTTTTTAGTGGAAACAACAGGAATCGAACCTGTGTCGGCAATTTATATGTGATGAAAATTAAATGTAAATAAATAAAAATACTTATATGGAGGTAGAAAAATGAATGTTTATGTATTGCCTGCTCTACCAACTGAGCTATGTTTCCATGACTGGCACTTTATACAACTATATATAGTGGTTCAATAATTGGATAATCACTATATATTGTGTTTTATAGAGTCATAAAATGCCAGTTTTATGTTTGTGAAATTAATTTTTGTAGATGAATTTATTCGTTATTTGCGAGCATTTTTCATCTGATCTAATATGGCTTTAGCTTCTTGCTGTCGCTCTTCTTGCTCCATATGATAATCCAATGTTTCTGCACTAGATTCATACGCAATAGCAACGCCTTTGGCTTGTTCGCTAAGTTTCTTTGCTCCTTCTCGAACCTCTTCCAAACCTTCCTGAGCAGCATTTGAACTATTGTATTGATCTAAATTTTTCTGCAATTCTGCAATCTGCTGATCTGCCTCCATCTGAAGAACCACAGTATCTTTTTCGCTTTTTAGCTTAATGAGCTGATCATACGCTTGGTTTTTAATTTCTTCTTGTTTATCTTTTGTGGATTGCAACTCTGGGATTTTCTTTTCGTACACTGATTTCTGTGCCTTTAGCGTGGCTAATTTTTGAGCATAATACATTGCTTTTTTATCATCATGATTATCAATGTACTGGTTGATCATTGCCTCGGTTTTAGAAATTTCTTCTTTTGTTTCTTTGAGATCATCTTCCATTGTTGCCAATCTACCAGCTACCGTTGTGTATGTACCCATTGTTTTCTTATAAAAGTCCTGTTTCTCTTTAATTGCAGTATTATATCTGGCTCTTGCTCCCTCTGGAGTCATTGCATTTTCTTTGATCTTTTCTGCAACTGTTCCAGATGCCACATTTTTAATCTGCTTTCCGTTTTTAGTAAATTGTAAATATGCGATAATTGCTACAATTACACAAATAATAATAATTGCCATAATAATTTCTCCTATTAGAACTCACGGTAATCTGCTGGCTCTGGTGTTCCAAGATTTTCATTATCTGTAAACTCTACTTCTTTATCTTCAGAAACAAAATCTTTCAACATCTTTGCAAGATCAACACCTGTAGATCCTTTAACACCATCTGATACCTGATTCACAACATTCATAATATCTTTTGTTAATTTTGTTGTATTGCCTTCTCCATACATAGTGATACTTCCTACGTTTCCTAATGGCGCAGCTGCATTTTTAACTGCTTCTGGGAACATCTGGCACATCATTTCGACGATAGAAGCTTTACCCATCTGCTTCATAGCTTCGGCTTTCTTTTCGATCGCTTCTGCTTCAGCAATACCTTTTGCTTTAATCGCCTCAGCTTCTGCTACACCTTTCGCACGGATACCTTCAGCTTCCTGTTCCATAGCATATTTTGTAGATTCAGCTTCTTTTTCTTTAGCATATTTATTAGCTTCTGACTCTTTCTGTCTCTTATATAAATCTGCATCTGCTTTCTGCTGAGAGGCATATCTTTCAGCCTCTGCCTGTTTCTTGATCTGTGCATCTAATGTCTGCTCTGTTACCTCAACGTCTTTACGTTTCAGTTCAATTTCTTTTTCCTGACGCATAATATTAGCATCCGCAGTTACAATTTCAATTTCTTTACGTGATTTTTCTTCCTGAATCTTGTATGCTGCATCTGCCTCAGCCTTCTTTGCTTTTGAAATCTTCTCAAGTTCAGATTTTTTAATTTCCAGATTGTTATTCTTTTCTGCGATCGCTGTTTCTGACTCAACCCTTGCATCATTCGCTTCTTTTTCAGCCATTGCTTTTGCTTTTTCAATATCTCTTTCGCTTTCAGCTCTGGAAATTGCAGCCTTCTTCTGAATTTTAACAACATTATCTACACCAAGATTTTCAATAACATCATTATCATCCATAAAATTCTGCACATTAAAACTGATGATATCTAATCCCATTGCAGCAAGGTCTGGCTTCGCATTTTCTGTAACAAGCTGTGCAAATTTCTGACGATCAGAAACCATTTCTTCGAGGCTCATCTTTCCAACGATCTCTCGCATATTACCTTCAAGGACTTCTCTTGCGACCTGTCCAATATCGCCTACTGGCTTATTTAAGAAGTTTTCTGCTGCAAGTTTTAATCTTTCTGGATTACTGCTAACCTTTACATTGACCGCTGCATCTACATTGATATTGATATAATCTGCTGTAGGCACAGAACTTGATGTCTTAACATCAATTGGAATTAACTCAAGATTAAGATGATCTGCTTTTTCAAAGAATGGGATTTTTAACCCTGCCTTACCAATTAATGTCTTAGGTGTCTTTCTAAGTCCAGAAATAATATAAGCTTTATCTGGACTTGCTTTGACATAACCGCTACCGATAATAGCTCCTACGCCACCTACCGCAATAACCACTGGTACCACTGTTCCAATTACTTCAATCATAAATATCTCCTTTGTTATAAAATTTATTTATCACAACACCATATATAGATGTCATAATCTTGTTACTAAATACATCCGCCACAAGAATTAGTGCGAAAATCCTCTTCATTGATTGCTTTGAAGATCTGGCGCTGAACATCAATATCTTTTGTAATTTTATCTAACCAATACTTATTAGCCTCAATCCACTCATCTTGTTTCAGTCCGTCATAATATGATTCCCATTCTTCAACCCAGTCCTTAAAATACCATCGCTCATATCTTTTATATGTATTCATAGGTTCTGTGCGTAAGTCTTCTGGAATCTTATCGGTAACATCTTTGCCATCAACATCAAGCTTCCATTCTCCAATACAGAGTGCAAAACCACGACCTGTCCATTTTGCTTTAACTTCCATATTTAATCATCCAACTCCATTCCTGCCTCGATCCACATGCCAGATATAAATTTAGGCATTGGAGCAAGTTTAAATACATTCTTCTCATGCATCTCGTCAATGATCTGTCTCACTGCTTCATCTTTACATACTCCAGTTCTCAGATATTCGTCTAACATATCATATGTAAATCCAAGATTATCTTCATCTGTCTTACCGCATAATCCATCAGTAGGTGTTTTTTCGATTAACTCTGTTGGAAGTCCCAGAACTCTACCAATTGCTTTAACTTCTGTCACAGTCAGATCACTTAATGGACTAAAATCTCCGGCTGAATCTCCATATCTTGTTGCATATCCGACCCAATCTTCAGATAAATTACATGTATTTGCTACTCTTCCATTCATACTCTGTGCAAAAGCATACAATGTAGCCATTCGGATACGAGCAGGTAAATTTGTGGCACTCTGTTTACTCCATTTACCGCCTAATTCATCTCTGATTTCATGTTTAATATCTCTGCAAGCATTAAAAATATTAACTGTGTAATGTTCAATTCCTAGATGATCACATAGCATCTGAGAATACTCAATATCACTCTGCACACCCTGTGGCATCATAATTCCAATAACTCGATCTTTACCTAGTGCTTCGACACATAAGGCAGCGACAACTGATGAATCTTTACCGCCTGAAATTCCTACAACGGCATTACACCATCTTCCATTAACTTTAAACCAATCTCTAATCCACTGTACTAATCTGTCTTTGGTTTCTGCTGCATTAAAACTCATGTTTTATATCTCCTCTCTTAAAATTCTCCTTCGTTTAACACTCTTCTAATCTCCTGTAATGACTGTTCTTTGACCAATTTACCGTCTCTAAATACCGTCTCAAGCAAATTATTCATTGGAAGATTTTCTGAAGTATATTCATCTTTAAATGTCAGTTTGCCGTCTGATCCTTTATAGACATGACATAAACCTCTCTGAGATTTCTTAAATCCGCCATCTTTTGGATTCTTAAAAATCGGATATGGTCTGCCATCAATCTCACAATATGTTGCTTTGATGCAACTACTAAACGTATCTCTTGTAAATGGTTTCAAAACTCCATCTTCTTCGATACACTGAAATGAGAATGATCCAACGCCAAGTGCAACATTGCTTGCTGCGAATCCATTTTTCTCTAAGATGTCATAAATCTGCTCACATCTCTGCACTGTAATTGAATCTCCATAAATTGCTTTTACATGAGGATCTAATACTTTGTATCCTTTACTATTCGTAGTTCCGCCAAATTCTTCCCATAACTTGAATACTGTTCTGGTTACTACATCTACACAATCTCCTGAATCCCCTCTTACAAGAAAACATCCATTGTGATTCATGATCTCATTCTTGAGTTTTGGAAGAATATTCTCTACAACATTCCAATAATCATAAGAATCTAACACTGCGGAGAAGCTTGTATTTGGGTAAATCTCTGTTAGCAATCTTTTAATCAGTGTCTCTTCATCTCCGTCAATCGCATAATTACTACACATAACCGAATGCTCAGTAGACGGACTACCAAAAGCAACTGGCTCTTTCGTACAATCACAGTTATAATTTCTCTCTAAATACGGAATTGTTGGAACTGTTGCTGTATTCAAGAATGATAAACACCATCCTGCCCCTGCTTTAACCGCAGACTGTAAACATTCTTCGCCACGAAAATCGAAAGCCCCTAATGCCTTAGATTTTGGGATATCATCATCGCAAGTCATTTCATAAAACTTATTAACGATCTGTCTATATGTATGCCCGACAGTCGCAGCTATCATCGGATGCCACATTTCTGCTGAAATTAAACTTTCTAATGCCTGTGGTAACCATGCAAAATCTTTGTGAGTATTCTCAATACTAAACATCGGCACATGCATTGGTACTAAAGTTCCTTCAGGAAGAGCCTTAATCTCAATTGGAAGATAGCCAAGATCATATAAATCTTCGATTTTCTGTAATCCATATGTACCTTCTCCAAGAGCTGCATCCATTACTGTCTTATAAGTACCAATTGCTTTGTTTCTATATTCAAAGAAAAAATACTCATTAAAATAATCGACCAAATACTCTTTAATGAATCCTTGTAATCCAAACATGGCTACTTCATTCCATCGTTTTACTCTGCTCATACGTGGAGTAAAATAAGAAACAGATTTTGTAATACCTTTTGGTAACATTTCAGCATGGACTGCTTTGTAAAAATCAATTAATAACATTGGATTTGTCTGTTTCATAAATCTAACACCTCAACCTTCTCATGCTCTTTTGTAAAAATACTACGTGTCGTATACACTTTTTTAAACAAACTATCTTCCTTTAATAATTCTCCATCAAGAATTGTATTTTCACAGTGACTAACATATAAATACATATCTTTACAACCGTATTTGTTTAATTCTTTTGATCCGTAGTAGAATGTGCCACCCTTACTACAAATATCATCAATCATTAAAATTGCTGTATTCTCATCTAATTTATCTGTATCTCCATGAATCTCAATACCAAGAATTTTGCCTGTCTTCCAATCACGATTTTTAATTCCATAGACAATCGGATAATCATCTGATACAAATTCAGAATATCTTTTTAGTGATCCGCTATCTGGGAAATAGATTACAAGATTTCTTGATGGTTCTGCTTTAAGGACTTTATTGCAAACCTTAGAAATATATAGTTTAATTGGTATATATTGTAGGTGATCAATCAATGCTTTAGAAACATCTGAGTGAGGATCTGCTACGATGACCTTTCTGAAATTTAATTCATTGATGATTTCTGCAAAATATTTTAATGTAAAACATTCGTTATGATCTTTAACCCTGTCAAATCTTGCATTCGGAATATACGGCATCACTAAACACTGTGATAAATGTGGGAAATATTCTCGAATACTTTTTGAAATACAATATAGCGAAAATAATTCTTTATCTGATTCATACAGCCATTCAATTGATACAAATTTATTTACTGCAATCCGTGATCTCATTGCTCCTAACGGTAAATCAATTTTCTGTGTTCCATCTGGAAAAGATTCTGGAACAACTGGTACTCCACCAATAGTAATCATCCTTCATCACTCCTTTACTCATTGATTACTTCAATCTGGCACATTTTCATAGCTTCAAGTGCGTTCTTGTGACTCTCTGGCGTTACACCTGCGCAACACGATGCATCTACAATAAGCTTTGCCTCTGGTAACGTTGTTTTTAACAACATTGCGTTGGAGATTACACAAATATCTGTACAAAGACCAATGAGTGTAATTTCAACATCTTCTGGGTGAGATCTATTACCTTCTCCAAACTCAGCTTCACAATCACATGCAAGATCTAATGACCCAAATGTTTCTTTACGATATGTGTCTAAAAGATATATTCCTTTTTCTTGCTTATGATATTCTGTAAACATTTCAGATGATAATAACTCCTTTGCAATTTTTTTATTGAATCGCCAACCATCTTCTCCTTTAATGCAATGTTTTACTGGAAGTTTCTTTCCTTCCTGTGTAGAAAAATAATCTTCGTGATGTGTATCTATTGTTGCTACAATAATGCCATCAAAATTTTTAATTTTCTCAATTACTTTGGGAACAATTTCCTGTGCTTCTTTGGTTCCAAGGCTTCCGTCGATGAAATCATTCTGCATATCGACGACAACCAATAATTTATTAACGTCCATTGTTTTCTCCTTCCATTAAATTACTGTTTTATGTAACACCCACCCGTCAAATATGACGAGTAGGCATATCATCTTAATCTTCGAAAGAATCAATCATTGCACGTAATTCCGCTTCTGACATCTTCTCAATAGCCTCATCCTGTTTCTTGGAAAGAGCATCAATATACTTTTTCTGTTTCAATTTCTTATTAATACGTTCCTTCTCGGCAAGTTTCTCTTTACGTTTTGTTGTAAAGATGTATCTTACAATACCAATTGCAGCCGTTAATTTTGGATCAACATTTGCATCATCCAACAGGCTTTCTTCTGACGATTTAACTTCCTGATCTTTCAGATTTTTATAAACCACGTCTAAATCTTTATCAGATAAATCCCATAAATCTTCTACGGATAATTCTCCCTTTGTTGATGGGAATCTCAATTTGCTTCTTGTTGCCATTTCGAATAAATTTTCTGTTGTCATAATTCAATCTCCTTTATATTAAAATTTAATTTTAAGAACTCTTTCAGTTGCACCCTTAACTTTGATGATCACATCATCTCGCTTTGTAGAACTGAAACCAATTCCTGATAACTGGTTCGGATCATCTGCGACATGCATCTTACTTCCTAAAGCCTCGAATACTCTCTTGTGCTGTACCAATTCCTGTTTCAAGAACTCATTGAAGAATCCATTTGGAGTATCTTCATTTACACATCCGTTTAACATGAACAGATAATGTTTGTGTCCAATACCTGTCTGTTCATCCCAATAGTTAGGTGAATAACACATTACTGTGACTGACACAAACTGATTTGTATTGATTCCCCAGATTTCTCTTGAAGATGTTGTTGATGGAAGTTTCTCTTTGATTGTGAATACTCCATCTTTTAATGTAACTGTAGCCACTGGCACGTTCTGCCCCTGTCTTAAAGGTTGATCGTATTCAAATTCATAAATCTGACCATCAAATTCAATCTCTGCTGTAAATCCTGATGTACCGTTGCTATGACAATAATTGTGTACGAAAAATTCATAATCTCCATCAACCATCTTGGATTTATCTGCCCATGTGATATTCTCTACGGCAGGTTCGCCTTTTACTGGATTAATCACATCAACATCAAGTCTACCTCGTGTTTTATGATCAACCATATGGTTAAAGAAAATATGCTGACAAGGTGTTTTACAATGTGCATCAAAATCATCTCTATTCCAATCTTTTCCTGCGTTCCACTGAATTGAAAATCTTAGGACACCATCAACTGCTCCGCCTGCGTTCTTAACTCTTTCTTTCATCTCGCTATCTGTCATATTTCCTGAGTACGCCCAACTGAAAGGATTGCTCCACTTCATCATGTTCTTGGCATCTTTGTTTACAGGTGCGATCAGTGAAACCATGTTCTTCTTATGTCGATTTTCAAACAAGACTTCTAATTCTTTTGCGGTTGGAAGAACATCTGATACAAATTTCTCTGCACTGATCTCTTCTACTTTAGAGAATTTCTTAGGATTTACAGCGACTTCCTTACTCATCTCATCAAAAATATCTAAGCCGCCCTGGATACGTGGTGCTGCATCACGATTACAAAACAGAATATTGTTTACCGTAATATCGTCAAGTCTTGCAAATCTACGCTGCAATGAATCCATATATCCTAAATCGGTTACAGTTTTCTTTGCATCCTCAAGCATTTTCTTCGTAAAAATTGCCTTTGGTCGTTTGTAATTCGCAGGAGCTACAACATTTTCATAAGCTTTTACTGCATTATCTAAATCCATACCTTCGCTGATATTCACAAGTAATGTACCGATACTATGGTTTCTAATACGACCAATTACATCTCCGATCGTCATGGCTTTTGTCCATGTGTATGTATCTTTTTCTTCATCTGACAAACCGTTGTATTCTCGCTGATATTTTCTAAAATCTTTTAATACTCTTTCCCATTCCTGTCCTCTATAAAGAGTATTTGAAGCAATCAGTTCTAATACTGTATCAACAGCTTCTTCTGTAATTTCATCAAGTGATCTTTTAAACACATTCTTTCGATCTCTCACTTTTGCTTTAATTGTAGGAATATCAGATTTCCTTTCCAATAACCTCTCTGGAATCGGTGTATACATATGAGTCCATTTGATAATCTGCTTATCTTCTGTATACTCATTTGTGGTTTTTGTACCAATTGTATTTGTAAAATGTCTCCAAATATCTTTGATCGGCTTTGATTCGACATATGTTCTTAAGGCATCAACTACTGGCTGAAATACTACATCATCTGTGTCGATCTCCCAGATTGTATGAATCTTGCCGTCAACAATTGCCACAGCTCCACCGATTGTTTTAATAAAGTTTCGGCAATGACCACAGTCATATTCTCGTCGTTTGCGATACATTTTGTTTGTTCCTTCAGGAAAACTACTCAGATATACTTCCCACAGCACATCTTTATCAATATCAGTTTCATACAATGTAGAATTGTTTTTCTCTACATAGTCGAGCATTTTATTTAAACGCTCTGACAATTTGTTTAAAAAATTGCTCCAGTTTTCATTCATTGGCGTACACATAATTTATCTCCTTTTCATGTATTATTTAATTGCTACGAAGATTTCATAACTCTTATTGTCATTGATATAAATTTCTTTGCCCTTGAGTTCTGGGAAATACTTCTTAGCAAGTTTCTTAAATTCCTTAATCTTTTGACCATTCTCGTCCTCATATGATTCTTTAAGTGGATCAAACATTAATTCTTCTTTCTTTACGACAAAGAATTTTGCATGAGGCAAACCTTTTCTTTCTTCTTCTCTCTGCTTGTCATTCTCAAGAATTTTTTCTAATTTGCATAAATTTTCTGTTACTTCAATACAGCTGCTTGGATATTTCACATATTTGTTTGTCCAGAAGTCAACTGCATCATAAGCCCCTGCGTTGCCGCAAAGGTATTTTAATACACAGGTTTTGAAGCCATTTTCTCTGTCATACACATCATTTCCTTCTACATACGCAACAGTTTCCGCTCCAGAAGTCCATAAGATTTTAACCATTCCATGATAATGTTTGACTTTAAACACTGGTTCGCCATCTTTTTCAATCTGTTTACCGTTATTGTCTAACATTGGTTCTTTTACTGTAATTTCCTTATCAACATAGATTGGTTTTTTGATCATTTCTTTTAAATTCTTCGTATTCATATCTTTCTCCTCTTCGTTTCCTGTAAGTTCACTCATGATTTCATCCAATTTTTCTGACGCAAATGTTAAAGTTGCACTCATTTCACCATTCCAATCATCAAGTGTTGGTGCGTCTGCTCGTAATCCACGTTCAGTTTCGGATCCTCCATAACATTCTTTCCACCAATTCTTTTCTGCTTCTGACGTTGCAGTAATTGGTTTTTGCTGATAGTGTGGCAGAGCAGACACTCTTCTTTCTGAAAGTGGTGGTGGGGCTAATGTTCCAATTTTTATTTCGTCAGCTAAAATCGTACCTGTATGAATCTCAAGATCCTCGTTCATTGTTTCTTGTCTTGTGATTCTAATAGCAGCTTCTGTCGAATTTATACTTTGTAATCTATATCGCAGTTTTTCGTGCCAATATGGCACAATAATATTTACTACATCATTTTTATAAACATCCATTACAATTGACTCCGCATCATCAAACGCCTTATATTGATAAGGATGTAATGTTTTAGTAATTATACCTTGAGGTTTTATCGTGTAGGTAGCTATTATCGCTGAACCAAACTTTAATTCAACTGTCTCAATTTTAAACTTTACATACACATCATCGTTATCTACTTCGACAATCTCTCCTACATTAAATGATGAAATCTGATTATGATTATATTTAACTTCTTTGCCATTCATACAGCGTATCCAAACGCCCGTTTTATTTTCTTCCATACGATTCTCCTTTTTTAATTTCTTAATTCACAAGGTACTTTTACATTAAATGTATCTTCACGCTTGTATTTTCCTATCAAAATGGTAATAATGACATCTGAATCTAACGTATCGACAAACGAATATATTCCATTTCGTTTTCTTTCAATACCAAACGAATCATATATACGCAATATCCACCTTTCTTTATCAAGCAAAGCTGAAACACTAAACATATAAATATTATCCAAATGTTTTTCATCGCAGATTGTATAATGAACTCTTGGCATTAACTCTCTTGTGTGTAATCGTAGATCACCTACATCTTCATTAATCACTACATATGTTTTTTCTTTTCCATTTTGCTTATTTAATACTTTAATGCAGTCTCCTGAGTGTGGACTATATTCTATTTCATCTGGTTTAAAATATCTTTGTCCTAATTCCCCAAACTTTTGTATGTAAATACCCATATTTCTCCTTTCTAACATAATATTTACATTTTAATTTTGCACAAATGCCTGTGCGAGTCATCATATATAATAAGGAAGAAACTCTACCCAATTATATTCTGGATCAGCTCATAATACTTTGTCCTGCCGACATACGACTTATGTTCTGCATCTTTTAATTCTTTCTTCAAAGTACATATATCTTTCTGATTATCCATACAATTCTGCATCACTTCTATGTATCGAATACAATTCTTGATTTTTCTGTGTAATTCTTGTAAGGTTTTAAGATACCCAACAATCACTGCACGTTTCGCAGCATCAATCTTTTTAAACTCAATCGCATGAAGAATATCACTTCTGGCAGAATCGGCATATGATAATGCCTGCTCTAATTCAAACTTCTTTTCTCCTAATTGATCTGAGTCATATGCTAGAAGTCCTACTATAGCTCTTTCCTCAGTCTCTATATTGTCGATCAATGTATTATCACATTCCCAATCCATAAAGCAATTTCCATTACCCTTACGCATTATTTCACTAGATTCCATAGGTTTTCCAACTTTACCTAGCTCAATTTCTCTGGCATGAAATCCGTCTTTCATCCACGTATATTTATGCTTCAAACCTAAAATGTGCTTTGCTTGTTTGGAGGTAAATTGAGTAGCTTCAGACTTACGGTTATCACGAACGTATCTATTTCTTGCATGATCTCTTTTCACATAGAACTCTTCATTCGTAATTATGTATTTCATACATCACTCCTGTATTTAATTGTAGTTTTTTGGAAAAATTTTCATGTTGACGAACATGTTTAGAATTGTTATAATGATTTTAAGGATATTATTATCCTTTCAGATTAAACAATTCTAAATATCAAATTCGATTTTCTATCGTGCTGCCAACACGGTAGATTCAAAAAATCTTTTTTTGTTATCTATGATTTGTTTAGTTGAAATTTTTAGTTTGTGTGAAAGTAGAAGTTTTACCAAAGACTTCTGCTTTCTTTTTTATTGTCTGTATTTTTATTCCAACATTGTATCTCTCTTTGTATGTAAATTGCAGGCATTTGATTATGTCAAATATGTCGTCCTGCCTAATATGAGAGAACAAATTCTCATCTTGAATAAATTCGATCCAATGATATGAAAGATCTTTATCTTTGCCATAGATCTTCATCTTTCTATCATCTGCTCGAATCTTATATTCACTCAGAAACCACGATGACATTTCTGATGAGTGTAAATCAAGTACATCAATATGCATTTGATTTGATTGATTCGCTGCTAACATTTCTAATATTTGATTGTCCATACATATACCTTCCTTTATTCTGCCATGATTTGATGTACACGATAATTCTTATAGTCCTCATCTTTATATAGGTAACCAATACTTTTACCGATTACCGTTTGACGATCACTAAATTGTTTCTTCTTTATTCTATATGATATATAATAATTATAATAAAAATCAATTGCAATATCACTAAATTGACGTGCGATTACAGATCGTGCAATTCCTTCTTTTGATTTAATATAATATAAATCTGCAATTGCCTTGATATCCATTTTAGATTTTAAATATTGTATAAAACCAGAATTAATAACATCAATGGTTGTCAATTTTTCATAAGATAAAGTATTGCCTGTTAATTCTAATTGAGACTGCACATTATTATATATCCTCTTTTGCTCTGCTTTATATTCTTCTATATTATTACATTTTTTTCGTGGTATTAATACAAAATCATCATATATATTCGTATCTCCCATTTTCAATTTATATTCATTCAATGTCTCGATAAAATCTTTGGAGACTGGTTTCCCAAAAATTGTTAAATCATTTTGATTAATATCCGAGAATTTTAGATTTCTTAACTCCTTTCCATTTATCCCATTATATAAACTCACAATGTGAAATCTAGTATTCAATTTGGTATCGGCTGATGCATTGCACGACATCAGATTCGAAATAAACGCATTTATTTTATCTGGCGTAACATAATTAACATTAACTCTATTTGAAAAATATATATCAACTGCTAATTGCAAGTTTATAAATTTATCATTAACAAATGGATTATATTTAATGTAATTTTGTTCATATGCATAAGTATACAATTTCACAAGCTGGTCATATCTTTTTTTAATAGAATTCATACTTTTGGTTTTTTTACCTCTAGTATCTGATAATATAGCCTTTTGGATTGTGCCTGGTGCATACGTTAACCCAGATTCATTGTCGTCCGCAATATCAGAATCTAATAACCAATTCCATGTTGGGCGACGTGATTCTGATACGTGAGAATCTATATAATTTTGTATCAATTCTTTATTATTCATAACATTCTCCATTTCTAGGATGCCATTGCATTCATGTACGATAACATGCCGTTTTGTATTAAAATGCCATGCCCTATTTTTAACATTAAAGATAGATCAGATATTCTTCCCCAATACTCTAAAAGATTATTCTTTGGAATTGTTCTTCCTTGCTCTAAATACACCTGTGATACCATTTTTAATCCATTACTGGTATTTGGATAAATGGTCACATGTGTCGGTATCCAGTTCCTTAATTTTTTTGTAATTGGATACACGTTAATCTCAGTGCTTGTATTATTACAAATATTATTAGAATATACGATGACTGGTCTTTTCCCATGCAAGATGTGACTACCTTCAATTTTCGGCAAATCTGCAAAATATATTCCCCAAACTTGAGGATTTTGATATTTGCCATATACATATTCTTTTCTTTTTCTGTTATCGTTTCCTTTTCTTTCTTTGTTAGTATATCCGTTCATTTTACGTCCCTCAACTTTCCCCAGTTGCATTTTTTATTTTCATGAATTAAATATACCATACTTTTTGCACCCTGTCAATAGGTGCAAGAAAGAAAGTTAATTTTTATTGTGAACAAAGAATCTCTACATTTCTTATTATAATGCTACCATAGAACAAAATCAAGATATTTTTCGAACAGATGTTCTCTTTTTGTTCGAACACTTTACTTTGTGCTTACTTGGAAGGGGGAAATACTGTCTAACTTTATGAGGCTTATCCAGTTTCCATTTCTTTTCTTCAAAATCATAGTCACAAAAATCAAGCACTTCGTCCACACATCCATCATTATATTTGTAATCCACAATAACGGGATATGTTTTATATCTCATATAACGTGATGCATTATCTGGTTTTAGTGGCGGAATCTCGGCTGAAATCCACATAAGATTCTGGTTTGCTTTCTTTTCTTCCTTATTTTGTCTAATCGTATTTATCTTCATACAAAATTCTCCTATAAAATCCTAATAATTTGTTCGTAAATTGCAATCGCATTATCTCCTGGAAAGTTCTGGTTCACATGCATATGCCCAAAGAACCATTTTTGATAAATCACTTTGTCTTTTATTTGCTGTAAATAATCCGTTAACTTGTCAGATTTGTACACTCCTGATCCTTGATCCATTTGTCTTAAAACAGATGTGTATGGACTATGTGTAATAACGTAATCTACTTGGAAGTCATTTTTCTCTAAATTCATCACACCTTCTGCCATCTCTTTATCAGATGGCAATTCTTCTTTCCACCAGCTCACATGATTAATCCTAAACATTTTGTCATAATCTCTGTACCATTCATTAATTCTTGGATCGTCTGGCTCTAAAATTCCATCTTGCACATCATGGGAACTGGCACCGCCAAATGTAAAGAATTTCTTTCCTTGAATTTCAAACACCTGTCCACGCATAAGATGAAATACAGAGTCTTTGATCTTGTGAATCTTTCCGCCACACCATTTCTCTACAGGATATTGATATAAGCGGTCGTAATTTTCATGATTCCCACATACAAACAATGTAGTAAATGGCTTGTTATCTAACCATTCCAGATTATATCGTTCTTCTTTTGTGTCATGCCACAGTCCAAAATCTCCGCAGATAATCACATAATCATCTTTGGTTAACTCAACTCCCTCTGGGAAAGAACGACTGTTTAATCGAGTCATCCAATCCCCATGTGTATCTCCTGTTACAAATATCATACAATTACTCCTTCCAATAACTCTTCTAATGCCTGCATATTATCTTCATGTACTCTATCATCTTGATCTGCATCATCTTTGCCAGTCTTATAAGCAAACTTGATAATCTCCATAACTCTATCATAACTCACATTAACAACATTTTCCTTCAATCCGTTAAAAGCCCCACTGATAATTTCCTTGTATGTCTGCGCAATATCATCAAACAATACATGAGTTTCTTCCTCTGTGATTGTTGCATACAGAAATGTCATTGCAGGGCTACTATGATTCAATAATCTCATAAGTGTATACAATACGTTCTGATCATCTTTATGATCGACAAGTGTCCAATACACAAAGTTCTTTCGTAATGTATGCGTACCAATATTGTCCTCAATTCCAACTGCTTTAGCACCTTTTTTAACAAAATCCAAAGCATTTGCTTCAGTCATGTGTCCTGATCCAGACTTACATGTTCCAAAAACATAATCATCCATTGGCACTTCGCCATCAATCTTGACATCATATTTAGTTCCTGCAACAGCTTCAAAGAAAATATCCACTGCTTCAGTTACCAAATCGTTAAAGTATACAGTTCTGAATTTCTTTGTTTTCTTTTCCTGCTTACGAGTCTTATCGTTTAATAAATCGCCCCATTTGAGTCTGACGATATCAGAGATACGATATGCTGTATTGTTTCCAACTGCAACCAAAAGATTGTTTCTGGCAGCTACATATCGTTTGTACTCTGTGTACGATTTATCAATCTGGTCTCTAAAATATGCATTAAAGGCTGCAAATTTTTCTTTGTTCTTAATTGGATACACTAAAGATGATACGCCTTTTTGTTTATTAGATCGAGTCCATTTAGGATTTCCGTCCTTACGTCTTTTGATCTTTGCTTCAGGTTCTTCTGCGTTATTATTGTTTGCTGTTTTAATAACTTCAAACTGTGTTGCTGCCATGATAATCTCTCCTCTCTTAATTATTCTTACACTCTCTTAATTACTTTTTCTATTTCCTGTGCCAACAGAAAATCATTTATTGCATTTTCATCGTCAGTAATCAATGTATATTTCCATACTGGGGAACCATGATATGATATATCTTCAACCTTAAATAATGCTCTTTTACCAGTGTTATTTTCTCTATGATCTGACTCCAATAACTCTGTATGAATTCCCCAACTATCATATAGATGTCCATCGTATAGTATTTGAGCCGCAGCTATTAATATATTATATTTACTCACATCAACCTCTGTATTCACTGTTCCGTATAATTTCATTGTTCCAATCTCCTCTCTAATTATTGCACTGTTCACGTACTTCTGGTCTAATTTCTACTTCGATTAATTCCATAATTCTTACTCCTATTCTCTAAATTTAGGCAAAATAAAAAGAAGCCATAAGCTTCTCAATCTCATTCTGTTATTCAATTTCTACAATGGTCTAATAATATCAGGATTCATGATCAGAATACTATCACAATCCCAACCGTAAAGCTCATAATATAACTCATAATCACCTTTGGATAAATTAAGCTTAATTGCATCAACTCCATCTTCGACCATCTTCTCAAAATCTGGCACAACGCCCATTGTATCAAATAAATATTCTGGGAGATATCCCGATAGATCTTGCGTTGGAACCTGCTTTAAATCGGCTTTCGCTGTCCATTCAACAATATTTGCCGAATCATCCAATGTAAATTTAAAGTTTTTGTCTAGTTTATCAATTCTAAAATCATTATCAATACACCATTTCTCCCACGGCTGATCCGCCTTTATATCCGATGCCCATAAACCTCCAAATGGTTTGTTAATCATGTTTCTGTTCACAATTGACATAAACAACTCTTTCTCAAACTTATCACTTCCGTAGTGAATATAAATATTTTCTGACATTTTTCCATCCTTTCGTCAAACTTATCCTGTCATCTGCTTCTCAAACAACTGTCTTTCCAACGCACCAAAATCATAATCACGATCACATTCCAAGTGTGCAAGGTTCGTTACCTTTGGCTTTTGTTTAGCGTTCTTCTTAGCCTGATTTCGTTCCCAGTTTCGTACTGCTGCCTTCCAGTCTTGCATCTTGCTATTGCCCATCATCCAATCTTTGGCTGTGTAATAATCCACAAACTCTTCTGGATCAATCCCATTGTTTCTTTGTTGACAATATCTGGAGACTTGCTCGCAATCAGGCGGTGTGAATCGCTTTATATTATTATTATATTTATTATTATTCTTTACTTTCTTTTTATGTGTCGCTTCTGCGTCGTTTTGGTGTCGTTTCTGTGTAGCTTGTTCGTCTACAAAACCTTGATAAACACTGTAATTTACTATGGTTATGACCGTCTTTTTAGTGTCGCTTTTTACATGTATGATACTGTCGTTTTCCAGTGTCTTTAAAAATTTGATAACCTTTGAATTACTCCACCCCCATCGATCACACAATCTTCTGATCGAAGTAACCATCGATCCTCGCTCGACTGTTTCTAAGTTTCCATCAACATACTTAGGTTGATTATTATAACCTGCGAGAATAAGTAAGTCAATCATTGCTTGTCCTCTGGCAAATGGTTTGTCTTCCCATAGCCAATGATCTGTAATTTTCCGATGGAGTTTGATCCATCCTGTGTTACTCATGGCATCGCTCCCCTCTATATGTGGAGATAAAATTCTCCTTTCACTGTTTTAAATGCTTACCTGTTAATTCATCAATTGCATAATGTGTCATAAATTCATCATAACTCATTATACGTTTACCACAGTCACAGCATGTCATACATTTATTATATGTACAGCATTCAATAATTTCTTCATCTTGAAAATGTCCATCAAAACTATATATATCGGTTCCAGTAGCTTTAAACCTAACAGCCATTCCACGATCACTTCCGCAGTGCGGACATTTTGTTATTAGAGTCTTCATTTTGCACCTCTTTCAATTTCATTCTGTTTTATCCAACGATCAGAAATTTCAGATAGTAATGTAACATACATTCTTTGTTCGTGTACAGTTAATTTACCATTTTTCATTTTATTTTCAAATTGTTTGTATTCCACAATCAAGTCACTATCTGCCCTTCTTTTATAAATACTTTCCATTCTTATCATCTCCTATAATATACATTATTTTTCAGACATAGATTCTACCCAGCGATTAGAAATTTCCACTAGCAACCTAGTCAAATGTGCAGGGAACGCTCTTTTATACATTTATGTTGATCCCAATCCACCATTCGTACCACCACCTATCAAATTTTCGTTTTATTCTTCATTAATCTCCATATGATTTACATCAACAGGGTTCTCTAATTTGAGAATATCTTCTTTCTGTTCTACTAAAGCCTGTTGAGCAATCGCATTAATTTTATTCTGTGCAAAAGCTTCTATTTCGCCTTTAGCTTCTGTAATTGTTTTATCCATTTGTTCTTGAAACTGATCGAAAATAAATTTTGATTCAGATTCCATTGATTTAGTGATCCTTCCTAATTTTTTAAGAATCATTTCTTTGTCACCCTTACTAATAGATTTCTTTGTGCTAAAAAGCTCCTTTACTTCATCATAAAATTCCTGTGCGTCGTTCATATGATCATTCATAGAATCTTTAAATTCATTAGTAATCTGCTGTCTTTTATTAATAAAATCCGCTTCATCAATGTGTCCTTTGCCTTGTATATATTTAATAGTACAAGGTACACCAGCATCTACATTCATTGAGGTAATAACTTCTGCAAATTGAGACTGAGACATTGCAACTTCAATAATTTCATGTCCACCAACATACCAGTCTTCATTTAATCCTCTAGTAACTTTTCCTTCTCTTAATACCATGTGGATGGTATCATTATGTTGAATACTACTACCAAACAAATTACTATGCCCACCATGAGTACGCCTAAATGACAACATGCCAAATGATGGGTGTTTATATGATGTTCCAAGTGCATTTTCTGAGATTTCATAATCTCCTTCTTTTTTGATATTTTCTTCCATTTATTTCCGTTTCCTTCCTATATTTTTATTTGTATTTTTAAAGCATACCAAAAATGATATGCTTTAATCTGTTCTATTTTATTAAGTTACTCTAAAATTCATCCCATTCTTCATCAATTACTAACCCAAATGCAGGATGATATTTTGCTTCGCAAACTACATGATTCTTATACATTCTATATCCTTTTTCGAGAACATATTTTACAGGAAATGGACATTCAAACATATCCAAATCTCCATCTTTAATTGCTTCGTCTAACTTACATTCTGGAATTGCAAGAATAGAATGTCCACAATCCGCAAAGTAATAATTGAACTCTTTTAATTCCTCTGGAAGCCCTTCGTAATTATCTTTCTTTACTCCATGAAGATCTGCTACACTTCTACGAATTGTATTTGTTTCTACTTCTTCCTCTGCTGTCTGATCATCTTTGTCATCAAAAACCGACCATGCTAAGGTTCTGCAAAAATCTCCTGACCAGTTTGAAATTATGGTACAAAATGGCGTTGGAATATCCACAATAAATGGCAATTCAGGATGATATTCACCCAAGGATTTTCCAAACAAATCTTTGTAAGCGCACTCTATTGATTTCATTGCAAGGGATAATCCGCTTCTATCTTTGCATCCTACTGTTGTCAGCAATACAATATTTTCGCCTTCAGCCTCTAATATAACTTCCGCACAATAGAAAGCTCCATCCGCAGTAATATGCAATTTAGTTCCATCCATAAACGGTACTGTGTAATTAGATGATACATTCCTATCAAATTCAATAAGCTCTCTCATTCTAGTTCTTATTTCACTACTGATTTCCTCTGAATAAGATTTTCTCATATGCCCTGTCAACAGAGTATAATGATTAATATATTCCATTACTTGTCCACCTTAACCCTTCTCATTTCTCTGACTTCTTTTTTATACTGTGCGATAGCATCAAGTGCATTTTCAGTATAACAAAAATCATACTTTTTCGCAAAGTTATTTACAGACCTGTAATTGGCTATAGGTACTTCCACGCACCCTTTATCCCGACTATACCGATTATTCATAATTTTCCTTGCAGCATTGTAAATTTCATTACTCATTGCGCTCCAACGCAACGTTAGAACTTTATCTTCTGAATCGTAATTAATCCAACGAGTGTTTTCTTTTTTATAGTTTCCACTGATTGCCATTTCTGTAATTTCGCTATCGTGAATACAAATTGCAAATCCATTCTGTAATAAGCCATGCCCAATTTCTGCTACTCTATCAGCATAATTTCCGCTTTTCTCGGTCAAACAACGACACCAACAACAATCATCTTCATTCCATCTATAATCTTTTGATTTAACCAAATTGATGAAGTCATGATCTTTCGGGTAAAACAGGCATATTTTATCAAGTTTTTTTACAATTTCCACAACACCTTCATGTTCTAATCTTTCTGGTGCCACAGCATCAATACTAATGATTCTTTCTCGACGTTCTTTCTCCCTCTTAGTTCGTTTATATTTTCGCAGAAAATCTTGTTTACTAATAAATCGGTCTAAGTCTAACCAAAAAGAAGCTGTCGTTTCATTCTCAATAATAGATTGTGCCGTTCTGTCGTTTTCAAACTCATTGTAAAAACCCAATCGAATGGTATTACCCCATGCTACTTGTTTTTCCGTTCCTGTTAGGTTTGGAAATCCGTATTCTTCTGATAGTTCTTTAGACTTTTTGTTTTCTTCTGCAATTTTTCTTTCTTTTTCTTCTTTTGCACATTTCGGACATAAATGAGAAAAAGCATAGTCAGCTTTTCTCTGTCTTTCACTCATTTTTCCGATCACATTTACTACGCCATCATGCCCACAAGCGTAAGTACCTTCATATTTAGCCATACTTACCCCCTTTCCTTTCTATCAAAGTTTCATTTTATCTTATGATCGTCACATTCCCATACCGCTTCATAGCAGACATCTAACACATCTCTTACGATTTGTTTCCTTTGACTTAACTTTGCTTCTGTTTTTTCAATATCCTCTTTATCACGCAATAAATACATATATTTTTGATACGGCATATTTGTATCTGCTAGTTTTTCTTCTATGGCGATCCTTTCATCAATTACTTTTCTTAGTTTATTACCTAATTCCTTATTCTTATCTTTAAGCGCTTTGATAATTGCATATCCATACATTCTTTGATATTTAGACTCAAATTTTCCATCTTTGAATTCATAACGATCCTCAACCTTGCAGGCATCTAAAATCTTATCTCCGTTTTCTCTGCACTCATTTAACAATTCTAATAAACTCTGTTCGTTATCAAATGAAGCATAACAAATTTCACCTTCCTTTGTTTCATATATGCAGATATAAGGTTCTGCTGGTTCATAAGCACATGATGCACCATCTCTTCTTGTCATCCCCATTTTATACCATTCCTTTCTAACATAATTATTCTTTACAAGCTACAATGCAAGTTGGATAATTGTAATTATACATTTTTTTAAACAAAGATTCCAGCCTTCTGTACACTCCATCTTTTATCATATCTTTTTCCGTTTCTACATTAGAATAAATAACAATATAATCAATGAGTTCATATTTAAGCTGCTTCATTTTCTGAATATATTGTGTAATGTCCTTTTCCATCAGATCGAAACTGTCTACTTCTGTAAAAAAATAATTTTCTGGAATCCAGTTCATATTCGCAAAAAGATCTTTTTCTTTATATAATACAATCAAACAATTTTCTGGTGGGCATTGCTTTAATAATCGTGTTAACAATTTGGACTTTCCAATACCCTTTAATGTTAATATTTCCATTTCTATCATTCCTTCTTATCAAATATTTGTTTCATTACTATTTACTGACATGTGTTTATTAATGCCGTTACTGTGGATTGACACAGATTTTTAAAGCATTTTGAACACAAAAAGACTGGATACGTCTCTACATAGTTTCCATCTTTATATTGAAACACAATCTTTTTCATATTCTTATCTTTATCCGAAAATTTTCTACACTCAATACAAGCTCCAAATTCATCTGGCAAATCTGCCACATTATATATTTTCATAATTATATCACACCTTCCTACTCTTCTGAAATAATTTCCACCGCTGCTTCGTAAAATCTGTTGTACAAAGTTGTATTTGTTTTAATAAGCTGAGATTTAGACAATCCATGAGCATATTCATCCCAGTTGACACCATTCTCTGTCATCTTAGTGTAGATTTTCCGATACACAGACGTTCCACCTTTAGACCTATTTCCAATATGATTAGCATAATTGGTAATCTTGATCTTCATTTCTTCCCAATCAGGCTGTGCATTTTCTTTGCGGAACTGTCGCAGAAGTTTTTCCAATGAATTGACTAACAGATCAGGATACTTGTCATAGCAAAGATCAATCGTTGGTACATTGCCTCTTTCGCTAATATTATACTTCTCTTTGTATTCTTTCCGATCCTGTTCCCACACAATTCCATATGTGTTAGTGAGATACCTGTATACTTCTTTAAGAATATCTCTCGTAGTAGTTCCTAATTCATCAGATTCTTTTAGAATATCATTAATGATAGAATATACGTTGGATTTCCATTCGTTAAGTTTGTATTCTGCAATAACACTTTCAGTATCTACTACTGGAATATCTTTCGTAGGTTTACCGATCTGCTTATATAGTTCTTTTCGTTCGGTTTTCATCTCTTTTACAATGTCCGCCAACTGATTAAAACCTTTGATAGTAACATTGTATAGGCGTTCATTGTTTCTTTCCATCTGCCTCATAAGTTCTGTCTGTTCTGTAAGAAATTGCTCCACTGTTGTTACGGGAGTTCCTGTTCTTAAATTTCCATGACGATAAGCTCCAATCACATCCCATACCCAATCCATAAAGGCATCAGCCTTGGGTTGTCTACGTCTTCTACAAATTTCATAAATGCCACGTTCATTATAGATATAACTAGAATAAGATTTTCCATCAGTTGTTTCCAATTTGGTAACAACTGAATCTCTATCTAGTCTTTCTTTATTAGCATCGTGAATTTTTGCAATGGCGACTCTAGGATCTTTATATTCTAATGCAAACCCAATCTGTTGTCTGCTCATCCACAACTGATCCTCAGCACTATAAAAATCACACGCTATATCGTTAAAATTTTCCGTTTTTACTAACTGTAGGTTCATTCTTCATCTTCCTTTCTAAACTGTCTTATTTTTCTCTACACTCATTATTTTTGTATAACTGTATTCCGTAAACTAATAGAAATAAAATCAACATTTAATTCCAACTATTAGTGTGCCAATCCTAATAGAAACCTATTCTATTCCTATTAGTTCTCTATATAATCAACACCTTACCTATTAACAATTCTATGCTTAGTTAATCATTAATTTGTGTATAATAAATTTGACAAAGAACCGACCTGCCAAATCGGTTCCTGCCAAATATTTCCGTAAAATAAAAAGAACCTTCCGTTCGGTTCTTTGCCAAAATTATTATATGGAATTATTTAATAAATGCCGTTCCTATTTTTATAATAAACCAAGTCCATAAAATAATAGTAGTTGGTTTATCAATAACTCCTATTGTATCATCTAGTAAGTCAGTATATTTCTTTAAGTTTGTATTGTAATATTCATCAATTAATTTCAGAGCTGCATTAACAATAAAAACAATAGTCTCTAATGTAATCATTACTCCTACAAATACATCTGAATACCGAATAATCTGTTCTAATTCCATACTTCATCATCCTCATCTTCATTATCATATAAATTTTCCACAGGTGCCGTCTGTTGGAACATATCTGTTGGAGATAGGTTTCTAGCCTCGCACATTGCACAAAAGACTTTCAATACCTTATCCCATTCATGTTCTTGAATCCACTGAAGAAATGGTTTCTTTCCACGTTTCTTAACATCAATCTGATATTTATACTGTAAGTTCTTATAAAGCTCATTCCACATAACAGAGAATTGCGTTCCTGTTACCGCAGCCAACTTCCTAATCCCAGCGTTCATCTTATTGCGATCATCCCATGTTAAAATTTCCGCTGCTAATAACTTGTTATCATTCTGCAACTTCTGATTCTCTTCTTTAAGTTCTTTATTTTGTGTTCGCAGATCGGTTACCATAGCAAGCTTGACATCCTCAGAAAATGACGGGAAGTAGTGTTCAATGAACTGTGACTCTTTCCCAAAGTCAACTGCACCGCCTGTCTTACGGATGTTTTTAAGATATTCTTTAATCTGTTTCTTCATCTGCTTTGCAATCGGCTTACGTGATTGCATACACACTTCATAGAGTCCATCTTCTGTGAGAAACCAAAATGGAACTTTAGTTTTTCCATCAGTGTCTAATTGACCTAAATTCTGAGTGCCAAGATTGTTGGCAGTCAAAATTTTAGTCTTAAATTTTTCATCTGAATCAACAGATTGTAACATCATGTCTGTCTTATATTTTCCATTATCTCTCTTACTGTAATCAATCCATTCTGCAACATCTCTCGCAAGGAATAACGGATCTTCAATACTTCTATACAGATCAATTCGTCTGCCTAAAATTTCCGTTGTGTCAACAAGCTGCACACCTGCCTCTACCTGTTCTTGTTCTCTCTGTTCTTCTATCGTGATATAATCGTTGATAAAAACATAATATCTTACGCTCTCAGCAAGGTTTGAAGTTTCCATCAGTAAAGATAATCTGATTAAGCATTTAAGAGTGAACACCTTAGCACCCTTATAACCGAATGAGATATTTAATCCGTTCGGATACGTTACCATGATTCTTCCCTTCTGTTTTTCCGTTGTTGCATCCTGACCATCAATAATCTCCTGCACTGTCTTAACTTCCATCCCATCTTCCAAAAATTCTTTACGATACTTCGTACACAATCGTTTGACTTCCTCAACATCTCCATCAAAAAATCGTGCTACCTGTTCCGTAGTGATATAATCTCGTCCAGGGAGCCACGGAATCGGCTTGATCGTAACTTGTTTTAAAAGTTCTGTGTTCTGCACCAGTTCATCTCTCTTTGCCTTATCCAAAATTGGATCGCAAGGGATTTCCATTTCGTTTAGATTCATAATTAATTCCACCTTTCTTATGTAAAAATTTGTATAAAAAAAGACACTCTGGAATTTTCCATAAGTATCCTAGTTACCTATATTAATTTGTATTCACTATAATTCTAGTTCATCAATTTCTGGCGTATCGGAATGATCCATTTCCCTTAGTTCTTCAATGCTAGTTCCTAATGACATAATAGCCAATTTGAATTGTTCGGGATCAACATATCCCGCAGGTCTATGCCAAAAATTTTTAGCGAAGTCTGGATTATCTTCTTTTTCCCATTCATAAGCTCTGTGAAATGCTTCATCATATAGTAGTCTAGCTCGTGTTGGCAGCTTCATCGGATCATATCCTCTACTTTGCTGTCTATAATCTTCTATTATGTTATCCCAGCTAAGATCATCAGGAATCTTTTCTATTATGTATACTTCTTGTAAAGCTTCTTCAGGTACATCAGGATAATAAACTAAAGCATATCTTTCGTTTCCATCCTTAATGTATTTGTATACTTCATGTTCTAGGTCTGGAAGTGCCGTATATTCTAATCCGCTTTCTTTTAGTTCCTTTACCCAATTTCTTATAGAAGATGCTTGTCTCCACACATCTTTTCCATAATGCTTGAATTTATTCATATTCATAACTCCTTCCATATATAATCTGCTTTATCAAATAATATTTTCCATTCTATCTTCCGTTCCAAAGATCGGAAAAAAACTTATAAATCCCATACAGAATAGCAACAAATGCTATAACCATTAAAATTCCATAGCCACCACCTAAGATAGCTCCTAACATATATTCCAAACTATCCTCTGGAACGATAAATATAATTATTAATAATAAAACCAACGGCATAATTTATTCTCCTTTGCTTTGTTCTTGAAGTTTCTCTGATCATCTGGTATCTCAACCAATATGTATATATTATCATTTTCTTCAACCATCGTAAACAGTCCGTAGAAATTACACTTCACTTTCCTCTACCTCACTTGCGAATAACTTGTACTCATAGTCGTAACCACCGCCATCACAAGGTATATCAATATCTCCTGTATTAATCTTTTCCGCTACAATATTTCTTGCTTCGTCCTCTGTTTCTGCTTTGATTTCAACTGATCTCTTATATGTTTCTACAACATCTATTATATATTTTTTCATGTAAATTTCCATCCTTCCTATTGTTTTTCTAGTGCTTCAATAAAAGTCTTATACATAAGAATATCTTGCTTAAGACAGTTCTCAAAGACCACTTTGCCTTTTTGATTAAGAAATAAATCAGAAGAAAGATTTTGTAATCGTATTTCATAATTTTTCTTTCGTCTATTTAATTTTTCCAACAATTCTTCTCGTGTTCCACATTGTCGGATGTCGGGACCTAAGCTACTATTTAATTCCATATCATTTCCATACCAATAGAAATTTCTTTTTGAGTCTGGGCTGCATACCAATTTACATACTACACCAAGACCATCTGGTTTGGTCGTTGTTCCATAATTTGATTCTACTAAAACTCTCATGATTATTTCCATCCTTCCTACGATAAAATTGACATTTAATTTTCATCATCTATAACTTCCATACAAACTTCTCGTGCTTTATCCCAAACATTGAGCATAATAGTTGCATCATGTACTGCTGTTGTTAATTCTTTTACCTCTTCTTTCAGTCTTTTATACTGTTTGAGTGAGATTTCTTGCGTATAGCTTTCTGCCTGAACCAACTTCATATGAACAATTGCTAATGTTTTCGTCAGGCTAGATAAAGTTTGAGAAGCATCTTCATACTCTTGACATATTGCCACCATCATTTCTGTATCATATTTTTTATCATTCATAATTTCCATCTCCTATCTGCAAATAGATCCATCTGCATTGACAAGCTTATTTTCCATTTCTGCGTTGTTGTCTGCAATATTGTGTAACACATAATACAGCAGATCATCTTTTTTAGACAATTTTCCAACGCTTTCGGTTAACATTTCCATATCTTCTTTATAATCATCTACAAACGTGTCATAGTCCATTCCTAAAGACATATTAAATAAGATGTTTGCGATTCTTTTTGCTTCTTTGTTTTCCATAACTAATCACTCTCCTATTCTTTAATCTCGTTTGCAATGTCGTTTCTTGTTCCTCTGATAGAGCATCCTTCTGTATCATGTCGCATCAGGATCTCGTAAATCTGTTCCTCCTCTTCCTCTGTTAGAGAAAATCCTCCCCAATATCCATAATCATTCTCTCCGTGACACATAACGATTCCGATAATTTCCTGTTTTGTTTCTGCATTCATAATTCTTCCATCCTGTTCTTCTACGTCAATCCATTCTGGTTCTCCATCAATGTAACATCCGCAATCTTCTGCCCCAAACTCTAATTCAGTAGGGTTAAAAGTGATATTATCCATCATGTATGTTTTAATTTCATTTTTTGTAAGATCTACATTGTATTTTTCTGCAACCGCTGTGTAAAAATCATCAAGTATATACGCATCAGGGTTTTCCATGATACCGCTAATACTAAATTCTTCTGCATAATATTTTCCGTTGATTTCTACGATGTCACGCCATGTGAATTTGTGTTCCTTAAATTCATTAATAATGTCACTTGCAATCATTCCAATAATCGGCTGTTTTCCGCATTGCTGTCGTTCTAGCTCGCAGTTAACTAATTCCAATACATCAATATCCAGTCCGTTCTCTGTTTTTACGATTGCACTATAATAATCTCTATATTTGTTCATAATTTCCACCTCATATCTTTCTTCCAAATCTGCATTTTATTATCCGACTAATTCTAAGTATCCAGCCTTCACAAGATCCTCTTTTTGTGATAATGGCTGCGGTACATACTGCATACCCTTTTCTCGATCGTAGTCGTAATACCATACACTGTATTCTTCAATCGGTTCCAATATATGGATCGCAAGACTAACTTCCATTACGTTTACCGCCTGAACGCAAGCGTTCTTCATATCTTCTAAACTACATAATGTGCTGTATTGTGGTTTTAATTTTTCCACAAAATCTTCAAAGTCTAATCTTTCATACTCTTCTCTGCTAACTTTCATTCGTTCTTACCTCGTTTCTTTCCATTAAAAAAAGGAAGATACATTTCTGCATCTTCCTAGATTACTTTGTTCTTATTTAATTTTCCGCTAGTCTATACACCATTCAGGCGTTCCGTCAATATAGCAACCACAATCTCCGGCAAGAATAATTTCCGTTGGATTTAATGGTATATTATCCATTGTATATGTCTTAATATCCTTCGGACTAACATCATACTTCTTTGCTACAGCTTCTAAAAAATCATCAATCTGATATGTATTTTTATCATCCATCAAACCACTAATCATGAACTCTTCTTCATATAATTTTCCATTGACTTGTACGATATCTTTCCATGTAAAATGATGTTTCTTGAATTCATTTAAAGTGTCTTTGGCAAACGATTTTCCAAAGCATCCATCTTTGCAATCGCAACTACTACAATCTATATAAGAATGATGATTGCAAGTATTATTACATTTGTTTACGTCAATATCTAATCCGTGATCTGTTTTTGTAATTGCATGGTAATAATCTTTATATCTAAGCATATTTTCCACCATCCTTATTCACATTCTTTCTTTCCGATAAGCTGAATAATGCAACCAAAATCTCCAGCACGATATACTCTAATTTTGTCTGCCTTATAATCTGCCATCAATCCTACATCGTCATAGATTTTGAGCCATGCCCTGAATCCTGATGATGTTTCAAATTCCATCTCTAAGGTATAGTGATCTCCGATCTTTGCGTTCTCATCCACAATATAAGCATTATATCTTCCATCACAACCAAAATTTAAGATATTCGCCTTCAATCCGTCTTTTGTTGTGCCTACAAAAATTAAAGCCGCAATATCACTATCCCCAATAAATTCTCTATCGTATTCTTTATATGATTTCATAATTTCCACCTTCCTATTCTTCATAATTTTCTAAATCCCAATGTTCTTTTAAAAGCTGGATCACAAACTCAGGATATCCCATAAAGTAATACCATTCATAAGATTCTTCTATCTGATCTAGTTCTTCTCTAGTAAGATCTTCACAATATTCTTCATTATATCCGTTTTCGTCTGCCCACGTTTCAAAATCCATTGCCGTTTTCTGAAAATCTTTAACCTTATCACTAATCCGTTGCAAGTCGTTCTCTTCAATCGTGATTAAAGGTTTTCCATAATCATCGTAAAGATCTTCCCACAAATCATTATTCCATTGGATCTTTGGTTCGTGCTGGATATAAATGTTTGTTAATCCGTTTACATTCAATCCCGTTGTAGCTACTAATTTTCCAGTTTCTTTTTCTACGCCATAAAACATTCCCGGTTTTACACAAAATCCACCGTAAGAGGCGTGTCTAAAATGTTCAGGCAAGATCAGTTCTTTGAACTCGTACATAATTTCCTTCTTTCTGCCTATCAGGACTTTAAATATTAATAGTTTTCCTTTATTATACACGATAATTTCCATCGTGAAAAGTGACGGGATAGGAATCGAACCCACCGATAAAAGCACTCTTTTATCTACCATACGCCACCGTTTTTCCGTTCCAATACGTCACTACCATCAACCAGTAGTACAGTCTTTCCGTTCATATAAAGTAACTATTAGCTTCAATAGTCGAGTCTTTCCGTTATGGTGTATACTCATATCATCATGAGTAGTAAAAGCCTTTAATTGGCTATGTAACTAAATAATTCTGACGGATCTTCTTTTAAAATTTCCGTCATGCCGTTAATTGCTTCTTCTTGCGTTCTGTATTTCCGAAAAATTCCGAACGTGTTCTTGAATAATAAGAAGTATTTGTAACCATGTAAGCTATCATCAATTCCAGCGTTCGGAGGATTTTCCGTAAAGTATAACGTGTGATACTTGCGTTCTACGTGACACGCTAATGATTCCATAGTTGTTCTGCGACTCATTCTTTCCACCTACTTTCTAATCTTCTTTATATTTAAAATAAACGTCTACATTGTTCTTATCATCGTGGCTCCAACTAGATCCAACGTATTTTCCACTCATACCACAATCTTCTAAATCGTACTCACAACATAAGTCATTGTATTCATCGGGCGTATTACAAAAAATTTCTGTTCTACCATCTGTATAAGTGTTTCTTACGATCATAATTTCCACCTACTTTCTTGTATTTAACATTTTCTTTCTAAAATCTTTTATTTGTTCCATCGTTAACCATTTAGGTTTTTGTTCGTCTGTAAATGAATTCCATATTTTTTCCATCTCATCGCAATGTTTTTCAATGCTTTCTTTATATAAGTATTTCTTACAACCGTTTCCATTTCTTAAGAAGTATTCGCAATCTGCTTTTAATCTACTTAGAAACTGATAATCACGTTCTCTAAGATTCCTTGAAAATGGTTTATCGCATTTGATTTCTTGCATTACTGACTGATTTGGTTCACCACAAATATCTCCAAGTTCATCCATGTAAGCACCAGTGTATAAGTCAAGTCCATTTTTCCCATCGTTTATGTCAAAATATAGCTTTTCGTTTTCATCTTTATAGCATGGATATTCCATAAATCCACCACCAAAACCGACGAATTTTACTGTTAATGTATTTGTATTTTCCATGTTTCCACCGCCCTTCTATAATCTTTCCATCAGTTCTACGGCTAAGATATACGCTACATACTTCCATACGTTCACATATCCGTTTAGATCTTCCAGCTTGCATTGTAATACCGTATGGATCATTCCATCGCAGAAGCCCTTGCTTTTAAGTTCTGCGATAAGATCTTTCTTTGCGATCGGTGGCAAGGCTGCGACTCTGATTTTTCCAATGTCAAAAGTGTTACGTTCTTCCTTTTCCACTGTCTGAATCACTACCATGTTTGTTCTTGTCATCTTTAAAATTTCCATAATTATTCTCCTATTCTTCCTCATCTTCTATACATTCGCCACAATCTATTGCTTCATCTTTACAAGCATACAATATACCGCCAAATCCACAGTTACACTCCCAATCCTCAAACAATTCCTGGATAGAATCTCCATCGTTCATAAAATATCTGTCCATAGATTCCATTAAATCTTTTAATGAAAAACCGTGATCAATCATCCATTGTAACTGATACTGTTCATAAGTTTGTTTCTTTGAAATTTCCATTTTGTGTACCTTCCTTTTTATAAATCATTTCTTAATGTTGTTAAATTCCATTCAATAAATGACGAATCATCGTTTACTTGTTCAATACGTGCAAAACTTCCATCATCGGATATATCGACAAATAATCCATAATCACTATAATCCTTTTCAGAAACACTCATATCAATTTCCAATTCTCTACATTCTATGTTCAATTCATCCTGATATTGTTTTCTAATAAATGCAACCGCTTCTTCTTCTGTACTAAAAACATAAAGCGGTGAATCACAATCAAAACTGTAATAAACAGATACAAAGTATAAATCTTTTAAGTTCTTTTCCATTCTATCGTTCCTCCTGGTTATTTCCACCAATTTTTATATACTTCTATAATGTCATCAGAATTATTTTCAAAATCTTTTCCATGCTTATAGATTGATATATCAGTTGCTTTAATCTCATCACTATGTAACCACTTCATAGTTTCTCTAAGTTGTTCATACCCGTAAACTTCATAGCTATCCCTATACCCATTCTTATCTTCATAATAGATAAGATACGTTGCACGATGATTCATAATCTTCCATCCTCCTATGCCGTAATCAGTTCATAATCTTCCAGTAGCTCCATCAGGTTTGCTTTTTTCCATCTATGCAACACTCGATCACCCGTTTCATTTCTAATCGGTTTGGCAAGCTGATTCCCATTGTGATCTTTCTTCCATTGCATAAATTGTTTAACTGAATTGTGATAATGTCCATCGTTGTGGACTTCTATGTATTTGTTCTCATTCCTTTTGTTTCTGTATATAGTAATCGTTGTCATAGTTTTACACTCCTTCCTTAACTTCCATTGCCATCCAATCAGCTTTCTTGATCTTTTCCATACCGTGGAACACTAAGAAGCCGTTTACATGGTTCATAGTTGTTGGGCTGTAATCGTTCCACAATCGGATAAGTTTTCCGTTGACTAACTTACAGACAATAGTTTCATATGATTTAAGCTCGTAACCATTGTCGATAACTCTTTCTTTTGCTTTACCGTAAAAACTCTTTCTTCCAGTAAGACAAGGAATATCATAAAATCCAGTGTACATTGTATTTTCTTTTCTCATAGTTCTAACCTTCTTTCTATCTGATTTTTCCATTATCTGCGATCGCTTCTACGTCATCACAGTAACTATTACAAGGATTCCATACACAATAGCTTGTTACGTGCTTTCCTTTTCTTACACGTTTGTTATACGCAAGGTAGTAACCTTTTCCATACGTTCCATGTTTACCTCCGGCAGAAACACTTTTAATAATTTCCACATAAATCGTATGCTTTACAGCACGTTCACGAATCATTTTATCGGTTAATTTTCCAGTGCTGATATACTTTACTCTATAGGCTTTTAAGTCGTACTCGTGGCGTATATAATCGTTTACAAGCTGGATGTTTTTATTCTTTGCATTGATCTTTACAATAGAATCATCGAGCTTGTTTTTTGTTCTATGAGTGTTAAATTTTACAATGACAACGGTAGTCCCTGGATAGGCATATGATTCCTTGCGAACTTTCCAGCAATAACCATCTGCCGTATCAATTGTACCGTCACTGTTATAAATGCCGTTTATCGTTCTGTACGTGCTTCTTTTTGTCTTTGCGTGTACAGTATTTCCAAAGATTAAAAAAGCCGTAAACATGAGTGCTACAGCTAATAGGATCTTGATTGTTTTGTTCTGTTTTGTTCTCATTGTGTGTTTACCTTCTTTCTTAATATTCAAAATTCGGAAATAGTTCGTATAAATCTTCTTCATCTATGTATTTTCCATTAATTGTGATACTAACGGCATAGGATACAAAATATTTTCCATTATCATCTTCTAAACCATCATCATCTTCTTGTTTCCAAAAAGAAAAGCAACTACCACAAATACAAATATCTTTTGCTTCTAAATTGTTAATAAAATGCTGATTGATTTCATTAAGAACGAATTGTTCAAAATTGAAATTTTCCGCTTTTGCTAATGTGGATTTTCCCGTTAACCAGTCTGCATCTTTTCCACGTAAAGGATCAATAAGTTCTCCATGTTCATTCTCTTGAAATATGTCGGCAGAAATCCCATGCAATTTAATTGTGTCAAGTTCTCTATATTTTTCAAAATTCATAATCATTTACCTTCTTTCTTATTCTGTATCTGTATCATCATCAAAAAATCCAACGCAAGCAAGCATATAGACAGCGGTAATCATTACCAACAACGCTTCTAATATAAAGGCTTGCGGGATCTTTATAAACGCAATAATAGCCATTGCAATTCCTACAATCGCAACGGCTATATCTATCGGTTGTGGTTTATGTAATTGTATTTTTTCCATTGTTCTTTCCTCCTCCTACTCGTCAACTCTTTCTATCATAAAATTACCACCGTGATATAAGTTCAGTCCGTGATTTCCACCAGTGATATACATATCATCAGTGATCCCATCACGTTCTATATCTTCATCTGAAACAAATACGCCCATATTTCCATTAGATTCTAGTTGATCGATCGCAAGATCTAAGATTGCACCATAATTCGTTGTAGGTTCGTCAACTGTTACAAGTTCGCTGAAATAACCAAAAATCACTTTATATTTTGTCATAATATCCTTCCTTCTGCCCTTTACGGGACTTTATTTCTTTATAAGTTCAATAAAATAGACAAGTCGTGTTTTGACTTGTCTATAATATTCAATCTATAAATACGCCACAAACTCTGAAAAATCAACCGTATCATATAAGTTCTTGATTTTCTCATGATATACATTGTCAAGTTCTTCTTGAGTATCTACCCACGGCATACCATTAAAAACCTTCTCAGCTTCTTGTAAGATATACTGTTTTGCTAATGGCTGTAAATCACAAACAACCGTTTCTGCTTCTTTATGTGGGCAAAACGGTTCAATAAGATCCTTTCTTATGTTATCTTGAATATAACTTTCCAAACTTGAACCGTTCTTTTTATCATCTGATTTATTAAAAAATTCTAACAGTTGTCCAACCGTTAGAATTTTAATCTCATTGTCATCATATTCATCAGCATATAAATATTGTTCCATAATTCAAACACTCCTTTTATTTCTCTAATATGGCTTAACAATAGTTCCATAGATTGCATGGAACAAAGTATTTTCATACTTTTCATTTTCACAACCACTTAATTTTTTTAGCTGATTTCTCATATTTTCATATACTTCCTGGAATTCTGTATATGCTTTTTAGATACTTCTAACTGTTTTTCTAATGAAACAAGATTGTCTTTTAAATCGTCAATCCTATTATTGATCTTTTCTTTAATCTGATTTACGTCATAAAGAATAGGTATATATTGCCTATTCTCGTATTTTGTTTCGTGGCAAAAAATAGAGTCGTGTTCATAACCGCTGGACTCAGACCATCCACAGATTGATAATTCTGCACTATTATCTTTTGCCGTATATGTAGCTCCGTCAAAATTCTTTGACATATTTTTGAATGGTGCACCATCTTTTTTGGTTGGATATGTAACTTTCTCCCATTTTTCAATTAAGCACTTTGTTCTTTCGATCTGTCTTTTGATTTCTGTCTGAATTCCATCTAAATCATAATAGTTCATAATATACCTCCTTAATTTAAAATTGAAATGTAGCCGTTGAATGCTGTAGAATTAACATACCAACCACGAATATTCATTTCACGACTGAATTTTTCATAATCAAAATAATTTGATACACTTGTTGGAATATTTTCAAGTAGTCCAGTATTATCAACATACTGATAAGCAACGTCTTTCATGCTGTCGCAATCTGAATAGATGATATAGTTACCATCTTCTACAATGTCAAAGGCTTCATCTAAAGTTGATGTTTCTGAACTAATTTCATTAAATACCGTTCTTTCTTCATCTGAAAGTTCTGAATACCGTTTTCCAATTTCCTGGAGTCTTGAAAGTGGTGTGTATTCTCCTAAGTCCGTTGTATCAAACTCTGCATCATAATCAGCGATAAAGTATTCTTCATATTCTGCACCAATGCCGATTTCTTTCAAGATGTTTTTGATTTCGTCTTCATCAGCAAGTGGGAAATTTACAGCTTTATCAATGATTTCTCCTTCATTGTATTTCCCTAAGTTTGTAACCCATGCTGTAAAACCGTCTTTATTTGTGTTCGTGTTCATGATAATACCTTCTTTCTTTAGTTACCCGACTTATAAAAGCGGGATTTTGTTTATAAGTACAATTAAAGACACAACTCTTGTTGTGTCTTGTATTCTACTTATAAATTATGCATTGTACATTGCGTATTCTTCACCCAACATACAACAAATATCAGATTGTCTTTTACAATCACCTATTAAAACCCATGTGACTTTTCTTGCCATTTCCCTAGAATCAAGATTATATTTAGTAAAAATATAATCAATTTTTTCATCTACTGAATAATATTTAAAAAATAATGGTAATTGTGTTTGTTTTAAAGAAGCAATTGCTTCTTTAATTTTATTATTTTTATTTTCATCTTTATATAATGTAATCATCTTTACTCCTTTACTCTTTTGAGATTTTAATTCAGTTATAAGTTCATGAATGGATACAAATAACAATATCGTAGACAGAGGTCAACTAAATGTGCATACTACGCAAGGCGTTAATTTGTACCCCATCATCGACCTATAAAAGAATTATGAAATCTTAACCAGCTTTATAACTGGTTGATTCATTGTTAATCTTTAGGTTTTGATGTTTTATTCAAAAAAGATTTTTCAGAGTGTTTATAAAACACCCTTAAGTTATACCGTTCAATGTAATGTATAGTGTTCTGCGTTGCTGGTGTCTCCCGACATTAGCCATACATACTAACTAATGGGTTATTAGCTAAATAACCTTAATGTCACTTATTGCATCGGGCGACACTCTACCCTATCATCTTTTTTACATGGGTTATGGCGTTACCATGAGTTTTTATAGAAGTATTCTTTTCTTCTTTTATTCGGTTGTGTTTAACCGTTTTAAATAGGGATTTAAAAAGTCTGAATTGACTTTTTAGAAAAGATATGGTATCCTAGAATTGTCTAGGTTCAGGGATACCGAAATCCCAAAGATGATATGGGCAGAAAGCCTTTTTTGATTAAGGCTGAACGCCTTTATCATCTTTTTTTATTTAATTTTTGTAACCAGCATCTTAACTGGTATCAAGTTAAGTGAGATTTTAAACTCTGCGGATCAATCAAGATCGTTTGTTTTGCTTCTCTTTTAACTTGTCTTTATTATATCATGTATTTACTTGATTTGTCAAGTATTTATTTGATTTATTTTTTGATTTTAAAACAAATCAAATTGTGATATAATTGTATCAATCAGATATGATTTATTGTCATATCCTTTTGACAGTTATTATTATATCAAGTTTTTACTTGATTTGTCAAGTATTTATTTAATATTTTTTAAAAATATTTGTTTACTATTTAATATAATAAATAAAGGAAGGTAAAACATACATGATATATATAGATAATACTCAATTGATCGCAAGTATAAAAGAATTACAATTAAGAAAGAATTATACGCAAAAACAACTTGCAACGGCTATTGGTATCTCACCAGCTAATTTATCTAATATCCTAAAAAACAAAAAGTCATTGACGTTTGAAGATGTCAATAAAATTTGTAATGGTTTAGGCTACAAATTGGACTATCGTTTTATAGATACAGATAATACTAGCAAAGATCAATAATAACGTGTACTCTGCCCCTATGCACTCATAAAGCCTTATACAATCGTTTAAATGCTTTAGAATGTAACTATGCAAAGATCATTTGTATTATATAGAAGAAACACGTATAAAACAGTATTATAAACGCAATATATAAGTATATCTATTATAGCATAATGTATGACACTTGCGTATGCCGTAGGTGTACTCTTATATAGTATTATGTATATGTAGTATATTTATTAATTGTGTCTTTAGGGTGCATGGTATATAGTTGTATATTATACTATTATATGTTATTATATAGTTATCATAGTTTGGATCTAGTTTTGCGTGGTAGTATGAGATATACTATCATGTTATATTTGTATATGTATTTGTTTATGTATGATAGTTTGATCTTGTATGATTGCTATATATTAATTTGTTTAGTTTATATTTTAATTTGTGTAGTTATCGCAAGTGCTGGAAGTCTGCCAAACATCGAACACTTGTTTGGTTAGTAGTGTAGCATGGTTTTATGGTGTTGTCAAGTGGTATAGATTATAGGTATATGTAGGTGGTTGGTATAGAGTGAAGTTATAGGCGGGTTGGTGGCGTGGATAGACTATCCAACACATTATGTAAAAGTGTTGGATAATAGACAAGTGTTGGTTAACAGTCGTTTGCTAGTAGTCCGATATCGGACTATAACGACACGTACAGAATATTGTACAGTTTGTACACTATATTAAATAACCATATAACGTAGTATCCTATACTATATGGAAATAGTTGGAAATTATTTGCACTCTGCCTCCTGATCTTCCTACAAATTATTTACAGTTATTTATAAAATTCATTTGATAAAATTATAGTATTTCAAATAGATTTATCCAGTATTTACCATAGTTTTTATATATTTATAACTATACTATGTAGGGGGTATATTTACATATTTCACAATATAGTTTTTATACTTTTTGCCTTGATGTCTTCAACACGCCAAATATCTCCCTTTCATTTTTTAATCTATTATTTTCCAATTTTTTAATCACTTTCTTCCAATTTCTTCCTTTTTTCTTAAATCCATCAAAATCCCCACTATTCTTGCACTTTCACTACTTTTCTCCTATCTCATTAAAAAAACATTACGTCGTAAGTGACGTCGTTCAACTTCCCTATTTAAGCCACTTTTGACAATTACACCTTACCCAAAATGACCAGATTTTTTACTTTTTCGCACCTAACACACCACTTAATCCCTCATAAATACTGACTTCAGACGACCTCACTCAAATTTTATTGCCATTTTGACCAAAATCAGATCTTTTACACACCTCTTTTTTGCAAGTTTCCATTTTCAAAACACTACCACAAACTTCTCTTCTCTCCTTTATTTTTACATTACATCTTAAAAACCCAAAAATTCATTTTTGTACCCATGCCTGACGACCTCACTTTTTGATTGTCAAAACAGGGTGTCACCAATTTCGTACCTATCTTGCATCAAAACCCTTATAAATACTGAATAAAACGACAATTACTCTTCTACTCCTCTTCTCTCTTATCCCAAGCAAACATGCAAAATTATTGCGCAGTTTAGGAGAGGCAGGATAAGCGTTAGCGTTCCTTCTCGACATTGCTACCGCAGGTAATACCACTTACACTCTTCCATTTCTCAAAAGATCATGTTATACTGCCATTGAGGGCTTAGGCAACCCTTAGCATCTACGCCAAAACAGACATAAAAAATGATATTAAGGTATTCAAGTTGGTACCCCAGATAATGTATCTGCAAATGCATTATCAGAATTTATGTTCAGGGAAATTTCTCTGGGCATATTTTTTACACCTTACAATCTATCATTGCAATAAAGTATCTTATATGATATAATCGTGTATATGGCATTGAACAAGACATTCAATGTATTCCATGTATCAATAAAAACAATCCCTCGCAAGGCAAAACATTTTAATAAGATGGAATCCCTTGAACTATCAACCAGATTTGTGACAGATAGTGAACACAAGCAATCTATCAATCAGACACTCAGCCTTGCAAGCAGGGATTATTTTTATGCAAAAAATTATCTTTCATACAGTCCTATAAAAAATCGCACTCTACAGATCATAAATCCATTTTACCTATCTACTCTAACAACTCTCCACGACATACCACAAAATCCATATTTGACGGATATACTCTTCTAAACATTGAGAATCACATATAATCAACACCAACCATTATGCAGCAGATTCCCTAGTCAGACATTTGCCACAACCCATCTTAGATCCACGGTAAAAATATCTCTTCATTATACCATTAAAAAATGTACTCTGAGAGAGCAAATTTCAATTCTACTATCTTACCCTAACAAGTTATCGCCAGAACATATAAAATGGAAATTAGCATCCGATTTCTCGCCTAAACATTGCAAAAGTACCCTAAGTAATTTCACACATAACCTGGCTCTCGCACTAATATCACATAAGGGGTACACTTTACATTGAAAAGATCATTGTCGGCACTAGTATATATTGTACATGAAAAAGTACAATGATATTTCCTATGAAAAAAATGCACCTGAGAGATCATAAATCAATTTTACACCTCTCCCCTACCAACAATACCAATTTACCTATAGAATTGAAATTCACCACAAAAAGCTCTTCTAAATGTACAGAATCCAGTATAAAGAAAATTACATTCTACCCAGATAAAAATATAACTAACTTCCCTCATTGCACCCGTTGACAAGGTGCAAAAAGTATGTTAAAATACCAATATGCTTAAAAAGAAAACAAAGAAAGAAAGGATATATATTGTGAAGAATATGAGTAATTTAAAAAGTAATTGCAATGAAGAGACAAAACTCTCTTTCAATTTGCCACCAAATATTACACCAGATATGATATGCCAGATAATCAATTCTGGTAATCTGTGCAAAGATTCTTTTAAAGAATATATGTTGGCAGATACCAGAAAAGAAATTGCAATGAAGATTCATAGTTATTGGAAAGATAATTCTGAGATATTATATCCAAGATCTTCAAGATTATATATGTGGTTGTACTACAATGAGATAACCAGAAAAAGATTACGGACATTGCAGGAAGAAAATATAAAACAATTATCATATATGATCTACATGATGAAAAACAAAGAAAGGAGAAATTAAAAGATGATCAATACAATTGTCAAGACAGATGAAAGATCAAAAGAGAAAAGAGATGAGCGTCAGCGAACACGGAATTTTTTCGTTGAGTAAGCGTCAGCGACCGAAACAAAAAATAGGTAGGGAATATTTATATTCCCGTGTTTTGTATAGGTAATATGTCCTATATAGATAACACGTCTCTTATAGTTAATATTGTCGGTTAAGCGATTAAAAATTATTTGTCTAGCTATTTAGACGTGTCTATCAAATCAACACCTGTTGTACTTATGCTGAGATTTTGTCTACACACAAGTTAATAACCAAGATAGCAAAGGAGAATTATTTATGAAACAAATTAAACCCGAAGGAAAACGACAGAACTTTCATGTTATTCCACATTTTCTAATCTACAATCCAGAGTTTGGAGAAAAAAGAATATTATTTCAAATGGCGTTAGCAAACAATATGATGTTAAAATGGAATCCAGAAAAACCACCGATTCTTTATAATACAAATTTACTCGTGCGCCAAATGAGCTTTTCACAGAATTACAACTCATCAGGCATCAATGAACAAGTTAAAAAATTTATGAAATTAATTGAAGACAAAGGCTATGTTAAAAAAGTTGCATCACCAATCAAGCAGCTTACATTATATAATGTTCCGAATGAAAACACTGAAGAAAATTTATTCCTACAAAAGAAACATTACGGTATAATTTATAACTTCGAGTTCTTATACTTGCTCCGATTACATAAGACGAATTCAATGCCATATAATACCAGAATATGGAATGTATTACTCGTGTTAGCATATCTAAGATACAATATTATCATGCGAGTTTCAGAAGATTTTAATTCGAAAAAAAATAGAAAGAAAAGACCAGAAACATATGTGAAAACATATGATGATATCGGAAAGGAACTTGGATTACATCGAACTACTATTGAAAAATGTGTTAAGGTTCTTGATGAGGCAGGGATTATCTATCATGAGCAATTATTCAAAACTCTTCCTGGCACTGATAGAGTTGTATATAGTCGAATTGCTTTTACAAATAAATATAAATATGACGGAACTCAAGAATATCGCTTGGATTCCAATTACGATTATAAAAAAGAAATCGAAGAAATTAAATTACAGTTAAAACCTTACGGAGAATTTGGGAAAGCAACTAATGCTTCTTCTGATTTAGAAAACCTTGATTAATCGCTTTGTTGGCAGCATTGTGAGTAATCAAGTAAACACAAATTAAAAATTAACTAAACAATAATATACATAACGAAAGGATCTAACAAATTTTCATGACAAAACAATTAAATACAGAACTCAAAGACTTATTGGCTACTTCTGATCGTATCTCATTTGAGAACATTACACAAGAACAGTTCGCAGTCAAACTTGCAGCACAGAGACTACGCACTACTCCTTCTTCAAAGAAAAGATTAAAAAGAAATGATGGTATTCGAGCAAGAGATAGTACAACAGATTCTGTAGTCTATAAGCCAACGCATGACCAGTATTATCGTATTTTCATCAACGATATTTTAAGCAATATTCGATCAGGTGGCACTGATTATTGTTTTAAATGGTATCAAGTAAAAGAATTGCTGCGGTTTCACAAGCACACGTTGATATGCAAAATGGTCAAAGAAAGCACGAGTGCCCGTGGCATTTATTTCAAGGTATCTCTTCCCAACGATTGGCGAAAGATTGAGAAGAATATTATACCAGAACAGTAAGCATGAATTACTGAAATACATAATAAACACAAATTAATAATTAAACTAAACAAATACATAAATAAGGAGACTTTTCAATGAAATCCAGAAAATTTAATAAAGAAAAATACACAGAACAGAAGGCAATGAAGAAAAAGAATCGTCCACAGCGCAGTTATACAAGCCTTGGGACAACCATTGAGATTCCGATCAATCACAGAAAGCATAAAATTTTAGCTACTGCCCGACATAATGATGAAAACGGCAAAGAGGATGAAACATTTACAGTGACACTTTCAATTGCCAAAGAGACAGGAGATTTCCCAATCTGGCATCAGTTTGAAGATGATTTACAAATCACGGCAAAGAGATATTCTCTTAGAACTGCTCTGATGGCTAAGGTAGTTGAGCTTGAAACAGCTGGCGATCTTGATATACATATTGAATCTGCTGATACTATCTACAAGCTTCTTGAATGTGCAGGCGATTACCTAAGCGGTAAATCAAATACAGTGGAGGTGCAGTAGAATGATAGTTTTATTTACGATTCTGATTGGTGGTGCCGTACTGTTTTGCGCAGGAATGTGTCGTTCTGCTGCTACCAGAGAAATGATTACGGAAGATATTTATTGCCAGATCAAAGCAGAAAGTTTACATAAAAACGCTTTCAGGAAACCAAGAACTGAAATGGAACAGATGACAGACATGATTTTTAAAGAAAGCGAGGATGATGAGTAGAATGGCATTAGATAAACAAATTCATGTACATTCTGTGGATACAGGGCATTTTTACACAGAAAAAGAAAAGGCTTTACATAAGCAAAATATGTACATTCGACAGGAACGTGCAGCAATACATAATCAATTAAAGGATTTAGAAAAACAAGCAAAAAGGCAAGGGTTTTCTGATCAGCAGATTAAAAATATCGAAGCAATTCATATGCGTAGACAAGATATTATTGACACCATATATGATAAAAACTTTAAAGAGCTAAGACAGTCTGATGATATACTTGATCAGATCCAATATTGGTCAACGCTTAAAAGTTATAAAACTTTCCCTGCGAAAGATGTCAAAGAAAAACTACTGCTAAGGCTCAAGCGGGCGGTTGATACAAATGTAAATCTTGCAAAGCATGAGCATGAAGATCGAGTAAAAATTCGATGTTTTTATGAAAAAGATTTGAATGATACAAATACTGTATCTCTGTTTGAGTCATTCTTAAGCAGGACAATTCAAGCAGAAACCGATATGTTATGCGAAGATTTAGTTATTGTCCAAGTATATTACTTCGATATTTTCAAAGATCTTTGTTTTCATGGTATGAACTACTGCGATAAAGATGGCGTAATTACAAAATATAGATACTTCACCTCTTCTGCTGGTCAGATTCGTACAAAAAAAGCTGTATTCATCAAGGAAGAAACATGGCAGAAATATGAGAAAACATTAATGTGTGGACTCACAATCGACAAAATTAATGATGAAAAACATCAAGGGAACAATGTTAACAAACACTTAGCCTACCTTGCATTGACTAATTCAGCGACTGATTTATGGGCAGATTTTGACATTGACAAATCAATCGTTGTAGATGATATGGAGACTATGGTTTCAGGACTTTTTGATTCTATTGATGATAAGACGTATGAAATTAAGAGGGTTTCTTCTTCTGTTCCAATTCCTCACATGGACGGATGCGGAATCGCAGACCCAAGTGTATTAAATGCAAATGCAATGGTGCGTATCCCTTGGATCAAAGGACTTCTTGGGAAATTTGCATTTATTGAGCTGATCAAAGAAAAAGGTTGGTCGCCAATTATTACAGATATTTACGGCAAAGAACATAATGTTATTGAAGAAGATATTAAAATCATTTTCACAAAAAGTCAGTTTAAGATGTGGAAATATTATGATTCATGGGAAGAATATAAACAATATTATCACGAATTTGGATGTACCGCAGGTTTGTGTAATGTTGAGGAAGAATACATAAAAAATGCTTCTATAAATTATCAGATGTTGCAGACGCTCACTGATATTACAGATACAGAAATTGAAACATTGAGTAAAAGATCAGTTAAAAAAATCTCTACACTTTGTGATTCTGTACAACATATGCAGAGAACTTTGGGAATCAATCCATATAATACTCACATGACACCTTTTCAGGAAGCTGTAAAAATCTATCCAAATTTATTAAATGATACATATGCGAAAGACACTATCAGAGAAATTAAGAATAGTATGCTGAAGAAATATCGCAGTGGAAAACTAGATGTTTATGGAAAATATACTTTCTTAATTCCAGATTTATATGCAGTTTGTGAATACTACTTTGGGCATATTGAAAATCCTAAAGGATTGCTTGATGATCATGAAGTGTACTGCAAGATGTTTCCTAAAAATGATAAGCTTGATTGTCTGAGAAGCCCTCATTTATATAAGGAACATGCAGTAAGATTTAACATTGCTTACGATGCATACGGAGAAAGAAAAGCCGAAATTTCAAAATGGTTTACTACAAATGCGTTGTATACGAGCGTGCATGATTTAATCTCACGAATTTTACAATTTGACAATGATGGAGACAAGGCATTGGTGGTCGCAGATAAAAATTTCGTTGATATTGCAGAAAGAAATATGAATAATGTTGTACCTTTGTATTATGAAATGAAAAAAGCAAAATCTGTTTTGATTACTCCAGAAAATATTTATAATGGATTGATTCATGCGTTTACTGGAGGTAATATCGGACCTTATAGCAATAACATTACAAAGATTTGGAACAGTGATATTTTTGTTAATGGGTCTGAGGAAGATAAACAAGAAGCCATCGACACCGTAAAACTTTTGTGTATGGAAAATAATTTCGTTATTGATTATGCAAAAACTTTATACAAGCCTGTTCGTCCTGAAAAGGTTGCTAAACAAATTGCAAAATTTACACAGAAGAAACTTCCTCACTTTTTTGTGTATGCAAAAGACAAGATGGAATCTCAGGTAGAAGAACGAAATCAGAGTTTTGTTAATAAGTTGTATGACATTGTTCCGAATGTGCAGATTAATACACGGAAACTTAAGATTGATGAAATTGAATACGATAAAATGATGTTCGATGTTAATACAAAAGTTGATAAAAATGTCATAGAAATCTATGATCGACTGAATAAACAGTACAGATATAAATTCAATATTGTTGATGAACGTGTGGCAAACGATTCATTTGTAAAGCAGACGATTTTAAAAGAATTTGAAAAGACTGGATACTCTGCAATTGAAATCACAGACATGTTGGTTAAACATCTGTACTCTAAAAACAAACGATACAAACAATTGTTGTGGTTTGTGTATGGAGAATACATTGTTGAAAATTTAAAACATCATGTTGTAATCAAACCAACAAAAAAAGTACAATGCGTTGATTGTGGAGAACTATTTGAAGTGTACGTTCGTAATGCCAAAAAGGTACGATGTGATTCTTGTCAGAAAGTTTTTAGAAAACAATTTCAGAAGGAATTAATGAAGAAAAGACGTCAAAATACAGAATGTTAGCTTTTGATATTAGGTTAAAAACAACCGTTTTTTTCGGCTAAATATTTTTAAAAAAATGACAAACATCCGAAAAAAACGGTTGGTGAAATGTGTGTATATGGAGAAGCATATATTATTCTTCATATGCACATCAATTTTTAAAATTTTAAGAAAGTAGATGATGATAATAACTAAACTTGATTTTTATAAAATGATTGCAAAAAGGGAAAATATTTCTCAGGAAATAATTAAAAAGATTTTTCGTTCTGCCGAAGATATTTTGTTCGATGAATTATCTTCCGTAAATGACTGTGAAATTAAAAAAATTCATATTATGGACGGACTAAGCGTAGAGTCTAAAATTGTGAATAAAAAAGAACGGAATCTGCCAAATGGAATTAAAGTCCAAAGTGAACCAACAGTTAAAATCACTCCGAAAATAACTCGCTGGTATAAAGATAAGATTAATCAGAACAGATAAACTCTCAAAGTACCAATTTGCACTTTGTGTAAATGCTCACGCTGTTTGCAGCTAAAGAAATTTCACACCGTGAGTTCCGAGGTCTATGTCATCAAAAACAAAAAATCAGAGATGGTATCCGAGACTTGCAACTGTTCTATTAATATAGTAGACCTCCAGAGGAAACTGAAAAGCAACCAAAGGAGAAATCATGAAAAAGAAAATTTCAATTATTACATTAGTTATGGCAATGCTACTAGCGGTTGGAGGATTCACTACTTCTACTGCTGTCTCTGCGAAAAATAAGAAAGTCAAATGTTTGGGAACATATAAGATTACTGCATACTGCGGTTGTCGGTCGTGTTCTGGCGGTTGGGGAAACCGAACTGCTTCAGGTCGCAGAGCAAAACAAGGCAGAACCATATCAGTTGATAGGAGAAAAATTAAATTAGGTACTAAAGTTAGAATCAACGGACACTGGTATATCGCTCAGGACGTTGGTGGCGGAGTAAGAGGAAAACATATTGATATGTACTTCTCTTCTCACTCACAGGTCAAGAGATTCGGCAAAAAGTATCGTAAAGTATATGTGATAAAGTAACAAAAAGCTAATTTTATCACACGTAAGAAATATCGCCTATAGGGCATCAATGAAGATATTTTGGTGAGTATGGGACGCCATACAAAACACAGAGGTATAAAGCTCGTATGTTTGGAGCTTGCGTATAGACATTTACCATAGAATTTACAGGAGTAATATAACTCTGATTTCAAATGTGTTGGACGCCTTTTAGTGCATACGCAAATTATTTGTCGGTAACTCATGTACACATCAAGTAGTGTACACCGACTAATGGATATTTTCTCGGATAAATACCGAGCCTCCATTTATTATTCTGGCAGGTGGCGAAATGTCATCTGTACATTATATTAAAGGAGAAAATAATTATGAATACAACAGCAATTACAACATTCAATAACGAAGAATTTGGTAATGTGAGAACTCTTACAATTGATGGAGATCTTTGGTTTGTTGGCAAGGATATTGCAGAATGTCTTGGATATTCTAAGGCACGAAATGCTATTTCTTCCCATGTTGATAACGAAGATAAAAAGGACGCCCCAATTCAGGGCACCCTTGGCGGAGCACAGACGATGAAGGTTGTTAACGAATCTGGCGTTTACTCTCTTATTTTTGGAAGTAAACTGGAATCCGCTAAAAAGTTCAAGAAATGGGTTACATCTGAAGTTTTACCGTCTCTTCGCAAGACTGGTACATATACAATAGTGGCGACTCAACCGAATACAACTTCTTCTATTATTGTTCAGCCAACAAGTGATATAGAGTTGCCAAAAGCAACAAATACTTGGTATCTAAAAAATAGAAAGCGTCTAAAAGAATTGTGTAATCTTATGAATATTGAGCGTAGAACTTTATATCATCTGATTCTGACAGAGATTGGAAATACGATTGACATTGAGCAATCAAAATCAATTTACACAAGAGATCACGGATTCCCACCAGAATTCATCATGGATGTTGTTGGTTATTTCACTAAAATGCAAGAAATTGCTGATGAATATCTTGACAGATTATTAGAAAAATATGAGTCTTTGAATTCAGATAATGATGAAGAAGATGAAAGTGTATAGTAATTTACCATATTATAAAACATTGCACCTTGCGTGCCCAACAAGAAATGAAGTGATCCGACTAAGATCGGTGGATTTAGGCTATTAGCTGATAAAAGAAAACACAAATCGTTGAAAGAGTGGTGCCGAAGTACAAGGTGGATCTCGTGTAGAAACTTGCGATACTCTAATCCAAGGTGTTTTGATCGCACAAAGAATGTGTGTCTTTTTATAGAGTGGTCTACAAAAATTACACAATTAAGTGTATGGCATATTCTGGAAATGTTATATTTCGCTTATTGTATGGATAAGTATGCCAAAAGTGAGGAGGAATCACTCACTAAAATTTGTGTTAGTTTTGTTGAAATTAATACAGATACAGAATGTACGGGTGGCAGAGCTGGTTTAATGCGCAGGATTGCTAATCCTGTATACGTACGAATATGCGTATCCTGGGGTCGTAGCCCAGTCCGTACGCTAAATCGCACCATCGTCTAAATGGTTTTAGGACACATCCCTTTCACGGATGCAATACGAGTTCGACTCTCGTTGGTGTGATGTTTGTCCTACAATGTTCTTCGGACTTGTGGGCTAATATCCCTGTTTATACTGCTAAGGAGACAGGCAAAACTGTAAATTTTGCGGCTTCGGTCACGAGTGGGTTCGATTCCCTCAACAGGGATGATTAGGTTAGTAACTATACGATAGATTAACCAAAAAATATGCGAACACCCTGATGGTTGGTGGATATTGGAATGTATACCTCTTCTGATATTCTGATGGAGTTCATCACTTCAGTTCGCCCTAGAAAAGCAATACTTACACACTGTTGCTTTTTAGAAATATGTATTGTCTCGCCAGTGTGTACGTATGAGAGGCAAATACATATTCGTTATTGACATGTAGCTCAATTGGACAGAGCACAACGCTACGGACGTTGGTGTTGCAGGTTCGATTCCTGTCGTGTCAGTTTTCCTATATACCTCAGTTGGCAGAGGGTCATCACAGCAAGGATAACATTAGATGAAAGTCGCTGGTTCGAATCCAGCTGTAGGAATTATATTCTCGTATAGCTCAACTGGTAGAGCGGATGGCTGTTAACCATCATGTCGGAGGTTCAAATCCTTCTACGAGAGTTTGTATTTTAAACATAAGCAACTCGGTTATAAAACTCAATGCCATGAGTCCGAGAGATATTCTAGGCACATATGTCGAATTGGAGAGATACATTGTACGGATACGTTCTTTGTGTCTCTTTTTATGTCGGAGTGATCTGATATGGACAAGAGAGAAACTCTCAAGCAAATGGATATTGTGCAGCATTTTGGTCTGGTTAACGCACAGAACTTTTCGCTACAATAATAGACGCTCCTGTGGAGAATAATCCACTTCAATGCGTACTCTGGCAGGTACGTAAAAGGTGGAAAAGCCAAATAATGTAGTTTGATGTGAATCTGTTCAAAAGACAGTGTATAAGAAAAGTCGCTGGTATGTCGCTCAAGTCAGTTAAGGGTAAGTTCAAATTTATAAAAACATTCTAAAACTTAATTCTGAACGGTGGGTTGACATTGCATGTATTGATCATGTCATAGAACTGGTTTTTTAGACTTAGGTAAGAAGTTAGAGGTCGCTCCTCGAAGCTCAGACTTATCTACTATGTTGCAGAATAAACTGTTCCACAAATGACTGTAAGGTGAAGACCTGCTTTAAAATTAAAATACATTTAAGGGGTATCGCCAAGTGGTAAGGCACAGCACTTTGACTGCTGTATTCACTGGTTCAAATCCAGTTATCCCTGTCGCAGAATGGAGAAGTTTGGTTATCTCGTCAGGTTCATGCCCTGAAGATCGGTGGTTCAAATCCACCTTCTGCTATTTTTCTAGGTTTCATTTTATTTTTCATATAGTATCCTTTATTGGTAGGGACATTTATGTCCTTACCAATATTGCACAGTGGAAAAGTTGGTAAATTCGCTCGTTCCATTTGGTTCTGGAGACGTAGGTTCAAATCCTACCTGTGCAATCAAAGAGCTGTTTGATTGGCAGTTCTTTTTCAACAAAGATTTTTTCTCATTGTTAGCATATAGTGGATGGATATTAATTCATCTACTACTCCTTTCTGGCTTGGTAGTTCATTGGTAGAACGCAATACTTTTAATATTGTGAAGCGGTTCAAATCCGTTCCAAGCCCTTTTCTATCCAGTATATATGTACGACGACTGCTATATGCAGCGTCAAGCATCACGCATCACTGGAAATATTTTAAGAATGGAGGGATCTTCTATAATTAAGATCACCAAAAATGAAGCTTTCTATCTTCGCTCAAAAGGATTCAAGGACAAATCTGATATTCATCAGACGTATTCTGGACATCCTACTTACTATGCAAGTGAGAAAAGAAGAGTAATGAAAGCTCTAAAGAACTATAGAGAAAGATAGGTGTTCTCTATGAAGAAAAAACAAAAGAATATCAGAGTATCATTTGTGGACGAACCTGCTGCTATGGATGTTACTGGTTCTATGGTTTATGTAAAAACAGATACTCACAACATTTTGATTGATGCTGGCTTACATCAGTCAAATAGTAAATACGATGATTTTCTTGTAAATAAGAGAAGATTCAAAGAATTTAAGCCAAAAGACATTGATTATATCTTTATTTCCCATCTCCATGCGGATCACGTATTTTTAAGCCCAAGACTATATAAAGAGGGATGTTCTGCAAAAATGATTGTTGCACAAGACAATTATCGAATTATGCATCGAATGGCTGAAGATTCTGCTTATATTATTGAAAGAGATATAGAATTAATTAACAATCAACATGGGAAGAATTATGACCCATTGTATACTATTGAAGATGTAGAACGTACAATGAATTATGTTTCTGAATATCCTGTGATGGAAAAGATTGTTATTGATGATAATTTATCATTTATGCTTATTCCAAACGGACATTTGCTTGGTAGTGTGCAAATTTTATTGTATCTCAAACAGAACAATGTTGAAAAGACTTTGTTGTTTACAGGAGATATTGGAAATTCTAAAGTACATAATTATTACGTTAATAAGTTTACTCCTGTTAATCATGCAGATTTAGTCATTGGAGAATCAACTTATGGAGATCGCCCAGATTTAAAAACTGGACAAAAAGAAAGAAATAATGATATCGAAAAGTTATTTTCTATTATCGCACAACAGGTATGCGAAATGCATGGACAGGTAATTATACCAACTTTCGCAAATCACAGACTCCAATTTCTTACAACAATGATTTATCAGGTCATGAAAGATTATGATTTTCCTTATAAAGTATACATTGATACACCGTTAGGGATTGATATTTTTAATGAATATCGCAAAATCTTATCGGGAGATGAACTAGAATTGTTTGATAAGGTCTTAAATTGGGATAACTTAGTGTTTGTGCGTGATGCAGAATCCAGTAAAGCACTGGTACATAGTAATGAACCATGTGTAATATTATCTACATCTGGGATGTGTAATAATGGTAGAATTAGACACCATTTGAAAAAAGCAGTTTCAAATCCTAACGCTACTGTTCTATTTGTAGGATTCAGTACGCCAGGAAGTTTAGCTGCATTACTTAAAGACAAAAATGTTAAATCTATCTCTATAGATAATAAACAATATACTTGTAGATGTGCAAGTTTCTCACTCAAATCTCTTAGTGGACATGCTCCATTCTGCCAACTTCTCGATTACTACTCTTCTATTAACACAAATCGAATTGTATTACATCATGGATCAGAAAAAGCAAAGTTAACATTAAAAGAGAAATTAACTTCTGAACTTGAAAAGAAATGCAAAAGTACACGAGTTATTATTGCAAATTCAAGTTTGAAAATTTCATTATAGAAAGGACTGTTGAATATAGAATTCGAACTTCCAATTAAAGATTTACTAAAACAATTTGGCGGTGGACTGCCAGATGTAGTAGATTATCAGTATTATGTAAATTTACAGCAGCGCAGAATTATTGTAAATGAAGCCATTTGCGATACCATCCTTGAAAGTGCTGTTCTCCCACTTATTGAGATGGATAATGATGGTTCTGGAGAACCTATTACAATTATTCTTGATTCACCTGGTGGCGATGTATATAGAGGATTTAATCTTGTTGATGTTATTGAAAAGATTAAAACTCCACTTACGATTCACATTATGAGTATGGCAGCCAGTATGGGACTACATATTGCTATGGAAGGGCATAATAATCCAAATGCAAAAACCGTATGTCATCCATTTAGTGTAGGTTTACTTCATAGTGGATCAGAATCTGTTAGCGGAACAGCTCATGCTGTAAGAGATTTATTTAATTTTTCACAGAAATACGAAGAGAAAATTAAACAGTATGTACTTTCACATTCTAATATTAATGAAGAAATGTACGAAAAAGTATATCGTCAGGAATTGTGGCTTGATGCAGGTGAAATGCTTCGCCTTGGAATTGTAGACGAAATCATTTAATTTTTATTTATAAAAATGCTTAAACTCCCTCTATTTACACTATACCACATTTTTAATCAAGTGTGTAGAGGTATTTCACAAATAATTAAAAAATTCACATTAGTTTAAAGGAGGATAAATATGGCTAAAGCTTTATCTTATAAAAAATCTACTACTGTCACAGTTAAGGCGGCAGGTTATGTAGACATCGAAAAAGGAGTTATTGAAACAGAAGAAGGAAATGTATCTTTCAAAGATTTATTAAAAGACTTTGATGGAAAATATGGTGAATTTCAGATGAAAGAAAAGACGGATGAAGATCTGGAATTAAACGTACCTTCTGATGAAGAATAGATTGGAGTGAAGATTTATCAGTATTAATTTTGAACAAGAATTAGCAAAAATCGGATTAACTCCAGAAACATATGAGGCTGTCTGTGCAGATATTGATTCAAAACTTGACGGTGTAGTTGATATCGACTGGCAGGAAATTAAAGAAAAATATCATGTACAATGTGCAAGCGATACAATTCGCAAGTCCTCTTCTACTCCATTTGGTGGTAGATTCAGAGATGCTTATTTTCGCAGCAAGCAAAAATCTGGTAACGATGAAAAATCTGAAGATCAGTTATTATATGAAAAAATTCGTAAGGAACGACAGAAATTACAGACAGTTAATTTAGAGAGAAATCGTATTTCTCGCCAAGAAAGTCGTTTTGAGCTGTTCAATGAATATGTGGCTGAAGCAATTCAGATGCTACCAAACCCAGACTTCAAACCTCTGAGAGTTGAAGATAAATCTAAAGGATATGTGCTTTCTATTGCAGATATTCATTATAATGCAGTATTTAAGAGTGTTAACAACGAATACTCTCCAGAAATTTGCATTGAAAGATTTCAAAAATTATTATCCAAGACCATTGTGCTGATACATAGGCTTGGCATTTCTAAACTCAAAGTCGTCACATTAGGTGATGACATTCAGGGTATCTTACGTCTTACTGACGTTAAGCTCAACGACTCTGCCGTTGTTAAGGCAGTTGTTGATATCTCAAAAATCATTTCACATTTCTTAAATGAATTATCTAAATATGTTGAAATTGAATATTATTGCGTAGGTCGAAGCAACCACAGCCAAACACGACCTATAGGAACAAGAGCTTCTGAATTATGTGCGGAAGACTTTGAATATATTATTGGAAATTATATCAATGAATGTTTGGCAAACAATGATCGTGTTGAAGTACATCTTGATCTGGAATCTGATTGTATTCACGTTCCTGTCGCTGGCTTTAATATTGTTGCAATGCATGGGCATACCTTAAGAGGAATTGATAGCGCCATTCAAAATATGGAGTCTATCTATAACGAAGATATTGATTTCTTGTTAGTTGGTCATTACCATGGAATGCTTGAAAAATCTCTCAGCGAAGGTATTACATGCGATAAGGAAATTTTAGTGTGCCCAAGTTTTGTAGGTAGCGATCCTTATGCAGACAGTATTTTTAAAGGGTCAAAGAGTGCTTGCAAACTATTTGAGTTCACAGAACATGATGGGCATACAGCATCGTTCAAGATGCAATTAAATTAACATTTCGGCAGTCTTTTTTAGGATCAATCTCTCAAAACAGGTCGGACAGACTGCCTATTATGAGCAGAGGATATTACTTCTTCTGCTCCATTTCTATAAATGATTTACGGGTACTCAAAAGTGGGTAGCCGTAGAAATATAAGAAATTATTAACAATTTACGATTTCTCTAAACTGAGAAATCGTGATAAAAACTATAAAATTACAAAGAATAAAGGAGAAATTATTATGTTAAAAGGAACAGAATTAGTAGAAATTATTGCAGAAGCAAACGGAATTACTAAGAAAGAAGCAAAAATCGAATTAGACCGTGTTATTGAAGGAATTGCAACAGCAATCGAAAAAGGTGGAGTTCGTGTTTCTGGATTAGGAACATTTGAAGTTGTTGAACGTGCAGCAAGAACATGTAGAAACCCACAGACAGGTGAAATGATGGAAGTACCTGCTAAGAAAGCTCCAAAATTTAAAGCGGCTAAATCTTTAAAAGATGCTGTAGCGGCACAGTAAGGAAGTGAGTTCTTGTATAAAGAAAAATATAACAAATATGAAGATCTACAAATCACTGATTTCGAAGACGAAATCGATCTTTTATTTACAGTCGACGATCAGTTGGAAGACGGTGATATGTGCGTAGATATTGTGGCGGATGATATGACTATCCGCCATTTATTATCACTGGCAATGACGGAGTTAGATTTTGCTCCAAGAAAAATTAGCATGGAAAAAGATCATGCATTATATTGCTTAGAAATGTTTGATGATGGAAGTCTAAGAGTATTTTTATATGATCAGTTTCATAATGACTCTTTACAAGGAACTTCTATTTATCTATATCAGAATGATATTACACAGAATGTTGTTGAATTTATGTTAAATTTCTATGATGATTCAAATATTATTCTGTATGGATATAATGATGAAGATGATGATTTTACTACTGGTGATGTCAGTGATTTAGATTCAAAACAAATTAAAACAGATTCAGTTATTGATACGCTTGTCGGGTTAGGTGTATTGATAGAATTGCTGGACTTATCAAATGACGATGGTAGCCACAGTGCTACTCTCTATTACTTAACAAGGTGGTGAGAACAATAGGTAAATGTGAAAAGAAAAAATGTTTAGCTTGCGATAAAGATATTTCTGTACGACAGTTTTATTCAAGTAATTCACCGTTACACGCAGACCACCTAGTACCTTGGTGTAAAAAATGTATATTCAAAAACGTATTAGATTCTGATGGCAGATTAGATAAAAACAAATGCAAATCTGTTTTACGCCAAATCGATAAACCATTTCATATCAAATATATCAATGCTGCAAGAGATGAATTATCAAGAAAAAATCAATCTTTAAATGGGGACGTTGATGATTACGGACAAAAAATTTTTCAGTTGTATATGAAAAATATTCAAAGTTTGCCACAGTTAAGAAAAGAAACATATGCTGATAGCGATACAGAAGATCGGACATACGCTGAAAAATTAGCAGAATCTAATACAAAATCAATTCAAAAAAAGAAAGAGAAACAAACTTCTAATACTTCTCAAAAAACCTTTTCTAAAATCTATAGCCAGAAATGGCGTGGGGAATACACGCAGGAAGATATAGATTATCTTGACAATTATTATCTTGGACTTGAAAGAGATTATAAAATCGTTACAGAAAATCATAGAGATTACGCAAAGAAAATTGCAAAAGCGTCGCTTCAGATGGACAAGACTTTTGATGATATGATGAACAACGTCGCAGGGGCAGACGCTAAGTATAAGGCTGCCAGAGAGGCATTTGACACACTGTCAAAGTCTGCCAAATTCAGCGAAAGTACCAGAAGTGTAAATGATGTTGGTGCAAGTAGCTTCTCAAAAGTTTGTGCTATGGTAGAAAGTCATAACTGGATTCCTGAATATCATCCGATGGAAAAAGATACTGTCGATGAATTAATTGACTATTTGAGTACAATTACAAAATCACTGTAAGAGGTAAATATCATGGATATTTTAGATATAGACTTCGATGAAGTGAACAAACGTATGGCTCAAAGAGCCAGTGAATTGGGAGTTCAAGATATAGATCCTTCAGAAGATACCATAGATTACGAAGCATGGACAAAATTCTTTTCTTATTATCGGTATTACATCGATGATTTTGCAACAGATATTTTAGGGATTGAACTCTTTCCTTTTCAAAGAGTTATATTGAGAGCAATGGCAAGAGGGCAAATGTCAGTATTGATTGCATGTCGTGGACTCGGTAAGTCATGGATCGTAGCCGTCTTCTATATTTGCATCTCGATATTATATCCAAATGTCAAATGTGGAATTGCTTCAGGAAGTAACCAACAGGCTAGAAACGTAATTATTCAGAAAATTAAGGGTGAGTTAATCAAGAATGGAACTATCGCAAAAGAGATAGTTATGCCAATTCATACTTCTCCTGATGATTGTTATGTTGAATTTAATGGTGGCGGTGAAATTCGTGCCATTACTGTTGCACAAGATCGTGGTGGAGAATCTGCTCGTTCCTGGCGTTTTAATTATTTATTGATTGATGAAGCTCGTCTGGTTAAAGATGATATCATTGAAACAATTTTGATTCCTATGACAAAAACCAAACGTCAAAATGCTTTAAAATGGCACAAAAATGAAAAGGGTAAAGTTATTTTTATCTCTTCTGCTTATCTGAAAACAAGCGGATTATACAAGAGATTTAAATATCATTTTGAGCAAATGTGCTCTGGGAACAAGAGGTATGTTGCAATTTGTTTCCCTTATCAAGTTGGTGTACAAGCTGGTCTTTTTGATATGGAAGACATTGAGCAAGAGTTATCTAAACCTTCTATGACAAAAGACAAATTCGCTTATGAATATGAGGGAATTTTCGTTGGTTCCAGCGGAGAAAGTTATTACCCATATGAACTTACAATGCCTTGTAGAAAACTTGAATATGGCGAATCAGATCAACCTCGAAAATCTCAATCTATCTATGTCATCACCCATGACGTAGCTGTATCTAATGAAAAGAATTCGGATAACGCATGTACTCATGTTATCAAACTGAAAATGAGACCAAATGGTACTTATACAAAATCTGTCGTGTATACAAAAGTCATGAATGGTATACCTTTGAATAAACAAAGAGATTTCTTAAGAGAACTCATTCATATACATTTCCCTAACACAAAGAAACTGGTTATAGATGATAACGGAGTTGGTGCAGGTTTACCAACAATGTTTTATGAAAGTTGGGAATATACAGATCCTAAAACGAAAAACACAGTAGAATATCCGCCATTGATAAAAGACGATGATGAAGATGGATTTCTACTTGATAACGCAGTTCCATTAATTCGTGGTGTTCATGCGTCAAATGAATTTCATAAAACATTCTATCCTTACATGAAATCATGCTTCGAGGATAGATCTCTTGAATTACTATCAACCTCTGAAGAAGTTGACTCTCTGTATAAGAACGGAGAGATTACTGCGGAACAATACGCACAGCATGTAGAGCATGACATCTTGCAGAGTGAATTAAGCAATATTAAGATGGATTATTCTGAACATGGAAATGTTCAATATGTTCGTATTGTCAAGGGGCAAAAGAGAGATAGAGCTACTTCTCTTTGTTATGGATTATCTGTTATTTATGAATGGGAAGAAGAAAATAGATACACATTATTTAACAATAATAAAAGTCATGGTTATGACTTACTTAATGAATATACATATGTTTAAAAATTACAGGAAGGAGGTGCTATGTGGCAACAAAAAATAAAACAGATGCACAAACACAATCATATGTTACAGAATTTATTCAGGCATATAATAGTCAAAGTGCAGCTGGACAATCATTCTTCTTGTCTCCTCAATTGCTGAATAGTACATTGAAGAATGTCAATATGAAAGGCGCAATTTTTCCAAGAGAAAAGATTGAAAGAATGGTTTTAGCACCTCATCAATTCGAACAAGAATTGCGACAGCTTTCATATTCATATTACAATTCGATTTCTATATACAGACATCTCATAGACTTTACGTCTTCTATATTAGATTTTGATTGGGAACCAATTCCTTACACATTGGACGGAAAACCAATCACGGCATCTGATTATCATTCAAAAAGATTTCAAAAAGATTATAAAGTTGTAACTAATTTTTTTAATCGCTTTAATGTTAAAAGAGAATTTAATAAAGTTATGTTCAATATTTCTAATTATGATACATACTATACATCACTTCGTGAATTCGATGATCATGCATATTTACAGGAACTGCCTGCTGAATATTGTATGATTGACGCAGATTCATATCTTGGATACCTCTTTTCTTTTAACTTATCTTATTTTGTTCAAAGCGGTGTCGATATTGATGGATATGCCCCATGCTTTAAAGCTATGTTTAATAATGCTTTACAATCATCTGAAAATACTTATGGGTCAAATTTAGCGAAACATAATGGACGATGGGTATATTATCAGCAAATGCATCCTGATGATGCTTGGGTATTTAAATACAATAACAATTTTGCAGGATCAGTTCCACCAGTATTAGACATGTTTTTAGATTATTCCAAATTAAGTAAGTTCAAAGATCTTGAGGAAGCCAAAAAAGAACTTGAGGCGTATAAGGTCATCTTTGCTTCTGTCCCACGCCTACAAAATGGAAAAATGGGAAACAAAGTGGATGATTTTGCGATCAGCGCTGAAGAACTCGGTAAGTTTATTGCAACTGTAAAAGAAAGTCTTGGTTCTAATCTTGGATCAAAATCTGCCGTAGATTTTAAAGCTGCACCATTGGAGAATTTTAAAATGTTCGACTTCTCCCCTTCTGCTTCAGAGAAAAACTTATTAGAAACAGAGATGAATAACATGGTTCGTGAATCTGGTATGGCAGATGCAATTCTACAAGGCGGTAACAACGTATCGTCTATCAATTTATATAAACAGACAATCTCTGCAAAAATGGAAAAATTATATCCTCAATTTGCATCATTCTGTGAATATCATATCAATAAAAACACAGATAAATATAAATTCAAAATTAAATTTGTTGGAACAATGTTTGACCGTGAAGATCGTAGAAAGGCAGCTAATGAAGATATGGAAAGAGGAATTATCACCCCTGCTATATTCTCTTCAAGAGGTATTCAAATTACCGATGCAGCTAATACGATGAATTTTATGCATGGACTTGGATTTCCTCAAAGCTTTACGCCTATTCAAACAGCATCTACGATGTCAAGCGAAGATAAGAAATCTTCTGGTCGAACAAAATTATCAGATGATCAAATCACCGATTCTGGAGAACAGACAAGAAATATCGGTGCAAATGAAGATAAAAAGGAGGCGTAACATGTTCATTCGTAATCCTTTATCAATAAAACAGAAAACAATTAAAGTTAAAGATAATGATGTTTATGAATTTTTATCAAGGCATGGTATTACACCTCTTGGAAAAGATGAAACTACCTGGTTCTATTCTGATAATGATCGTACTGCATCATTATTAAAACAATATAGAAAAGGTGGTGATATAGAAAATGAGTGATAAAAAACTTTTAAAGTTCGCAGTTGAAATGAAAGAAGACCCCGTAAAGGTAGAGAAATCTCAGTTCACAAAATTGCATTTACGCATTTATAGTGCCGACAAAATTAATGATCATAATTTCATCATGAGTATGGATGTGTTGAAAAAATATGCTGATACAATTGCTGGTAAGCCTCTTTTGGCTTATTACAACAAGAACGGTGATTATGGTAAAGGTGATTTTGGGGGACATGAACACAGTCCACTAGCACAGGAAATCGCAGTTGGGTTTATTCCTTTTAATCCAGAAATTTCTTATGAAATAGAAAATGCTACTACATATTTATGTGTCGATGGATACATTTGGAATACATATTACGAGCATATTGTCGATGTGTTCTATAAAGATGGTGGCATTAAAGGTGTTTCGGTTGAGATGTATGTTTTAGATTCTAAATTGCAAAAGAATAATGTTGAGGAAATATTACAATATTCTTTTACTGGAGTAACATTAATTGGCAAAACAGATGCTTATAATACAAAAATTAAGCCTGCTGTTGATGGGTGTCAAGCAAAAATTATACAATTCGCTGCTATTACATTAGATGATGTGATGCAGCCAGAATTTAATAAAGCAAAACAACTATTTGAAAAACAATTAGTTAAAAATGCAATTGAGGAGCCAGAATCTGATGGTTCTATTTTATTGCAAAAAAATAAATCAGAGAAGGAGGAAGAAATGGCAGAAACTTCAAAAGATCTCGAAAAAGAAATCAAAGATACAGAAGAAAAAGAAATTATTGAAAATTCTACAGAAGTTGTTGAAAGCAATATTGTTATTGAGAATTCCACAGAGGAAGTTCCTGAGACTGTTGAAAATGCAGAAAGCAATGGTCAAGCAGTTGAAGAAAATAGTAATGAAGTTGTTGAAAACTCTGACGATGTGGACAAGAACAGTGATCCAGATATTCAGGAAAATGACACAGAAGAAACTGAAAGCTCTTGTGATTACGATGAATTAAGCCAGAAATGTGCTGAATTTGCAACCGCTTTAAAAGAAAAAGAATCTGAAAATGAAGCATTGAGAATTGAAAACGCTTCTCTTCGTGAATTCAAACATAACAAAGAGATGGAAGATGTTACAAAAACAGTAAATCTTGTTCTTAACAGCGTATCTAGCACATTATCCGCAAAGCAATTAACTGAGTGGAAAGAAAAAGGATTACAGTGCAACGCTTCTACTGTTGATGGGTATGTAAATAGCTTAAAAGCATTTGCTTATGATATCCAGCAAGAAAAAGGCGTACAAGAAAAAGAATTATTAAGAAACTCAATCCCTACTCAGGCAGTTGAAACAGAGCCTGAGTCTGAAGACATTTGGGAAAGAATGAAAAACTATTAAACCTAAAAGGAGGACAAAAATGGCAACTAATATTCTTATTTTAAGATCAGCTGCATCTGGGGACAACGATGTAAAAACTGGTGTGACTACAACTGAAGTTGAAAATGGATATGCTGTTGCACTTGGCGAAGTTTCAACAGATAGAGAAACACGTAACGCATTCAAGGTAGCAGCTCCTACAGAAGGAAAAGATTTAATCGGATTAGTATACAACGCTGACGTACCATCTCTGACAGACGGAATGGGAAACGTATTTAAAGGAATTACATCTGATCCTAGAACAATTAAATTTGAGGCAGGGACGCCTTTCAATATTTATATGCCTTCAATCGGAGACGAAATCGCAATGACAGAAATCTCTGGAGAAGCAACTGGCGCTAAATATGTTATTTACAAAGCTGGCGACAGCAAGCCTACATATTCAACAGATGGTACTGATGGATTATTAACATTCAAGATCACAGGAAAGAAATACGTTTCTGTTGGTGCTGAAAGAGTCCCAACTGTAGAACTGATTGCAGTACCAAACGTAGCTTAATAATAAAAGGAGGGATTTAAGAAATGGCTTATAGAAAAATTGAATTTGCCACATCTGCTGGCAGAGATCTGATTCCAGCATTCAAAGAATATGTGAATCATTATAGAAAAGAAAACTTTGCAACATCTAAAATCTTTAGCAGAAATACATCACTGGCTGACAAGAGAAAATTAGTAGATAAAGTTGCTCATGCTGAAATTGCAAAATTCGCTAATGTGGATGAGTCCTTAGTTGGATCTACACAGTTAGTAACACATCCTGTATATAACTGGGCTTTCTTCGCAGTTGTAAACAAACTGGTTGATGCAGTTATTCCTGATGTTGTAGCAGAAGATTTTGCAGCTGTCGCAAATGTAACAACTGTTGGTAGAGGAAACTCTGCAACATTCAAATTAAAATCTAACGATTTATTTGAAGTATCCGTGAATGGAAACAGCCGTAGACATGTAAATGCTCAGAAACAGTTCACAGGTGAGAAAACTTTAACCCCTGTTAACCATACAATCACAACACAGGTTGATCTGTATAGAGTTATGATTGGAGAAGACTCTTTAGCTGAATATGCTATGAAAGTAATCTTATCTATCGAAGCTGAAATTTCTGTAGACATTGCTTACACAATGCAGAAATCTTTTGATACAAGAACAGCTAATTTCAAAGCAACAGGATTCTCTGGTGCAACATTCCAGAAATTAGCCGCAAGAGTATCTGCTGCTAACGGTGGCGCTCGTGCAATCGCTTTTGGTACATCTATTGGATTAGGTGAAATCTTACCAGAAGATCAGTATTTAAAGATGGGTCTCGGTGAAACATATAATACAATCGGATACTTACCAGTATTCAAAGGTATTCCATTAATGGCAATTAATCAGACTATCGATTACACATCTGCCGATTATGATTTTGCAATTGATGACAAATACATCTATGTTGTATCTCCTGGACTCCAGAAATTGGTACAGGTTGTATTTGACGATGAAGGATTATATATTTCTGATAGCGAATTTGCTAATGGAAATTTAACACAGAATGCTTCATTACATAAAGGATGGGCTACAGGACTGATCACAAATGCAAAACATGGAGTTGTTAAATTAAGTTAATATAACAAAATGGTTGAGAGGGTCAAAACAGATCCTCTCTTTTGAATAAAGGAGCGATTAAAAATGGCAGAGACTAAATCTACCAAAACAACAGCTAAAACATCTACGACTAGAAAATCAACTTCTAATTGTACCAAAGATGATTTGGTTAAAATGAATCAAGACTTGCAGGAATCAAACGCAAAGTTACAGAAACAGATACAAGAAATGATGGAAAATATGAAAATTTTAATGGCTGAAAAAACTGAGATTGAAAAGAAAAACGAAGAAATGCAAGAATCTCTTGATTCTGTTTCTGAATCAGAATATACAGACATCAATCCATTAAAGCCAATTAAAATTGTTTCGTTAACTGATGGTACAGTTGTACTCAAAACACAGCCAAGCGGTGGCAAAGAATTTACAATCGACAAGTTTGGAAGTGCTATTACTGTTACATATCAGGACTTACAGAATATTATTATCAACGACCGATCATTTATTGAGGACGGTGCAGTTTTCATTTGTGATAAAGATGTTGTTAATAATAACTATTTAGATGAATATTACAATAACTTCTTAACATTAGATACAATCAAAAATATTTTATCATTTGATATTGATCATGTTACAGACATGGTGGCTAATACTACAGAATCTATTCAGGAATCTATTATCTCTTTACTTGTTAAAAAAATTAATAACAATGAATATGTAGATATGAATAAAGTAAGTGCTATCGGTCGTGTTTGTAAGAAACAATGTGATATTTTAAGATTAGCAATGGATATGAGAAGTGTTAATGAATCTGCGAAGTAATTCGGAGGTGTAATATGGACAAAACACCTTATACAGATATTATTGAGTTGGTTTTGGCACTGATGAAGTCATATGAATTAGATTCAATTTATGATGACGCAATACAAAACTCAGAAGATAAGGACGATTCTTCTGGTGATAAAGCAATGATTTTATTTTTCTTACCTTATTTCAAATATGCGTCTGGAGAACTGCAAATTGCAGGGTCATCAATTGACACAACAAGAGATGATGAAAAGATGTCTTTCTCTACTCTTCTAACAGATGGAGAACAGTTAATGTTTGCAAAATATATTCTGATAGGGTATTTACAGAAAGAGACATTTGACATTCTACAAATGAAGCTTCATTTACAAGACGGGGACTTCAAGACATTCGCAGAAAAAAATAATCTGGAAGCCAAACTCAATGCATTAAATACGTTGAAAGACGAAATTAGTTGGAACGTCACAAGAAGCGGATATCACGCTAATGAAAAAGTCTGGGGGTAATTATGGAATATATAAAAACCCTTTCAGTACAAAAAATTGATGAATACATAGATGTTCTAACAAGCAAAATTTATTCAGTTCTGCCATTGTACGAAGAACATTGTAGTAATATTGAGCTGAATAAAAAGATTGGAAATCTTATAGCTTTAACAAATGGATTTCTAATTATGTTAAACAAAGATAGCAAAATTTCTATTGAAATTCTTTCATATCTTTATCATTTACAAACCGTTTCTACGCACAAAGAAGTTCGGTCTTGTGTTCTAACCTCTTGTGCTCTTTTGCAAAAAATGAAGGATGGTGATTGATATGCCATTGGCTTCATACAAATTATCAAGAAAATTTCAAAAGTCTAATCCAAGAGAAGAGATGAAACGTACAAAACGATTACAGGTAGAGTCGTTATATCATCTAGCAGTAGATAGGGAAGATAACGCTTTACTAAACGGTGAACCATTTGTGAAATCTCCTCGTGTGTTCGATGTAAGAACAACTGATGAGTCACATACGAAACTTACAATCGAAACTATTGAAAATGATGATCGTTTTGAAATCGGAGATTATGTTACGTTATCCGATGGAATTTATTTGTGCATACACTCTTTTATTTTTCATGACCTATATTGTCGTGGAATATTTCAGAAATGTAATATGAATATATATTGGCTCAATGAAGGTGGTAAATTATGTTCTCAGTGGTGTATTGATTTAAATACAACACAGTACAACAGTGGAGAACAATCTGGACAATATATGAGAGTTGGATCAACTCAACATATGCTCAAAATGCAGTGTAACGAAGAAACAGTCAAACTCGATTCTCCAAAAAGAATTTTCTTAGATAAAAATATGGATAACCCAACATGCTATAAAGTTAGCCAAAATGATAATACTCCATATAATTATGGATCAAAAGGATTGTGTTATATCACATTAGCACAGGCTGGTAAAAATACAGAAGCCGATAAGTGCATCACATTAGATAATGGTACAAAAGCATGGGTTGCTGATTATTTTGAACCAGATACAAAACCTGAAGAAAAACCTATTGATCCAACACCTACGGAACCAGATGTCCCAGACACTCCTGTTGTTGAGCAGACTTGTACTGCTACTATTAAATATCGTTACAAGAAAGTTTATATAGGTAAAAAATCTACATTTACTGCTTCTTTTAAAGATAACGATGGTAATACAGTAGACAAGAAACCTCAATGGAATATTGAATGTGATTTCAAAGACTCTATTAATATAGAAGAAACTGGTTCAAATTTGATTATTTTGATCTCTGATGCTAGGTTAATTGGACGAACTTTTACTTTGAAATTATCTGCAAAAGATAATACTTCTTCTACCGCTTCTACCGAAGTATCTGTAGAGAGTTTGATTTAGGAGGGATGGAATGAGGAAAACTGATGAGATGATGGATAATCCTCTTGTTCTATCTGGTCTTATCAAAGACGTTGTAGGCAATATTTTTCTGACAAATGAAGATTTAACAGATTTAGTAATGCCTGTCTTAGACAATGACGATTATTCATATGAAGATAATTGGTTTGGATGTCGAATCAAAAAAAACTTGAATGGACAGTTAAAAGACGTATCGCTCGTTGGTCATTGCAAGGATACACCTTATATGGAAGAAACAATTACAGATGCAAGATCAATGATTTTAATGGAAACATATGTAAATACCAGTTCATCTATTCTTGACTACACATTGGTAATCAATGTTGTTGCCAGAAAAGATGTAATTGATTTAGATGATGATGAAAAGTCAGAATGGCGTGAAAAAGGATACGCTGGCAATCGTTTAGATATGATTTGTCAAGCAATCAATCTTGCCTTAACTGACGAATCAATAAAAGACTCATTTGGTATCGGGGCTATGAGATTAGACACTCGTACAAGCCAGTTACAGTCTTTTAAGCCGAACACTAACTTTTATGGCAGGACAATGGTGTATCGGATTGATGATATAAATATGGAGTTGCTTTGTAAGTGAGTGACGTAAAACTTACTTATTCACAGCTACTGTCAAGCGAACCAATACCTGTTGGAATTGGGCATATTCAGCCACCTAAAATCAGTGATCGTAGGAGAATTGGCGAGGGATTATGGATGCAATATGCCAGCTATATGACATTGACAGTAGACAGCTACTACTCTGCTCTCCTGCCAGATAAATATGATGCTTTTTTAGCATTACCTTATGAAGAACGAACAGATGTTAAATTATTTGATTTAGTATCAGAAAACACAGATGTTATACGAATTTATGTGAGAGCATTTTGCTTTTATTTTGTTGAAGATGTTGTGTATAGATTAAGAGCGAAAAGATTTGAGATCTTAAGAACGCACGAGAACGAAGAAACTGGTGAAGTTGAATCACAAGTTGTTGGAGTTATTGATCGAGACATCTTTGATGATGTATTACATATTCTGATGCAAATTTCAAATATCAATAATGAACGCACAGTATCCGAAGAATTATCAAAGCAAAAAGATCCTGTTGTTATCCAAATGCAGCGTAGACGTGATAAGGCAAAAGCTAAACGTACTCGTGGGAAAAACTTAGATAAGCAAGATCCTAAATATGATATCGGTAATATTATCTCTGTTGTATGTGCGTACCACCCAAGTATTAATTTTACTAACGTAGGGCAGTTAACAATTCCTCAATTATATGATAATTTTCAAAGAATCTTAATTGATAGAAATTATCAAATCATGGCTCTTAATGCCAGCGTCTGGGGAACTGAAGGTAGTGACTTTAAAGAAGATTCATATTTGAAAAATCTCAAAGAGGAAAAATAAGACCTATTTTTATGGGTCTTTTTTTAATACTAAAATTTAAAAATTCTAATGAAAGGATGTGACAAAATGGCAGCTAGTAAGAAATATGCAAGCCGTGACTGCGGTGTATTTGAGTTAACTAACTTAGCTACAAGCAAAAAGGCTTTAAGAGTTGATTATGCTAATACAGTAACATTAAATATTACAGCAGATTCTGTAAAAGCTAAAAAGAGAGGTAGAGATGCTGTAACATTTGCTAACCCAATGGAAGGAACACTTGGATCAGAAATTCAGGTATATCCATTTGAGTTATTCTCTATCTTTGGTAACGGTACAATCACAGAAGGTGGAGATCGTGCAGAAATGAAGACGATCACTGCTACAGAAGCAGGAAAACTTACATTACCAGATCAGCCAAAAGACGGAACATTATTCGTTTACGGAAAAGGTGACGTTGGTGGAACACAGATTGAAGGAAGCGTAGCAGAAAAAGTATTTACAGCTACAACAGATAGCGAAATTGCTGTTGGTAAGAAATACGATGTATCTTATATTGTAAATGACTCTACACTTCAGTTAGTTAAGATTAACGATAATCAGGAATTAGCTGATTTCAGAGTTGACGCAGAAATCAACCAGAAATCTGAGCAGGGAGTTGTAACACCATTACATATCACTTGCTACAAAGCTACTCCTCAGAGAAATATCGAATTAGCTTTCGCAGCTGAGGGAGATCCTATTACACTGAAGATCACATTTGACCTGATGACAGATGCAGATGATGAATTTGTAGATATTTATCAGATCAAGTCTTTAGCTTAATTTAAGGACATTATTTATCACTACTGGTTAGTTTATACTAATCAGTAGTGTATTAACTTGGAATATTGAACATGAAAAAATATTGCAGTAATCATATTATAGTTTTACATTTTAGTTAGAAGATAGGGAAGAGAACAAAACTTTAATATGGTTCACAAATTGGATTATATGATTTTTTGTTTTCTTCCCTATTTTTTACGATTTTAAAAGAAAGGGTGTATTTATTGAATTCAGAAATTACAACGCCTGAGCAGTTGCAGGAAGCCTATAAAGATACAAAACTCATTCCTGTTACAAGTTTAGCACAGGTTAAGTTCTATGTGGAACATGGCGTACAACCACTTCTGGTCTATCCGTCTGAACGTGCAGATATTATGGCGTTCTGGTATCCAAAAAAAGATACATACAGACTATATGTTGATTATAGAAAATATATTAACGATAAATATCAGGTAGGTGAATAGGTTGGCAAAGAATGTTGGTAAGAGATTTGAAGAAAATTGGAAAGCCAGTATTCCTTCAGACGTATTCTACTATCGTTTAAAAGATCAGGCGCAATCTTTTGGTGGTTGTAGTAATTTAAGATTTTCAAGTAAGAATCCTTGCGATTGTTTCTTATTCTCTTCTCCTTATATGTACGCATTGGAATTGAAAAGTGTTGGTACTTCTTCTATTTCTTTTGAACGTACCAAAGAAGAAAAAGGCGTGATTCATTATCATCAGATTAAAGGTTTAAGAGAATTTGTTAGTTACAGAAATATGATCGCAGGGTTTTTATTTAATTTTAGAAAGAAAGATAACATGGAAACTACATATTTTCAACACATCAATGATTTTGACAGAATGATTGCTTCTATAGATAAAAAATCATTCAACGAAAAGGATTTAAAAAAATTCAATCCAATCATTGTTAATAGTCGAAAATTAAAAGTCAATTACAGATATCACGTATCTGAATTGCTTGAGAAGTTAAATAGAGAAATGGAGAGATAATTTTATGGGTAAAATCGCTTTTGAAACAAGACATTATGAAGATGGGTCTTTAAATAGATTTGAGGCAAATGATTTCGTTGAGGCGGTTGTCGCTTCTGCTTTCCCAGTAACTCAGGATGAAAACGGAATATCTAGTATGGACTATGATCCACTGAGTAAACTTATGGGAATCAAGATGAATATTATCAAATTTTATGGAAACGTGGATTTAGAAAACATTGGCATTGAGGAATTATACGCACTTGCCTCAGATATCGATGTTGATGAATTTGTCGATGAGAATGATATTAACAAAGTACAGTTTAAAGATATGTTAGCTGCAATTGATGAAAAATGTGGCTATATCAAACAGCAGTTAATTGCAAGTGCAATTGATATTAAACTTGACAGCAAAGATGTGAATTTCAAGGTCGAAGGTGTTGACGATTTAGTAGAATCTGTCGTGGCTTTAGCACCTGCTCTTGAATATATTAATGAAGTATTTGCCAAAGCTGATCCAGAAGTAACTCAGAAGATGATGCAGTATTTTGCAGATCATGGCTTTGACTTTACTGCCGAAGACATTACAAAAGCTGTTGTTGAATCTGATGATTTTCAGAAAAATAGAATTGATGCACTTGAAGCAATTAAACAGGGTGCCGCTGATGCAGTCAATAATAATGTAGTTTCTATTGACAGAAAGTAAGGTGATCTCATGGGGAACATGGGCGCAATGGCTGGGTTATGGAGACAAATCCAGAATGAAATGCGTGATGCTGTAAGTGAAGCTGAGAGTAAAACATTCTTAACAGCCAACCAAGAGCTTACTGCTTCTTATGCTGGTGGAAAACCAAAGGAATATGAGCGAACATATCAGATGAAAAACTCCGCAAGAACAACTGGCGTTGTTGGTGGCGGAGATTCTGTTAGTGCCACTGTGTATCTTGATCAGGGATACAATTATGATACTGGAACTTACTCTACTCCTCACGTCTTTTCAGAAGCAGAATCTGGGGGATCTGGTATCGTATTAACTTCTGGATTCTGGCAACGTACAGAGCAAAAAGCTCAACAATATGCTGAACAGGCATTTGCAAAAAGATTTAAACAATAATTTCTTTTCACATCAAATCTGATGTAAATTTCACAAAAATAAAACCAAGATTTTATATGCTTATCAACCACAATATATATGATTCATTTTTACGAATACTACTATATATTGTGGTTGTATTTATTTTACACATAGGAGGTTTTACCGTTGGCTAGATTTACGGTATATAACAAGATTACATCTCCAGAAAAACTAGCATTGGTCAATAAAGATAACAAAGATTTAGGCAATGAGTGGTTAGATTACCTTGCTTCTGTTGATCGTGCGCAGAGTACGATCAAAGGTTATCGCAATGACTTAGATATTTTCTGGTGTTGGAATCTGGAACATAATAAAAATAAGGACTTTGCTAAATTAACCAAACGTGACATTGCTAAATTTCAAAATCATGCAATTAACGTATGGGGGTGGAGTCCTAAACGAACAAGACGTGTTAAATCATGTCTTTCTTCTTTATCTGATTATATCGAAAATATGTTAGATGAGGAAGAGGAATTTGAAGGATTCAGAAAAATTGTAAACAAGATTGAGAATCCTGCAAATGAGGCAGTGCGTGAGAAAACGATTCTGCCAGATGAAAAAGTTGATGACTTATTAAAAACTCTTGTCGAACAAGAGAAATATGAAAAAGCGTGTGCTATCGCTATTGCTGCTTATTCTGGAATGAGAAAATCTGAAATCATTCAGATGAAGATGTCTTATTTTACTGAAGATGCTCTTGAATTTGATGGTGCTTTATATAAAACGCCAAAGATTCGTACCAAGGGTCGTGGTAAATTAGGCAAGCAGTTAAACAAATTTATCCTTGTTGATGTTAAAAAGTACATTGATTTATGGGATAAACAACGCAAAGAACTTGGAGTTGACATTGATGATATCTTTGTAACAAAAGATAAAAATGGTTGGCATCGTAGATCCAATCTTGATAAATGGACAGCTGAATTCTCAGAGATGTTAGACGTAGACTTCTACTACCATTGTATGAGACATTATACTTGTACTGCTTTCGCAAAGAAGAATATTCCGATTGATGTTATCAAAGAATTCTTTGGATGGTCTTCTACGGAATTGGTTGGTATTTACAACGATTCATCCGCAGAAGATGACTTCGGAAAATACTTTACAAAAGACGGTATCAAAGAAGGAAAACAAGGTTCTTTGTCTGATTTATAGCACTGGCGAGAACACTCGCCACTTTAGTGGTGAGATGAATCGCCATCCAAAATAAAAAATATACATGAGCCGAAACCTAAAAAATAAAGTGAGGTGAGGAACAGTGGAAAAGGCTTATAAATACAGAATTTATCCAAACAAGAAGCAAAAAGAAATAATCGCAAAGACTTTTGGTTGTTGTAGATTTGTATACAATACATATCTTGCAAAGAGGATTGAAACATACGAAAAAGATAAAACTACATTTACATATGTACAGTGTGCAAATGACATGAAGAATCTTAAAACCAAATTAGAATGGCTTAAAGAAGTTGACTCTACTGCCCTTCAATCCTCGCTTAAAGATTTGGATTCTGCTTATCGAAAGTTCTTCAAAGAACATACTGGATATCCAAAATTTAAGTCAAAGAAAACGCACAGATATTCATACAAATCAAAATGTACTAATGGAAATATTCGTTATTGTGGCAAACATATTAAGCTGCCTAAGCTTGGAATGGTAAAGACAAAAAATAAGTTAATACCACAAGGTAGAATACTTAATGCCACTATATCACAAGCACCTAGTGGCAAATATTATGTATCACTTTGTTGCACTGATGTAGATATTAAACCATTAAAAAAAACTGGAAATTCCGTTGGTATTGATTTAGGAATTAAAGAGTTTTGTATTACGTCGGATGGAGAAATGATTGAAAATCCTAAATATCTTAATAAATCTTTGAACAAACTTGCCAAATTACAAAGAGAGCTGTCTCGAAAATCAAAAGGTAGCTCTAATCGTAATAAAGCAAGAATTAAAGTCGCAAAACTCCAAGAACATATTGCAAATCAGAGAAAGGATTTTCTTCAAAAATTATCTACGGAAATCATCAGAAACAATGATGTAATTTGTTTAGAGGATTTGCAAGTATCAAACATGATTAAAAATCATAAACTTGCTAGATCTATTGCAGACGTATCATGGTCTGAATTTATTAGAGAATTAGAGTATAAAGCTAATTGGTATAATAAAAAAGTGGTTAAGATAGATAAATTCTTTGCAAGTTCTCAGACTTGTAATGTGTGCGGATATGTCAATAAAGAAACTAAAAATCTCAGTGTTAGAGAATGGGATTGTCCTTGCTGTAATACTCATCATGACAGAGATATAAATGCAGCAATTAACATTATGAATGAAGGATTAAGGTTACTAAAAGTAGCCTAGAAACTATAAACAAAACCGCAGGAATTGTGGGGTTAGCTTGGTAAATATTTTGACGTTAGTCGGAAGTTCCCAAGAATCATGTGGCTTTAGCCATGTGAGGTTCAAAGCACTGGAAAAATATACCTGTATACATACAACATATTACTATGATATACTCAAACTCGCAATGATCAATTACACAACAAAATCTATGATGTAACACCACTTATATAGTAGGAGATGATGTTATGATGATAGAGAATAGAAAAAATTACTATACACTTATTTGTGCTGAATGGAGTATGTATGGCGGAGGAATAGTTATACATACAGAGGTAAATGTTGGTTCAGTCATCGAAGCACATGAATATGTTTTATCACATCTTTATGACTTCCCTACTGGTACATGGGTACTGAAGCCATGTTTGACAGCAATTAGTTAAACAATAAGTAACAAGTAATTGATCGTTGCCTTAATCGGACGGTTGGTATAATGGAATTATACTGGTCTCCAAAACCAGAGATCGGGGTTCGATTCCCTGACCGTCTGCTAATTATATACTGAAACGTAAAGAGTCTATTTTTTAGGCTCTTTTTTGTTATGCACAAAATTATGAAAGAGGTGAGTAAATGGATTTTCAAGCTGTCATTAAAGCAATATTAGAAAACAAAGGCACTGTTGAAAAACAGCTTAACGATCTTATAAAAGACAGGGATGTTCATATTAATCCTACTGTCGGGACAAGCGGATCAACAAATACAACACTCAATAACCAAATTAAAAGACAGGCAAATGCTCAGGCAAAATCATATGTACAATATAAGAAATCTGCAATTCAAAAGCAGATGAAACATGCTTCTGGGACATTCTATACTAGCGGAGAAACATCTATTGATAAAGGGCTTGTTAAACGTCAAAAAGAACAAGCCGAGGAAATGGCATCTGTAATTACTGACATTGCAAAAAATGAAGGTATTTCAGATAAGGAAGCTAAAAAATATGCGAAAAATGTTTCCAAAATACAAGAAAAAGCGCAGGATCAAGCTCTCAAAGAGCAAGAGAAAAACAACGCTAAATTTCAAGCAAAGCAAAAAGCTTTAAACGAAAAAGCTGCCAAAATTGAATCCGACATTCAAGCCAAGAAATTTGCATCAAAATCAAGCAAATATCAAAAACAATTTTCTGAGTATGTTGATAACAACAGTAAAGAATACAATGAGTTTGGAATGAACGTCATTGATTACGATAAACAGCGAAAAGAACTAAACAGAATGTATGGCAACTTTCAGAAGAATCGAAGCGCTGAGAATCGTGATCTGTTAATTGAGGCACACGCCAAACTTGAACAATATGATAAAAACACCGCAAGTAGTTTATCTTTATTAAATGCTTCTCCTAATAAAGTTCTTCAGAGCGATGTTCAAAAACAAGTTGATAAACAACACAAAGAACAAGAAAAACAATATAGTAACTGGTTTAATCAAGCACTCAAAGAGCAAGAGAAAAAAGACTCTTATGTAGAAAATGTTTCTAGGAATCTTGGAAATAAATCGTATGATGCTAATTTAGCGGCGCAGCAGAATAAATTAAATAGTTATTACACAGGTACTCAAGAATATAAAAATGCAAGTAAATCTTTTAAGGAATATGAAAAGAATGTACAAGATTTACAAAAATTACATGCTCAGTATCAAGCAAAGCCTACTACCGCTAATCAGGGTGCAATCATTCAACAGAATGAGAAAGTAATTCAATCATATGAAAAACTAAATAATGAGATGAAAATTCTCAACTCAACTCAAACAAAAGCGCTGAATCCTGGAGAGGGTACGATTCAAGCAAATAAGATCAGAACTTATTTAGAGAATAATACAAAAGCTGCAAAGGATTATGGCGCTGCCTTAGAAGAGATTGCAAAGAAGTCTGAATCTGCAACAACCAAAGGTGAATTGCAAGGAGCAAATCAAGACTTTAAGAAAATACAGTCTGAAATTTCTGCAAAAGGACTTACTGGAAATTCAATGTTTTCAGAAGTTAAGCGTGGATTTAGTCAGATTTCTCAGTTTGTAGGAACATATGGTATCTTGCAATCTGGTATGAACAAAGCACAGGAAATGGTGCAAAACACATACGATGTAGATAGTGCCATGACTCAGCTTCAGATGGCTACTGGTGTATCAAATGACAAAGCCAAAGATTTGATGAAAACATATTCAAATATGGGGCATCAATTAAAGGCTACTGGTACAGATGTTGCTGCTTCTTCTACTGAGTGGATGAAACAGGGACAAAGTGTTGAAAAGTCTAATAAACTTGCTGAAAATTCTATTAAACTGAGCAAGGTTGGCGGACTATCATCTAAAGATGCTACAAAGTATTTAACTTCTGCGAGAAAAGGTTATGGTGTTACAAGTGCCGAAGATACCTTAAAAATCGTAGATAAATTAAGTTCTGTAGATATGGCTTCTGCTACTGATGTTGGTGGTTTGGCAGAAGGTATGTCAGAAGTTGCAAATACAGCAAAAATTGCTGGAATCTCAATGGATAAATTGCTTGGGTATTTAGCCACAATCGGTGAAGTAACTCAGGAAGGTATGGGTTCCGTTGGTACTGGATTAAATGCTGTTTTTGCACGTATGGGTAATATTAAATTATCAAGATTAAAAGATTACCAGAATAACGGAGAGGATCTTAGTAACGTGGAAACTGTTTTGCGTGGAGAAGGTATTAATCTGCGAGACAAAACAGATCAGTTCCGTAATTTTGGTGATGTTCTTGATGAAGTTGCTGGCAATTGGAATAATTATAGTGACGTGTCTCAACGTGCAATCGCACAGTCTTTCGCTGGCACACATCATATGAATGAGTTCATTACCCTTATGAGCAATTACGGTAAAGCTCAAGAATACGAGAAAGTATCCGAAAATTCTGCTGGATCTACGGACAAAAAGTACAAAGTTTATGAGAATAGTTTGGAAGGACGAACAGAAGATCTTAAAAACTCATTCCAATCTATCTCAACAACATTTGCTGATAAAAACCTTCTTGGTGGAGGAATTACTTTACTATCAAATGTTCTTAATGTAGTTAATAAATTAGTAAGTAGTTTTGGATTATTGCAAACTGCTGCCGCTGGCTTTGCTGGCATTAAACTTTTTAAAAACCTAGGTTGACCCTATCTCAAAATCATTAGGGTGACAGTGAGCCTACTATATATAAGGAAGAAACAGAAATGGTGTTTTGGACAAATATATAGGATACGGGGTTTTAAAATACACGTATCAGGAGTAATTGCTGGAACGAAAAAGGATATCAAAACTGAAACGGAATTGGCAACAATAGACGGAATAGTTTAAGAATTTGATATTCATATCGTATTATACGATTGTATCTAATCAGCGCACACATTCTTACCGTATAGGAAGATATCGGTAAACTACCGCATAAGAAACGTGCTTCGGGATAAGGCACAGTAGCTAAGATGTTTCAATAAGAATGGATGTTCAGAGACTACCGATCCTGACAGATAATGACGACCTTATGATCATTGTCTGGTAATGTATAGCCCAAAAGTGTAAATTAATGTCGATGTTTTACCTGCTATCATCGTTTGCGTACAGAGATATTTCATCTCTAAGCAGGGAATTCAAATTCAAATTTTATGTAAAAAACGACTATCAAAAAGTCCTTATTTTATAAGGTTTTTTGAAGATTGGCAATTTGGCGAATTGTGTCTTATTTTATACAAGGTTGCTAAAATCAAGTTTATTTCTATACTAACCAATGTAAGGAACTTATTTTGGTAATAAGAACGACTCATGACCGTTCTTTATTATATCGAGCAGTGGACAGGCAGAGTAATTAACTGCCGAGCGGAACTTCATTTTCTCCTCAACTTTCATACGCATCCACTGCTCTACTCTATTTAAACTGTTAATGTTAGAAAGTTGAGAGAACTGGAGAAAAAATATTATGATCAACACTAAAGATAATTTAGAAATTATGGAATTCGTAAACGATAACAATGGAATGTCTGTCAGAACAATTTTAAACCCAGACGGTAGTGTGTCAATGAATGCTGAAGATACAGCTGTTGGATTTGGATGGACTAGAATAAAATATGGAAAAGAGTATGTAAAATGGGATAGATTAAATTCTTACATTAAGGATATTGGATTTTCCCCACTTGTGGGGAAAGATGATTTTATCCCAGAAACACTATTTTATCTTTTGGGAATGAAAGCATCTAATGATAAAGCAAAAGAATTTCAAATGTGGCTTGCCAAAGATGTTATTCCATCCATCAGAAAACATGGGGCGTTCATTGCTGATTCTCCAAATGTAGATATCGATTATGTAAAGAATGAGATTAAATTTAGTACAAAATGTACCATTAAGACTTTTAGAAACGCAGATGTTTCAGAAATCAAATCATTGTATTCTGAATTCAAAAGTTATGTTGATGATGAATTCAAATATGAATCTGCTAAAAGAATATCTCGTTATAAGTCAGTCGAGAAAGGATTACAACAGTTACATGATCGTTTAGCATCCGAAGATATTTCTAATGTTGGAGATTGTTATAATATTAGAAAATTAAAAGAACAGGTTATTTTAGATCGTACTACTCTTGAAAAAAGAGTGAGCGGTGGACAAAAAGCATATATGTCAAAACGAATTGACGATCTTGAAAAGCAAATTGGTTGAATGTCGAATGCATTTGTGATATGATAAATATACATAAATTGAATATATAATCAAGAAGTTATTTGAGGTGGTAAAATTCGTTGCAACCACGCACCCTATGGGTTAAAAGAGATGTAGGAGAGGCGACGCCTACCAAATAACTTCTTTTTTATTACAGAAAAATAACCGCCTCACCTGGTAAGTAAGCGGTTATTTTAATAAACGTATAAATATCAGGCGAACCGTTATCAGTAACACCTTTTTCTATTATCATAATATCATTGGAATCTTGAAATGTCAATAACAAAAAAACAGTCTATCAGAAACCACTTACGGCAACTAATAGACTGCAAATCCTTTGGAAATGCAATGACGAACTTGGAAGATAACTCGTTGCATTTCTTGTAAACTTAACCGTATAACTTGACGATAAATAAGTTATATGGGATATTTTTATATTAATACAGAGATATTATTTTGTCAATAATTTGTTGCAATAAGCTGATTTATGGTAGCAATGGTTATTTCTACGATATTGAGAGGTATATATGGAATATAAGAAATTAGATAAAGAAATTTTAGAGCATAAGAATTGTAGGATCGCATCAAGCGTCGAAGCACTGAAAAATGTAATTTCGATGCAATGGTCTGATGAAGTGATCAATGGATTTAAAAAAGTTATAATTGGTAAATATAATCTGAAATAGTGTGTTTTATACCAAATTTATACAGTATTTTGTAAATTATTATTGTTGAAATTTGTCATAAATGTTACAATAATAAATGATTACAAAATAAGGCGGTATAAATAAAATGGATAAATATACTCTATACGTTGATGAAAGTGAAACATTTTCACAACTTGATAAATCGAGAAGATATTTTATTATGAGTGGTGTCATTATACAAGATAATGAATATGATGATATAGACAAAAAATTAAAACAAATTAAAGTCGATATGTGGAAGAACGACGAGGCAGAACAATATATATTGCATGAAAAAGATATTACTGCCGCTCAACGTAGAAATCCAGATATTCCAGAACATTATAAAATATTTAAATCAAAAAGAAATACTATTTCATTATATAACAAACTTTCTGTAATATTTAAGAAGTCAAATATTACTACATTAGGAGTCTGTTTGGATAAAAAACAATTAACTAATGATTATGGCGAAGATCATATAAATAATCAATTTACAATTGCTATTCAATTATTAATTGAGCATTATTGTATGTTTTTAATTGAGAATAACGCAATAGGGTCTATCTGTTATGAATCAATGCAACCGTGCCAGAATATAGCTATACAACAACGTATTTTTGAATTAAAAGCTTTAGGTACAATGTATTATTCTCCTAATACTATACAACAACATATTAAAGAAATAGTATTTATTCCGAAAGCGTCTAACTATACAGGATTACAATTAGCAGATTTTGTACCTAATACTTTAGGTAGATATGTCGCAAATTTTAGACCTAAAAACGTAAATTTCTCATCTAATGTTAGAAGAACATTATATAAAGCTAATTGTGACAAACGTAAGTTCGGTTTTAAACTATTATCATAAATTTTTTAAAAATTACTTGACATGTTATATATAAGTAGTTATAATAAAATCAATGGGATCGAGAATATGAAGGCGCTGGTGTACTCCAGTAGAAAGTCGTTTACAAAATAGCAATATTTTGTGTTAAAGTATTCAACCGAACCCATCAATAAGCGACCCTAATCTTAATGGTTAGGGTCTTTTATTATATAATTCTATTAATTATAATATTTTAATAGAACATGCGTTTTCAAACAGATAATCTATATAATTTTATAAAGACTATTAGAAAAATATTATTTAGATTTTAATAAGTAAATAAGAGAGGACTCTCAATCCTCCCTTCTTTAATATTCTCTTTTGTATTTTTACCTTACCATTTATAACCACAGTTATTACATTTATATGTTTTTCTAACATTTGAACTCAAGAAACCAACTGCAAGGAATCCCATTGCCTTTTTTCCTGCACTGATCTTCTCAATGTTGGTTGATCCACAGGTTGGACAGTGCGGGATGTTTTGGGCTGGTTCTTGTGAATTTGACGGCTCGACTTGTTCTGGATGCATTTCATCATATCTATTTGCTAAATCATCTAAAATCCTATCCATAATTAATTTTGGATACACATTGTCAAAGTCTTCTGGAAAGGATAATGGAATGTATTCATATTTGTTGATTTCTATAATTAAGTTATCGGCTTCACTTTTATTTAATTGCTGTATTTTGCGAATTGTTTTACATCCAGATAATGTCACGCCACCAAATTTATCGACCTGTTCTTTGATAGACGAGAAATCATATGGTATATAATGAATATAACAAGTTGTATTATTCGCTTCAAGTTTTAATCGCTGTTCAAAATATTCTTCGTTTGATAAAATTTCGTATGTTTCTGGTATACGGAAGTTTTTCATAATTTCTGCAATAAAATTAATTTTACTATAAATTGATATATCCAACTCTGATTGATCAAGTATATCAACAATTCGTTTCATAGCTTTGTCGTTTTCCCATTCTTGCATATAAGCAGCGACATCTGACAAATCTAGCTCAATTCCATTTATATTACATTTTGTATTCTTATTAACGTTATTTACATACTGTGTAGCAATATAGCCAGACAATGGAAATCCGCAATGAATACAAGTTTGAGCTTTATCAGAAACTTTTGCGCCACATTCAGGACATTTTATTAACGCCATACTATACTCTCCTTTGTTGCCTACCATTTATATTTGCATTTATTACATTGGTATGTTTTACCAATGTTTGAACTCAATATTCCTAGCATCATACTACCAATCACTCGTGAAGTTGCACTAATTCTTTTAATGTTGGTGCTTTGGCAATTAGGGCAATGTAATTGTTGAGATTTTCTTAATTCAATTCTTTGCTGAATTTCTTTTTCTTCTTTCTTCTTTTTATCATATTTTTTATAAAATTCAATCGGAATTGTACTAGGAATTGTATGATATTTTTTGCAATATTGTTTTATAGACCATCTATCTTTTTTCTTTGACGCCTTACACTCATTTTTAATTTTATGTTTGATAATATTGTCATAATCAAACCAAGTATCATCTTGTTCGTACTGTTGTAAAACAGTTTGCAGTTCGTTTTTTAAATTAATTTTGACCCCATAAACATTACAGAAACCATCAGTAGATTCTTCTGTTTTTTGCACAATCTTATTACCGCATAAAGGGCAAACTTGTCTGCTTAAATCTTCTGTTGTATATTTACATTTTTTACATTTATAAATCATGGCAGCAAATCCTTTCTTACATATTTTTAATTATATAACAATTATATATAAGAACGCAACTTATATTATAAATATCGCACACTTTTGTCATTTAAAAATTTAGGCGATGAACTTAAAAATATAAAAGAACTTAAGGATTTGTTTGCCAATGGTGAAACTTTAAAATCTGTTAAGAAGAATAGTCCAGAGCAATACAAAAAGCTACTTAGTTACGCTAATGGAAAGAATTTGGACGATTATTTAGAAACATTAAATGAATTTGGCTTATCAAATAAAGATAAAAAGAAGCTTGTACAACAAGCGAGAAAGAGTGGCAATTTAGATGTAAGTAAAAAAGATATTAAAAAAGCATTTAAACAAGGAGATCTCGCCAAAGTTTCTTCAGAGGCTCAAACTACCAAAGAAGTTCTTTCAGATCTTGGACAGGTCAACCTTGATAATGTAAATTCAAGTGCATCTAAACTTGGAGAAACATTTAGAACTGGTGTAACAAACGGTGTTGAAAAAGCAAAATCTGGCATTAAATCATTAGGATCAAGCATAAAATCCGTATTATCTGGTCTTGGTGCAACACTTAAATCCTATCTTCCTCTTCTAGCTGTGCTTGCTGCATTTGAAGGAATTAAAGCAATTCACTCCAATATACAGAGCCAGCGTAAAGATGAATTAAATGCAGGTCAGAAAAATCTTGATAAATACAATAAGAAAATTGATAAAAATAATAACAAGGTTAAGCAGGCTAAGAAATTACAGGAAGAATTCAATACTTTATCTTCTGGCGTTGACTCTAATACGAATGAAAATATCGGATTGTCAACAAGCCAATATGAAAGATATTTAGCAATCAAAAAAGAATTAGTGAATCTAAATGGCGATCTTGTTACTGGATATAATTCAGAGGGCGAAGCCTTAATCAATAACAATACTGCTATTCAAGATACGATTGACAAATATCAAAAATTAGCAGATCAAAGCAAGAAAGATATTGCCAGTAAAAAGAATGTAAGTATCCAGAATGATTCTATGGCATTAAAAGCACAGAAATCTTTATACGGAAGTACATTTACTGATGAAAGCCTTGGTGCAAACTTAAAGCGTTCTTTACCATATACTTTTAGATCTGCAAAAAATCTTGCCAAAGATGGACTTTCTATGAATGAAGCATCTGTCAGACAATCTCTGTATTCTAATGCAGATTTTCAAAAACAGGCTGCTAAAATTCTTGGCAAAGATAAAATTGATGTTAGCAAATTGACATCTAAACAAATTCAAGAGCTTGCAAATAATTCAGATACTTTTAATTCTGAAGGATTTATCGGAAAGAATGATACAAAGAATCTCAAGAAATTATTGGCAGCTTCAAAGACAAACTATGATCAACTACAGAAATATTCTGATAGTTTTAGAAAGAACACTTTATCCAATATCTCTCAAGCAGTTGACGGATATGATAAATTAGATAAGACAACAAAAACATTTGCGTCTAATTTTATTTCAAATATGGACATCGATCCATCTAAAATGTTAGACACGGATTATCTTGATAAACAAGAAAAGACTGTTGAGAATCTTACTAAAAAACTTACTCAGAACAAAGACGTACAAGACCAAATCAAAGACTTTCAGAAAACACAAGCTAATGGAAAAATGAATGCCAATAAATGGCAACAAAACGTAAATGATCAGTTTACTGCGTTGCAAAAATCTACTGGTATTGATAAAGATACATTGGCTTTAACTCTTGGCATTAAACTTGATGATAAAGATAACGTCTTATCCTCTACTGGCAAAGATATCGCAAAAATGCAGGAAACGCTAAATGATACATTTAAGAATCAAGATATCTCTAAGTTTACAGATTCTTTGAACTTAAATGACTTGTCAAATGCATTCGATATTGTTACGGATAAGACAAATATATTTACTGGTTCTGTAGATCAGTTAAAAGAACGTCTGAAAATGTTAAATAGTTCTGCCGCTTCTGCTTCTTATACTGTAGAGGGATATAAGGCAGCACTTGATACAGACGACGATGATTCTGCTTATAACACTCTTGTTTCTGGAATGAAACAAACCAAAGAAGAGTATGACCAAGGTAAAGTTGGTACGGATCAGTTCAAAACATTTGCTGGAATGATGTCTCCAACAGGTAAGACAGATGCTAAGAATTTTAAAGAGAATTATGATAATCTGAAGAAATATTTTACAGAAGATAATTCTGGTGTATACACTTTCTTTGATGATCTGAAGGCAAAAACAAATGATTCTGGTAAAGCTCTGGCTGACTTTGATAAGAAAACTCAGAAATGGAAAATCAATATTGACTCTACTGCTTCTGCTGCTAAAAAATTTGGTATGGGAGTAGAACCATTTGAAGCTTTACTTAACAATTTGAAAACATATGGATTTGATGTTAACTTCAGTTCTCTTACAAAACAGTATGAAGAAGCTCAGAGTAAACTTGATGGTTGGGCTGAAACATGGCAGAAAAATGGTGGAACCGCAGGGGATAAAGAAGGGCAACGTATTGAGGCTTGGCGACAACAAATCGATCAGGCAAAAGAAGCTGGCAAGGAAATTCCTGATACATGGACAAAGGTTATTGATTTTGAGGTCAATATTTCTTCTCTGCAATCACAAATTAAAGAAGCCAAAGATGAATACAAAGCCGCACAGTTAAATGGAGACACAGAAGCTCAACAGAAATCTATTGACAAGCAATTGACAGCTTCTGCAAATATTCAAGCTAAATTGACTGGTGGTGAAGATGTTGGTAAATCTGGATTGACCAAGGGTATTAAAATTCCTGTTGAGGTTGAAACTAAAGCCAATGGTATTCAGAATGAAATTCAGAACCTTGTACAACAATACCAGTCTTCTTCTGGACAAGACAAAATCAAACTAGGACTAAAAGTCGAAGCAAAACGTGAAGAGTTATTAAAAGAATTGCAGAAATATCTCGATCCTGAGACACTTAAAATTCTTGGTGATAATTCTGATGCTAAGAAGAAAGCAAAAGAAACTAAATCTGAAGTAGATAAAGTTCCAAAAGAAAAGAAGACTACATATACTGCCGATGCTTCTGGTGCTAAGAAAGGTGCAGAGGAAGCACAAAAAGCAGTGAACAGTGTTGAAGATGAGCATGTAACGCAAATTAAGACACAATATGGTATTGGTAAAAACGGTAAAGTTTCTCAGAAATCTACAAGCAATATGGTCAAGAACAATTACCTTGGTAATGCGATTGACCAAACAGGACAAGGTGCATATACAGCGCCTAAGCGATCAAGTACTTCAAGTGGTAAAAGTAACAAGCAAAGTAAGTCTGATACTACTTCAAGTAAATCAGATACTACTACTGTTACAGTAAATGCTAAGGGAAATGCTAAAAAGACAATTGACTCTATCAAGAAATCTTTATCTAGCATGAAATCCAAAAGTATTTCTATTAAAGTTAAGGGAAATGCAAAGAAAACCATCTCTTCCATTTCTAAATCTCTTAAGAAGTTAAAATCTAAGAGCATTTCTATTAAAGCAAAAGGCAATGCGTCTTCTGTTATTAAAAAGATCGTAAGTGCTTTAAAGAAACTGAAGAACAAAACGATTACCGTTAAGGTAAAAGACAATGCTTCACATAAAATCAGTAGCATTAAAGGAAAGTTGAATGCATTAGGTAAGATGCATCCGACTCCAAAAGTTACCATCAATACAAGTGGATTACATGATGTTGAAGCTGCAAAATCAGCGATCAATGGCTTACATGATAAATCTGTTAATGTATCTGTAAATTATAGCCAAAGTGGCAAACCTGCTAAAGGTGGTGGCGTTGCCCACGGTACTGCTGCTTTTGCTCATGGTACTATACCAAGAATTACAAATAGTAGACGTGCATTAGCGAGTGGAACATTAGGTGCTAAATTCTCTGGATTATCTTTAACAGGGGAAATTTCGCCAGAATTAGTTGTCAGGGGTAATAAATGGTTTACCACGGGAGATAACGGTGCGGAGTTCACTGATATACGCAGGGGTGACATAGTCTTTGATCATGTCCAGACAGCCCAACTTCTCTCAAAAGGATCTACAAATAGTCGTGCCACTATTAAAGGTGGTATGTCTGCATTTGCGCATGGTACTGCTTTTGCTTCTGGACATCGTGTTACTGGTAGTGGTGCGTTCCAAGGTGGCGCTGCAAGTGGATACGAAAAACATTCATCTGGTTCTTCTTCTACCAAAAAGCATACGGAATCTACTAAAAAGAATACGGAAGCAACGAAAAAGAATACGGATTCTAAGAAGAAAGACAGCAAAGCTACAGATAAGAGTACAAAGAAAAAGTCAAAATTTGCCATATTGCTTGACAATATGGGTAAACAATTTGACTTCATTGCAATCGCTATTGATCGAGCTGCTACTGCTACCGAAAATTTTGCTAATATGATCAATGATTACGTGAAACCAGAAGTTAAGCAAAGTGCGCTTTGGAATCAATATAAATCAACTGGAAAAGAAATTTCTGTAAATCAGCAAGCAGCAAGCAAATATAAATCTGAGGCAAGTTCTTTTGCAAGTAAGGCAATTAAGACAGTTCCTAAGACAAAGAACAGTTCTAAGAAAAAGAATCAGAAACGATTACGGACATACTTTGAACGTGTGCGTAACGGTAGTATGAATATCAATACTATCAAGAATGATAACATGCGTTCTGCTGTGGAGTCCTATCAGAATTTATGGGAGAATTACATTAAATGCAATTCTGCTGCCCAACAGTTAAAGAATACTCAGCGTGATTTATTCAATCAATGGTTGAATATGCCTACTGAAAAGGCGCAGAAAGCAATTGAAAACTTACAAAACTCCTATGATACATTATCTAATCGTTCTTCTGCTGCATCTACGGGAGAGTCTGGTGTTGCACGATTAGTTCAAACTTCAAACGATCAGTTATCCGAAGCACAATCTAATGTTTCTTCTGCAAAATCTACTCAGAGTCGTGCTTCTTCTGCTAATAAAACAGCACAAAAGAATGTTTCAAAAGCGACAAAGCGTCAGAAATCTAAGACGAAATCTGTTACAAAAGCAGTTAGTAAGTCTGGATTATCTAAGAAAAAGAAAGCATCTCTTAACAAGAGTATTAAAGCAGGTAAGACAATCTCTACTAAGGGACTCAAAGGGTCTGCGAAGAAAAAAGCTACTGCTTATAATAAAGCGGTTAAGAGTACAAAGTCTGCAAAATCTTCTGCTGCTAAGACAAGTGCAAATCTATCAAATGCTAACAGTGCATTATATGATGCACAGGTGTATCTGAAAAATGTGCAAGATTCTCAAGCAATTACGAGTAATTATGCAGGTCAACCTGCCTACACATATCAGAATGACGTGTTGGACAGTCAAGTCAAAAATAAGAAGAAACAGTACGAAAATAGTCAGACTGCTGTAAGAGAAGCTAGTAAGAATCAAGCTAAATATCAGAAAGAACGTGAAAATGCACAAGCTAATAAGAATAAGGCGGATAGTGCAGTTAAGACCAAGGGTAATAGTATTCTTAGTGGTAAGAAAGCTAAGAAGTTATCTAATTCCCAGAAAAACGCAATTAAGTCTGGAAAAGAGGTTTCTTTAAAAGGAATCAAAGATAAGACTTTATTAAAACAGCTTAAAGCATATAATGAACAAGTCAAAAAAGCAAAAGACGCTTCTAATAAATTGGCGCAAGCTAAACAAAAAGAGGCAGATGCTACAAATGCTTTGGCGACAGCAAACAAAAATGCAAATGATGCTGCTGCGGATTGGGCTGCTGAACAGACAAATGCTGCTGTGCAATCTCAGGCTAATATTAAAGCATATTATGATGCGAAAGCTAATATGGAAGCCACAAATAGTAGCAATGCTTCTTCTGCCGCAAAGTTGAAACAATCAAAAGGTCAAGACCTTGATGCTTCAGATTATCAGAATCAGATGGATGCTAATGAGAGACAAGCACAGATTATTGATGAAGAAGCTGCAAAAATGCAAGAGAACCTGAATAACAAATTGAACGATGGTTCTATTAAATATGGTTCTCAAGAATGGATGCAAATGCAAAACGAAATCAACGCTTGTAAAGGTAGCGCAGATGACTTAAGAACTTCTAACGAAGAACTTAAAAATAGTATGCGTGACGATATTTATTATCGTGGTTTTGAACGTGCTATTAAAGCGGCTCAGAATTTACAAAATTCACTTACAACAATATCTTCTCTGATCGATGAAGATGCGATGTTTGATGATGACGGAAATCTGACAGATTATGGTACTGCTGCCATTGCAACAAATATTGCTAATGTCAAATCTGAAAAAGAAGAATTGAATCAATTAATGCAAGAACGTGCCAAAATGGCTGAGCATCGTGATGAATATTCTGACACAGAATGGGCTGACGCAATTCAAAAGAGCGATCAAGATATTGCGGATGCAGTTAAGAGTATTAAGTCTGCCGAAGATAGTGTAACAACTATTCTGAAAAATAACGCAAAGCAGAAATTAGATGCGATTAACAAAACTATAGATGCTTATAAAGAAGCTATAAAAACTTCTCATGACTACTATACATATGACAAGCAATTAAAATCCTCTAACAAGGATATTCAGATACTAAAATCACAGATCAATGCACTTAATGGGGTGGCTGATGCAGCATCGAAGAGTAAGAAAGCACGTCTTGAAGCAGAACTCCAAGAGAAACAAGATGCACTTGATGATACAGTAAAAGATCATATTTATAATCTTCAGATTGACGGACTTGACAAGTTAAGCACACAGCTGAATGATGATTATGAGAAATACTGTAAAGAGTTATCTTCTTCTGTTGATAAGATTGAAGAGACGTTTACATCTTTATCTGGAACAATCAGTTCAGAGGGTGCAAAAATTGATAGTACGATTACTACCATCTTGGGACATTATGGTGTCAAACCAAGCGATCTTGGACTGACAGATAGCAAGGTCACAGGCTATGCACAAGGTGGATTAGTTAAATCTGTGCATAAGAACGGAGATGATGGTCTCGCTTCTCTCGCAGTAGGTGAGGAAGTTGCTACTGTCGATGTTGTTAATCTGGCAAACAAAGTAAGACAAGATAAGGTATTAAATGCCTTAGCAAATGGACATACACTGAACGGAATGACTATGGATGGAATTGGAACAACGGAAATTGCAATTAACTTTGGTGAAGCTATTGGAAATCTTAATATTCCTAACGGAGTATCTGATGAAGAATTACAAAGAATCATTAAAGAATCATATAAGTATACTTCTCGGCAAGTTGCTCGTGATGTTGCAAAAACACTTGGTCGCAAACGTCCAGTTTAAACCTTATATAATAAGGAAGAAACAGGTTGAGCAGTGCGTAGAAATACGCACTCCTGCCTGTTATTTTTTGTGCAAAAATTTATACAGAAAGGAGATACATATATGTTGTCATTTGAATATAATGGACAATCTACAAAAACAATCTTAGATACGCCACTGATGGTCGTGCAGTTTGATGTGACAAATGACATCACAGGATTTTCACGAGAGATTGTTAAAGGTGAAAAAACAATGTTACGTCAGGAGACAAATCATTATGGTGCAATGTATTCTGATGAGAGCACATATGAATTTTACCTCGTAAAAGAAAATGGACATGGATTTACAAATTCAGAGCAGAGAAAGATCAATAAGTGGCTGACTTCTCCTACTCTTGTAAAGCCATTAACAGGAATTGCAGATGATAAAGAAACTGTTATTTACAGGGGAATCTTTCAGAATATCGGATGGAAGATGATCACATGCAAACTTGGACAACTTGATGCGGTTCAATGCAGTTTCGTTTGTGACACCCCATTTATATGGAAACACTATGAGATTTCTGGCGAAGTTGCAACAAGTAATAAATTCTCAACAAACATCTTTGTAGATAGTGACGATACGGAGTATGAGATTTATCCAAAAGTAACAATTACTTCTCAAACAAGTCAAACGGTAACAATCGAAGTGCGTGATGAAAACTCTATGTCAGTGTTGTGTAGACCTACTTTACCAGTGTGTATTGATTGCAAGCATTGCATGGTGACAGACGGCACAGTAACGGGACTAACTAATTTTGAAGATATTGGATGGGCTGATGTTGGAAATATTTCATGGCTTAAACTTCATGATGGATACAATGTTGTAAGTATTACAGGTGCGTGTACTTATAAAATTGAGTTTGATGTGCCACAGAAACGGATCGGTGATCTGTTATGATTAAACACAATGCAAAAATTTATTTATGTCGTCCTGACAGAACTGTTATTTGTTCTTTAAATGGAGTACAGATTAAAAGCGTTGAATATGAACAGCAATTAAAAGATTTCAACCATCTTACATTTAATGTAGACAGATATATAGATGTTGATGGCGAATACATTGAATCTGCTGGCTATGAGAAATTAAAAGACCACATGACAATTTATCTTGAAGGACTTGACTATTTTCAGCTTCAAGAACCTTCTCTACAAAATGATAATGGTAGATATGAATACAAGGCATGTGAAGCATATTCTGATGAGAAAACCTTTGAAGATAAAGATATGAAAGGATTGTCTTTCAATAAAGGTACAACAGATTCTATGGAAATGTTGGCTACAAATAACGTAGATGATATGGGCTATGCAAAAGAATATATCACGTTTTGCAACGATAGAAACCATGAATTATCATTGATGCATTTAGTACTAGACAGAGTTCCAGGATGGAGTGTTGGTTATATTGATCCTGCAATAAAGAACGAAAAATATTCGTTTGAGGCAGATAATACCAATGCCTATGCGTTCCTTAACACGACTGTAGCGAATGTTGTAAAATGCGTATTTTATTTCGACACAATCAATAGAACGGTAAGTGCATATGCTAAAGAAAACATAGGAAAAGACACGAATATCTTCATTGGATGGCGTAACGCACTTAATATGCTCAAAATGTCTCCACAGACCGATACAATGTATAATGCCTTAACAATTCAAGGCGATGAAGAGTTGGATATTACGAGAGTCAATTATGGTCGAAGCCAGATTTATAATCTTGACTACTATTTGACTACTAATTACTTCCCCCAAGAAACAATTGATAAAGTCAAGGCATGGCAGAAATGGCAAACAGACAATCATGATACATATATTGAAAACGGAAAGAAATCAGCAGAATATCAAGCCAAGATAGATGAAATTTATTATCGTGTGCCAAATGATGGAATCCAGATTGCTCAATATAAGACAATGGATCAAGAAACTCTTGAGAAAACACTGAAAATGTATGAGCAGATGCTTACTACTATTCAAGTCAGTGTCGACATAAGAGACGATTATGAGAAAGATTCTAAAGGAAATTATGTAAAATGGGATAAGCCAGATGATATTCAAAATCGTGTTTACAAGCCTTGGACTACTTCTTCTGGCGAGGTTGATCACGAAAAATACCTTGCTCTGTTGAAAGAAACCAATAAAGGATATTATACATATCAAGAATTACGTGATTATATCATCCCAAATATCAAGGTCGCAATTCAAAACTTACATTTAGCCGATGATAAGAAGATTGACTATAATGATGAATTTGAATCAAACTGGGATTTATACGGAATTAAAGAGCTTGAAGGTAAACGTGATGAATACAAGAAACAGATTATGGACATTCTTGCTGCATATCAAAAAGAATGGAATCAGCTTACCGATGAAGAGATTAGTAAGGCTGGTGTAAAGGATGAAAAAACCTATAATGTATTCCATAAGAATTTCATTAAGTATAAAAATTGGCTTGGGGATGAAAATACAGAAGGTTCTCTGCTCTATAAATTAAAAGAATTAAACGCACAAGTCGATGAACTTGAAACTCAGAAGAAACCATATGACAATGTAATGACAGATATGAATACTCATTCTGAACTCAATGATCCGCAATTTGGATTGACAGATAAAGAATACACCGCTGTCATGAACATTGTTCGTATGGGAGATTATACAAACAATAATATCTTTACTACTTCTCTTGATGACGCAATCACATCTTACGAGCATTGCGAAGAATTATATCAAGATGGATTAAAACGTATCTCTGAAACTTCTCAACCACAATATCAGATTGAAACTTCTCTCGATAACATTCTTTCATTAAATGAATATGCAGACGTAAATGCAGATAATAAACAAGGTTGGCATAATCAGTTTACGGTCGGTAACTTTATTCGAGTTGGTGTGCGTGATGATTATGCAGTTAAGTTAAGATTATTGACAATTGCATACAATCCCTGCACAAAAAGTTCAGAAATTAGTGTGACGTATACTAACATGATCACGAGTCTAACAGGTAGGGATGATTTCTCTTATCTATTTGACGATACTGCTGCTTCGCAGAAAAATAGTATTTCTGTCGGAACAGGCGACTCTAAAGACTCTGTTGAATATATGACTAATATGCTTCAGCGAATGACAAATAGTTCTTTGTTTGGAAATGCAGTGAGCAACAGTGTGCAGAATGTATTGAGTGACCAAGGAACTATTAATAAATTGCTTGGAGATTACTTGGAATACAAGGTTATCAAGGTCGGGAATATCACTGGCGACAAAGCGGAATTTAATGAGTTGTTTAGCAAGTATATTAACTCAGAATACATTGCCGCTAATTCTGCCGATATTAAGAAGTTAAATACAGATGTTGCTAATATCAATTCTGCAATCATCGGTGCTTCTTCCACAGAAACAGGTATCGTATTCAACCTATCCTCAGCAAATGCAAAATTTGACTCCGCATGGATTATTAATGGTATTGCAGGCAAAATGACGATCGGTGACTTAGCCGCAGGCGATATTACAATCTCTGACACAATGCGAATCTTATCTGAGAACGGCAACTTCATTATGAACGGCTCTGCCATGCAATTCTTAGATACCGAAGGGAATGTTGGAATCCAAATTGGTTATGATACGAACAAGAATCCAAGCATTATCATCAAAGACAATAAAGGTGTAACAGTTATGACAAGTCAAGGTATCACTAAGGATGCGATTGCTGATGGATTGATTGTGAATAATATGCTTGGAGATAAGTCTGTTTCAAAAGATAAATTAAATTTTCCTATCGTTGAGGCGAACGAACAAGGCGGAGTTGATATTACACAGATTTATGATGGTAAAGGCGGTTTGTGGGGAGTTGAGTATACGAAAACTATGAGATCTATCAACAGTAGTTTAGACCAACTAACAGAAGACATTGCAAATCTTAACACTGCAATTGACTCTGTATCTCTTACAGGGCAACAAGTCTTTACCGAAACAGACACAGGTATTTCTCCTACTTCTATTACTCTAACAGCAACGGTCAATAATGGTGCAGAAATCAGCAAATGGTACGTTGATGGAACCGAAAGCACTTCTTATGTTTCTTCAAATAAATCACAAATTACAATCCCAAGTTCTTATATGACAAACAGAAAAACAGTGGTTGTCAAAGTGGAATGTACTGATACATCTAAATATGATGTTATGACTTTATATAAAGTTACAGATGGAGCTTCTGCTTACACTGTTGTCGCAAATAGTAGCAACGGAACTACTTTTGAGTACAACAATACTGTTTATACGGAAACGATTTGTACTTGCAAAGTTCTGAAAGGAAGTAAGGAAGTTACTGCCAAAAGCTACGTTTGGTACAAGCAATCAAGCGGATCAACAGAATGGAAACAAATTGGAACTGGTGCAAGGTTAACAGTTTCATTGAAAGATAAACAAAATCAAAAAATCAAATGCTCAGTGGAAATCTGAGTGTAACTTGAAACAATAACAACTAATTCTGGAGGTGAATAACGAATTGGTATTAGAAAGTAATACATTAGATCTTTTATTTGTAAAAGATGGAGAACAAGGTACAGATGGTAAAATGCTGTATACTTGGATTAAATATGCAAAAGATGATAAAGGTACCGATATGACTGATGATCCGCAGAGTGCAGTTTATATTGGTATTTCTTATAATAATGAAAGCAACATAGAATCTGATGATCCTACGCAGTATGCATGGACTAAAATTCAAGGTGCTGATGGTAAAAAAGGTGAAGACGCTTATACGATCGTATTAGAGAATGAGAATATTTCTTTTGCCACGGATGAAAATAGAAATCCATTATCAGAACAGGCTTATACTTCCAGAATTACTGTTATGAAGGGAGCTACACCTGTCACTGATTTTGGTATTGGAGATATTGCTAAAACACAAGGAATTGCTATCGCTAAAGGTGACGATGGAATTTCTATTAGTGTCGTAAATGGAAATGCTTTACCTGCCGATTCTGGAGAAATCACTGTGCCTATTTCTGTAGGTGGTACGGTGTTTAAGAAAGTGCTGACTTGGACTTGTGCCAAGAAAGGCGAACAAGGTGTTAAAGGCGACAAAGGTGACAGGGGTGAGCAAGGACTTAAAGGTATCCAAGGTGATAAAGGAGAACAAGGAATCCAAGGAGAAAAGGGTTCTGACGGACGCAACAATGCTACTGTTTACTTATATCAAAGAAGTGATTCTACGCCTAGTAAACCTACGAATGCATTAACTTATACGTTTGCTACATCTGCTATTAGTGGAACAATTGATAATGGTTGGAGTATAAATATTCCTACAGGAGCAAGTCCTTTATATGTGACAGTTGCATCTGTTTCTAGTAAAAGTGCTAGTGTTAGTATCGCTGCTTCCTCTTGGTCTGCACCTGTTGTACTTGCTTCGAATGGTAAGACTGGTAGTGATGGTAAGGCAGGGTTAAATGTTGCAACGATTTATTTATATCAAAGAAACACAAGCAAACCAAGTAAGCCTTCTGCAAGTGTAACTTATACATTTAGTACAGGTGTGGCAAGTGGGCTTAATAATGGGTGGAGTCAGAAGATTCCAGATGGCACTAATCCATTATATGTTACTTTAGCAACTGCATCTTCTAATACAGCAACAGATACCATTTTAAGCTCTGAATGGAGTGATGTTGTTGTGATGGCACAGAATGGTGAAGACGGTCAAGACGGTATCTCTCCAAAAGTATCTCTTTCAAAAACAGGAGATACAACAACAATCTCTATTGTAGATGCAACAGGTACTCATACCCAGACTGTCAAAGATGGAACAAACGGGACACCTGGCGCAGCTGGTAAAGATGGTAAAACAAGTTACTTCCATGTGAAATATAGCAATGATGGTGGAAAAACATTTACTGGTAATTCTGGAGAAGATACTGGAATTTACATGGGAAGTTACACTGATTATACTGAGGCTGATTCTACTGATGTTAAGAAATATAACTGGGTAAAAGTTAAAGGTGATAAAGGTGACACTGGGCAAAAGGGTCAAGATGGTACTTCCGTAAAAATCACATCTAAATCAGTTACATATCAAACGTCAACTTCTGGCACAACAGCACCTACAGGAACGTGGTCAACTACTGTTCCTACGGTTAATAATGGGCAATATCTCTGGACTAAAACTACAGTACAATACTCAGATGGTAATAAGACTGAAGCGTATTCTGTATCTTACAAAGGTACAAACGGTCAGAACGGTACTTCTATTACTGTAAGTAAGAATGAAGTTACTTATCAGGTAAGCACGAGTGGAACAACTACTCCTACAGGTACTTGGTCTACAACAATGCCAAGTTGCGACCAAGGGCAGTATTTATGGACTAAGACTTATGTTAAATATAGCGATGGCAAGGAAACTACTTCTTACAGTGTAAGTTATAAGGGGGTAGATGGCAATGATGGTGCGGATGGAGATAGTTTTGCTTGGAATTTATTAAGTCATTCTTCTATGGTTGGAGAAAAGATTGTTTGCGATTATATAGAACTATGCAATAGTGTAACAATGTGGAAATATACGGATGAAGGATATCATCTTGTGACACCTTCGTCAGGAAATGCCAATAATGGTATTGGAATTAAGTTTGATAATTATAAAGATTTGGGAATTGATGATGAAGAATCTATTACTTTTAGTTGTGATATCAAAGGTTCTAGCGGCAGTAATCCTAATATTGCAATCCATATAAGTGATGATTTATGGTATGGCAATGGCGTGGTAACAAAATATATTAAATTTACGCCTACCAATAATTGGCAAAGATTCTCTGTTTCTATAACAACGCCTTCTAATTTAACCAAAAGACACATCTGGTTAGCGATACATGGGAATTTACAATCTGATTTATATATCAAAAATCTCAAATTAGAAAAAGGTTCTACTCCTACTCCTTGGAGTCCATCTCAATCAGATATAGAAGGTGCTGACGCCAAATCAATCACTATCACTCCTTCTGCGCAAATCTTTAAATCAACTGATGGTGGAAACACATTTGCTCCTAACCAGATCACTATTACTCCTACCCTGCAAGGCGATATTACGTTTGGCAAATGGCAATACAGTATTGATGGTGGAGTTAGTTTTGCAGATGTCGTGAGTGGACAGAGTGGGTTAACGATCAGTAATAATGTACTAACTGTTAGCAAAGATAGCAGTTTATACAGTGACGCTGTTACTATGGTTACTTTCAGAGCCGTTGCTAGCGATAGTAGTTTTTATGATACTTGTAGCATTGCTAAGTTGTATGATGTTACGGATATTGAGATTGGTGGAGTTAACTTAATTAAGAACTCTAATTTTGCTGATGGTATTAATAAATGGGAAACTATCGGTATTACATGTACAATTGAAGCAGATTCTACATATGGACATCATATTAAATTTTCTTCCAGTATTGTTGGTGATAGTAATCATAGATTAATTGCTAGCGCAAGTGATAATTTCAACCACGTAAAGAACACCACATATACATTGTCTTTCTATGCCAAAACATCTGCTAACACGCAAGTACAAAGCAATGTTGCAGGTGGTGCTAATCCGTGTAATTATTCTCTTACAACGTCATGGCAAAGATATACTACAACATACAAAGCATCAGCCGCAGGATCGTTAACATTCTGGGCAGTTGAAGCCAACAAAGATATTTATTTAGCAAATATTAAGCTTGAAAGAGGCAATAAACCAACTGATTATACGGTATCTCCCGAAGATGTTCAAACAGCTATTTTATCTACAAAAAACAGTATCGAAAATGTAAGCAGCAAGGTAGATACCAACACAAAATCAATTCAGGACAAAGTTTCCAAGACTACTTATGAAAGAGAGTTAACACTTGTTAAAGGCGATTTATCCAAAGCAAATGATGGGTTAAATAAGTGGAGATATGAGATTTATCCTAAGAGTCTGTTTGCTAGTGAAGATCAAAGTAAAAGTACGATTGATATTTTTGTAAGGAATTTGAACTTAGTACCTAGTCAGACTGTGCTGTTAGATGATACTAATTTGAGTACAGGCATGAATTACGGAGATCAACATATTGCTTATGCATTAACTTTTGTGAAAATGAGTGCTAAGAAAGATGTTACAACAAAGATGTTTAATGATAATGGAGCTTCTTTGTATGTTAATGGGGGACTGATTTCTAGTCGTGGTGGTGACCTTGTTGGGACTGATGTTACATTCACTTTGATGCAAGGATGGAACTGTTTAGAAGTCGTGGTTAACGAACAAACCGCTGGTGAAGGATTCCGCTTCTCTACTACTCTTTCTAAGTTATCAGAATGCCAGATGATGAATTGTTACTATGGTACACCTGTTGCAAGACAAAGTAGAATTACAAATCAGCTGGTAGATGTTACTAAGAATTTGACTGGAGTTACATCAACTGTACAAGATGTTATGACTGCGGTTGGAAATTCTGGAAATATTACTGAATTTAAAAACAATTATAGTAAGTGGAAACAAAGTGTAGATGGGATTGAGAGCCGTGTTGGAAGTACATATGTTACTAATGAGAAGTTCGATGGATTGGAAATTGGTGGAAGGAATTTATTGCTGTATTCTCAAACTATCAGAGCACATAATAGTTATTATGGCTTTAGTTGGTTAACAGACGAAGTCGAAACATTTAACGGATACCCTGTATGGTCGGTTAAAAATCAATGGGGAAAGTTGGCGTGGTCGTTCAAATCACATGTTATTGATAGAGGATTAGTTAAAGTTGGAGATACACTGACATACTCCCTATACGCCAAAACAAATAACGCATCTGGAAAAAGCATTAATTGTTCGTACCGATTCAAAGGGAATGCAAATGCTTATTGGTTCAATGCTTCAGCTTTTAATGTTGGTACAAGTTGGGCAAGATATTCTGTCACGTTTACAGTTACAAAAGACATGCTGGCAACTGATACATATATGAACGCAATTGGATTCGAAGAAACAGCTTCTATGTCTGGAGACGATAAAGTATATTACGCATGCCCTAAACTTGAGCGTGGAACAAAAGCAACAGATTACACTGAAGCTCCTGAAGACGGTGAAATCAACGGACAAAACTTGGTAAGCAATCTCCCTTCTAATTGGGAGCAAGGAAGTTTCCAAGACAGCAAAACAAATGTAGGTTGTGATTACGATACAAACAAGTCTTTTATGACAACAAGAATACGTATTAAAGAACTGGTTCCTGTATCTGGGACAATTACAATCTCAAATGCCTATAGCAACCAATCTAAAAAGCCAATTCAACATTGGATCACTGCTTTTGATGTTAACAAAAAGTGGCTAGGGAGTAGTTATGTTAGCACTGCTTGGAGCGATTTCCCAAGAACTGTTGATATGAACGGTGCTAAATACATTGCTGTATTTGTAAAGTATAAAGACGACTCAGCCATTACTCCTTCCGACATTTCAAAAATCTGCCTAAAAATCGAACGTGGTACTTCTGCTACGCCATTTACCTTAGCACCCGAAGACGTCAATGGTAAAATTCAGAGTGTAGAAACAATTGCAACACAGACAGCAGATAAATTCAGTTGGTTAGTTAAGAGTGGTACAAGCTCTAGTAATTTTGAACTGACAGATAAAACTGCTACGTTGGTTGCTGATAAGATTAATATGGATGGGTTGGTAACTTTTAATGGGTTAGACAGTAGTGCAAGAGATAGAATCAATACAGTAACAAGCGGAAATCTAATTACTGTAACTCCTGCTAATCCTAAGAGTGATTATGGCGGAGGACAGACATATAATGTCATTGCTGATGATAAGGGTGGTAGATGTGTTCAATGGAACTCTAGCTGTGCATCTTTTTTGTTGTTAAATAGCTATACTCCTATTAATTTTACATCATCTGATCAATTATATTATGACATTCGTGTACCAAATTGGAGTAGTACGACTTTCGATACAAAATTAACTATTTGGTTCTATAATAAAAATAAAGCACTTATTACATCAGCTTCTAAAACTCTTACACTTAAGTCAACTATATGGAATCATTTCACAGGATATTTAACACTTCCATCTTCGTCAAACTGGGGTGATTTATATTATTACATTATTGGTTTGACTAACCCAAATAAACAGGCGATTGGATTTACGAATGATTCTTACATTGAAAAAGTAAACTCTTATGCAACTGCATATGCTAAGAATGCTGTTGACTGGGTAGGTCAAAATGGAACGAATACTAACAATATGTACAATATGGTTTCAAAATGGACTGACGGAGCAGTAAGCGATACGACACAGATTAACGGTGGATGGATTAAGACAAATACCATTACTGCTAATAAGATTGCTATCGGGGATTTTACTAATTACGCAGATATAAATGAATCAAATACTTACTGGTTTCGTGCAGAACAAACTAAGGAAGGAACATGGTTCTATCGAGACGGATCTGAGTTACAACGAGATAATGTAATTTCAGAACTCCATACATGCCGAGGTGGAGAAAAATTTTATGTAGAATATGACATCTCTAACACAATCAAGGAAGGAGATGAATACAAATATGCTGGACTTATGATTTTTGGTTATGATGGTAATGGAGGAATCGTTTCATACAACAGAAATGCAGGAGTAACCGCTACAGCGAACGGAGAAATTACACATATCACTACACAATTGACAATGCCTGATACTACGAGATCCTTTAGGGTATATCTACAAATAGAAGGACATGTTCCATTCACAGGTACTTTGAAGATCAGAAATATCTCTGTAAGAAAAGCTGTAACAGGAAATCTTATTGTAGACGGAGCTATCACAGCAGATAAAATTGCAACAGATGCTATTAAATCCCGTAACTACATATCTTCTGGCGGTACGCAAGGATCATTTTTGAATCTGAGTGATGGTAGCTTTAAGAGTCCTAATTTGAGTTGGGATTCAAATGGTAATTTGATTGCCAAGAATGCGAACCTGAGTGGTGAGATTACAGCTACGAATGGTAGTATTGCGGGATGGACTATAATTAGCAATAAGATGTATACGACAGGATCTGGTAAATATACAGGTATTGGTAAGTACGGAAGTGCTTATGCTTTCTGGGCGGGTGCAACAAGCAATGATAACGGAAATAGTGCCGTATTTAAGGTTGGTCACACTGGTAAATTAACTGCCACAGATGCAGATATTACGGGAACAATTACTGCTACGAATGGTAAGATTGGTCGCTATGATATTACGTCAACATATCTGATGACAAACAGCGGAAGTAATGCATCTGGTATTGGTGGAAATCAGGCTTTCTGGGCTGGTGCTGAAGATAGCAATTCTGCTCCTTTTAGAGTTGGGTATGATGGAGTTTTGTGGGCAGAAAATGCCGCCATAAGAGGAAGTATCGAAACTGGAAATTTAGGAGATGAAGGAGATACTGTCTCTATAATAAACGGACATATAGGAATACAAGGTACGTCAAATAATGTTGAAATTTATTCAACTGGATTTAAATTTGGTATTGATGGGGACTATTATTTAATGTCAGTTTCAGAAGGAGTCAAATGCTATCGAAATTTGTATGCAACAGATTTTGTAGCGGACGGTTGGCTTTATTGCTCAGAAGTGCATAGTTCTGGTGCAGTTGTCATTGGTGCTGATAGCGAATCTTTTTATTGGGCGCATGGGTACCAAATTGCACGTGGAACATCGTGGGGAGGTGTATGTGTCGGTGATGATAGTCAACAATTGCGACTTTATGGTTCGTCTATCTGGGCATCACACAGCATTTCTACTTCAGACGAAAATCTTAAAGAAAACTTTACTACTCTTGATCAATATGAAAATTTCTATATGAATCTAAATCCTATAGGGTTCAATTACATTGGAGATTATGATGGTAAGAAAACTCATTTTGGATTTGGTGCTCATAAAACAGAAGACGTCTTAGAATCCGAGGGTTATGATGCTGATAAATTTGCTGTAGTAACACATAGACCTCTTGTACAGGAAGATATTGAAAAGCGTTTTGGCAAAGATGTTGAGGTCGATATTGAAACGGAATATGGTGTTTCTTATACAGAATTTATTGCATTAAATACCCATATGATTCAAAAGACACGAAGAGAACTTACCAAAGTCAAACAAGAAAAAGCCGACCTAGAAGTTCGATTACAAGCAATCGAAGCAAAGCTTGGACTTTAAGAACGGATAAAAACAACTAAATAAAACATAAATTTGATCGTACATAGAGCAGTTTTCGGACTGCTCTTTTTGTATGCTCAAAAACAGAAAGAAAGGTGAAATACATATGGTATACACAGTTAAATTAGATAGCTCTGACGACAAAGTATTTAATCTTATGCAGTTTAATTCTATGACTTTTGATATGGAATGTAAACTTGTCGTTTGCACAGATGATCTAAAAACGGTTAAATCAGCATTTACAAACTTTAAAACATTAGATATCTACAGAGATGATGCGCAGATTGCAACCTATACATGTTTTAACAATTATAAAGAAATCTCTTTACAGCAAGGATTATATAACAACACAAATGGAGAATGGGAAGATGCGCTGATCGTATCTCTTACAAGAGCAAATATTGTAGAACAGGTACAACGACTTGATGAAAAAGTCAATCAGGTGGTTGATATTAATACCTTGACTCTTGACGAGTACAAGAACTATTTACAGGAGAAAAACAAAGCTGCTCTCGCTGAGTTCTTAGCAAGTCAGAGTGTAGAATTCAATGGTAAGCCTTATGGAGTATCTGAAGAAGATCAGAATGAAATGGCTCTGAACTTTATGCAATATCAAGCTCTTACTACTGCTGGTCAGCAAGTAACTCTTGAATGGCATAGTAAGAAGAGTGCGTGTGAAACATTCACTGCTGAGGAATTTGTGCAATTAACAGCAATGATCAAAGCATTTATCTATCCTTATTTCCAACAGATGAATGTAACCAAAGCGCAAATTTTCAGTTCTACTAGCAAAGAAGAATTGGACAAGATTGAAATTAAATATGAAGTAATTCCTGTGCAGTCAACAGAACCTACTACTCCTTCAGAGGGAAAAGATTCAACTACGACTGCTAAGACAGATGAAACAGGAAAAGATTCAGTTACGACTGAAGAATAATTAGTTTAACAGAGAAAAGGAGAAAATTAATATGGAAATGACAAATATGCAGGCAGATATGATCTTAGGACAGTTAAATACAATTTATGCATTCCTTATGAAAAACAGTGAATTAGTACCATGTACTTTAAGTGCTGGGCTTGCCAAGAATATTAGAAAGATTCAAGAAGAGCTGAAGGAATATTTTGAAGAAAAACGCAAACTCTTACAGAAATATGATATCACTACTGATGCCCAGATCAATAGCACAGAGAACGGACAGAAATTCTTAGCAGAGTTTAATCCTTTAAGCATGGAAAACTCAGGGGTTGAGTTCCATAAGATGAGAATGACTTTTAGCGAAGTTTGTGATGTTATTGAGAATTGTCAAGGAATTCTTGAGGGAGACATCATGATTTTACAGCTTATTTGTAAAGATGAAAGTGAGAACGAAGATCAAAAAGAAGGTGAATAAATGTTGCATGTAAAGAAATCATGTAAATATCTTATCTTATTCCTTATTGGAGCATTTGCTTATTGTGGAATTGAAATCATCTGGCGAGGATATACACATTGGACAATGGGAGTGTTAGGTGGTACTTGCTTTATTCTTATTGGACTGATCAATAACAGTCGCTTCTTCTACCATCTTATGCCCTTTCGTAAACAAATGATTCTCGGAGGATTGATTGTTACTGTAATGGAATTCATAGCAGGTTGTATTTTAAATTTATGGTTAGGTTTAGGCATTTGGGATTACTCTCAAATGCCTTTTAATCTGTGTGGGCAGATTTGCTTACCTTATACAATTTTATGGATTTTACTGAGTGCAGTGTGTATTGTTACAGATGATTGGTTGAGATATTTATTATTTGGAGAAGAAAAACCAGAATATGTTTGGTAAAGACTTAAAGGAGTGATTTTTATAAAATAATCGAGGTAATTACATGATAGAAAATTGGAATATTATAATTAATTTTTTATCTCAACATGGGGCTGCATTGACAGTGTTTGTCTTTGCGGTTCTTTTGTTTGCAGATAAAATTTTTGATGTCACTTCCAAATTAAACGAAAAGTTTGGGTTTGAAACACGAGCCTCATTAGAAAAGAAACATCAAAAAGAAGTGATTGAACAACAACGCTTAATGATCGATAAGCATACAGAAACTTTGGAGAAACTAACACAGATTTTGAGCAATCAGAATAAGGATATTCAAGTTATCAAAGACATGATGAGAGAGCAAGCCGCATTATTAACAGACCAAAAGGTAGGCATGGAACGACTATTTGCACATACAGCTGAACTGGCTAAAAAATTAGATGATGCGTGCGTAATAGACGTTGCTTTATCTGAAGGTGTTGCTGCAATGTTAAGAGACAGAATCAAACAAGCCCACAGGTATTACAAGCAAAAAGGTTGTATTTCCCCTACGGGGCTTGAAAACATCAATGCTATTTATAAGGTATACCATGACCAATTACATCAAAATGGCGTTGGAGAAAAAATGTACAAAGAAATTAAAGCATTGCCTATTAAGGATGAAGAGTCATTCTTGTAGGTCTTTTTTATTGCAAAGGAGGATTGCATTATGAACAAATTTAAAGAATTTTTGGCAAGTATTAATTGGAGTGAAGTTAAACCACATACTGTTGTGAGCCTGATTTTACAGGTGTTAGCTTGGATCAATATGGGATTAACTGCGGCAGGTAAACCAGTAATTGATGTACATGAAGATGTAATTAACCAAGTAGTTGGTATTGCTTTTGTAGTTGGAACATCTCTGTATGGAGATTGGAAAAATCATAGTTTTACATGGACAGCTCAGTTTGCAGATGAAATTGCTTACGCTCTGAGAGACGGTAGATTAACTCTTGAAGAGGCTGAGGAAATCAAGAATAAGATTGGTCAAAAAGACGTGATCGTAAAAGTTGATAAGGATTTATTTGAAAAAGAATTAGATGATGTTACTGAAGGTAAAGAATCTGACGACATTGTTGGATAATTTGCTAAGTGAGTAATTAGTAATTGAATAATTAGTTATTGAGCAGTTGCTGTTATGGTGACTGCTCTTTTTAGATAAAGGAAAGGAAGTTTGATATTTATGGCATTAAAATTCAAAACAAGAACGGCAAAGAGCGTGAGCTACGGAAGTAAACGTAGCACGAGTTCTATTAAGTTTATTGTAATCCATTTCACAGGTGGGGAGAAAGATAGTGCAAAGAATAACGCAGATTATTTTGCTACTGGTAACACTAGATCTGCTGGCGCACATTATTTTATTGATGATGAAGATATTGTATGGAAATCTGTTCCTGTTAACAGAATAGCATGGGCGGTTGGAGGTTTCTTCACTCAAGCAAATGGGGCAGGAAAATATTATAAAAACTGCACAAACGCAAACAGTCTGAGTATTGAAATGGCAGGTGTAGCTAATGGCGTTTCTAAAAAGACATATAATAATGCTGTTGCATTAACAAAAAAACTAATGAAAAAATATAATATCCCTGCTAGTCATGTTATTCGTCATTGGGACACAAATGGAAAACGGTGCCCAGAACCTTGGTGTGGAAAAAATAATAAACAGTGGGCTAAATTCAAAGCAGACATTTCTGGTTCTACAGTAGTAAAACCAAAAGCATCTTCTAAGTTTAAATCATACAAAGTAAAAGTAACTGCTTCTGCTCTTAATGTACGTAAGTCTCCATCTACAACGGCTGCTATTGTCAGAGACGCTTATAAGAAAGGCACAACAGTTACAATCAAAGCTGTTAAGAATGGTTGGGGCAAAACTAAAGATGGTTGGATTAAACTGTCTTATACAAAGAAATGCTAAGGGATATGAAAAGACACAAGAAACAGTTATGATTAATTTGGCAATTAGTCGGTATTTTCTTTATTAGTTTTCTTTGTCAGCGATAAAGAATTGTTACTCTCTGCTGCGGAGAGGGTAAATATGAGCAGAATAAACTAGGCTCTGCCTCTATTTTTTTATCAAAAAGTGTTGTATTTGTTTTGAATTTGTGTATAATGAAAGTAGGAATAGTAATATTCTCGATGAAAGAGCATCGTTAAAAGTTGTGCTGCAAGTGGAGCAGGGTAATTTTCCACAACGAAAAGATATTTTAACTGGATATCACGTCTTGCGACTAGGAGTAAAGTCGTAGTCCATGCAGGGGACTTAAGGATTTCTGCAACGAAAAGATATTTTAACTGGATATCACGGCTGACAACCAGCAGAAAACTCTAATAAAGAATTATCGAAGAGTGTGGCTTCTGTCCCACTCTTTTTTACGTATGAGGTAAATATGGCATCAAAAACACAAAAGAAAAATAAAATACGACAAGATATTATAGAGGCAGCGTCCATGTATGAACAATACCTAGCTGGCCAAGCATTTTTATATGTATATGGAAATGAATATTTTGAAGTGATGTTCCCAGTCAATAGATTTTTGCATCTTGCTGGCGTAGAAACTAGATTGTTTGCAAAAAAATTTTATAAAAATGCCAGAGAAAAAACATTAACTACACAACAGTTTTATTTCTCTCCAAGACATCCTTTTGAAGTCTCTAAAAAGAAACTATCATGTCTCAAAAGATTATATGAATTAACAAACACGAAGGTTCGTATTCTTAGGAATATGGAAACAGCCAGTGTTGTTTATAAAGTTGGCATATCGAACTTAGAGTTTACTTTGTGCTTAACAGAGAACAGAGATTCTAATGGAGAAAAAATTAATGAATACTTCTTGCCAATGTCGTTACGAGCAGGAAGAAATTCAACGAAAAATGGTGATGATTATGGAGAAGTTGACTTCATTTTTCAAAAAGACGCAAGCCTTGGAAAGTATACAACTCTTCTGGTAAAGAATGAAAACAAAGAGATTCCAGAATGTGTTCATCATTTGTTGCAAGGGAATTTATTACAATAAGAATAAAAAATTAAGGGTACATCAGATCAATTTCTGGTGTACCCTATTTTTTACGATTTTTCTACTCTACACATATCATCTATTTCATGCTCAGACAAGTATAAAGGCATTCCACATTTCTCATTGAAGAATGAAAGGACGTATTCTGTAGAATCAATTCTAGCCCCATATAGAGTTGTTTTTATAGGCGTCTGAGAGTCGATCTCTGTAAGTTGTACTGTGTCACCTATATGGAATAATCCGCACTCTGTGTTAAGTGTCTGAGTGCTTTCGTTGTATTCGTATATTCTCATTGTGTATCTCCTTATCTGTTCAAGTAACTCTGTGATCGTAATAAGTCTGCATATTCTCCGCAGATATACCATGTGCCAGATGATGGAATGTATTTTAGTATCTTTGTCTTAGTAGAAATGTTGAATCGTTCTAACACTTCTATTCTGCTTTTATAGTATTCTACTTCACGTTCTTGTCTTGCTGAGTTGGTTTCTTTTCTAGTACCCTGTAGGAGTAGTTCTCTGATGTGGAATTTTTGAAGCTTACCATAAGAATCTAACATAGACATCCAGATGTCAGGAGGTGTGTCTCCTGAGATGTTTACTCTCTTAGTAGCTTTTGGAATGTTTGTTGTATTGTACATTTTATTTCACCTCTCGAATATTATAACACGAACATGTGTTTGGTGTAAAGAGAGTTTTGATTTATGAGTATGCGAAAATATTCTTTTGATTGTGTTGTAAGAATACTTTAGTATAACCATAAATTTGTACTATAATTCAGATTCTTTTCCAAAATTATAAAGTTGACTCCTTTAAAAATTTTTGACTCCTTTTTTGACTCCTTTTTGGCATTAAGAAACATTAACATATATGAAGTTATATGAATTTGTACGTTAAATAAAACTGCTTGGAGGGAAGTCATACTTCCCATATTTCCTAGCAATTTCAAGCTTTTACTGCATTTTTTGACTCCTTTAAGGTTATATTCCAG